GTGAAGCAATTTAAGGATCCTCTTTATGGATACATTGACATTGATGAAATATTTCTTCCTTTGATTGATACTGCGGAATTTCAGAGATTGAGAAATATTAGGCAGACTGGATACCAGGCGTTATATCCGTCTGCGTTGCATAATAGGTTTGTCCACTCAATTGGCGTTTTTCATCTGGGAATAAAAGCATTTACTTGTTTTAAAGAAAATGTTGAGAAGGCGAAGTTCCCGGAGTACGCGCATGTTAACTGGAATAAGATGGAACGGTCTTTTCTTCTTGCGTGTTTGCTTCACGATGTTGGCCACTCTCCTTTCTCTCATACAGGAGAGGGATATTACAGTAAAAGTACAAATTTTGTTAGCGAATTTGAAAAAACTCTTCCTAACAGTATCAGTCTCCATTCAGATATTAAAAAGAGTGGGACTGGGAAGCCACATGAGGCAATGAGTGCATTAGTCGGTTTGGACATGATAAGGGAAGAGAGTATTTCTGATGTTGACGAAGAACTGTTTGTGCGTTCCATAATTGGAGTTGCTTATAAGGATCAAAATAACGACAGACTGATAGAGAATACTATTATTGGGATGCTGAATGGATCCTTGATTGATGTTGATAAGCTTGATTATTTGCTGCGTGATGCATATGTAACAGGCTTTAATACTATGGCACTGGATGTAGATCGCTTGTTTGCGGGATATACAATTGTGAAGTATACCGATGCATCGTCTAATTCGAGAAATGTTGCGGCCTATAAAAAGGGTTCTTTGAGTGTCATCGAAAATGTTACATTTGCCAACGATTTGGAGCGGCATTGGATTCAGAACAATCCGACAATCTGGTATGATGTAAAGTTGGTTCAAAATGCCATTGAAATGTATAATAAGTGTATGGTGGACCAATATAGCGCACAATTAGGAGCAGAGCGCAGTATTTTTACGAGAACAGCATTATCCCCAGAGGGATATAAAGAAAAGGGTATTCCTTTGAGATTGCTGTGTGATGATGATATCATTTGTTTCTTAAAGAATAATCCAGACAGCCGGGAAATTGGAGAACAATTTTTTGATCGTTCTTCGAGGCTTAAACCCCTTTGGAAAAGTGAGACTGAATTCCGCCATTTGGAAAGCGAACTGATTGGCAAAGGGGTTCGGCGTTCATTTAAGAATGAATTAAAAGCCATAAAGGATAATGTCTTCTTTATAAATCAGGAAACGCTGGAGGCAGCGGAGAAGGAAAAAGAGGTGCAGGAAGAAGCTTGCAGATCTGAAAATCCTCAAATTAAAGAAGTGGCTCAGAGTGCTTTAAGTGCCCAAAATCGAGTTCTGAAAATTTTTCATCTGTTTGAGCAATTCAAGGCTGAGGAAAACTTGGATTTTGAGTTTGCGTTTATCTATATGGATAACCATTATGAGAGCAATTATGTGAAACTGGAAAATGCTGATATTTACATTAGCTTTGCACCTAATCGGGTTATCCCCCTTAGAACAGCACTAACGATCAAGGGTGTAAAGCCTGAGGATGACGAAAAGAATGGATATTATTTCTTCTATACATCCAAAAAGAATATAAAACAACTGGAAGCAAAAGGTAAAAATCCGGCAGAAGAAATCATGATGTACATTTCGAAGCACTGGAATGTGGTATAATCAAGCTTGATAATGGCACCTCTTCTTGAGTACATGGTACTTAGAAGGGGTGCCATTTATGGTTCTGTAATGAAAAATGCGGGTACCGTCAAGAGTTATGCGCAAATGAGAGATTCAATTTTTATAAGTTCAGGGATGTCGTTCATGTTGTGGAATTATGCGGATAAGGGCATCCAAAGAATCGTATCCAAAGTATAATGCTTGCAATTCATCTTCGCCGTGTGTTTGATAGTACAGTACAATATACCGTGTGTCGAGGATTTTTGGTAATATAAGTGCAGGAGTGGTCTTCACTTCTCCAAAGCTGATACCATTAACGGAGATTCCACTGTAAGAAGTGTTTTCGTGGACTGCTGTTCTTTGAGAGCGAATAATGTCGCCTTTTGCTTTGTAATAATGGATGGCATCCAGAGGAATGGAGATATGTTTAATTTGATCTTGTGCCATTTCCAAAGTAGCATATAAATCTGGAGAAAGTTTGGCCTTTGATACACATGAGTCAAAAGTTTCAAGAATATAGAGAGTGCTACTGTTGACCCAGCAAGAGCAGGTCACAGGCCATGCGCACCATTGTTCCGGAAGCTGTTGCTGAAGAAACTGTAATTCTTTTTCGCTGGTTACGTTCAATATATCCACCGTTAAGAAATGATCTGGCTGTTGAAAATTCTGGCAAAGAGTTTGATAGGCTTGTGCCAAGATTGGCTCAATTGTTTTTACGTACTGCAATTCTCGTTGAGTATTAAAAGTATCAATTTCTTTTCTATACGACTCTAATTTGCTTTGAGAGCGTTTTATGGAAGTTCCGCTTACAAAAATTAAAAGCAGAGAACCAGCAATTACGAAGGCAAAAACAAGTAACAGAGTTACAACAGCGTCCATATCCGAGATCCTCCAATCAATAGAAGCTTACAAAATCATTGTTAGAGTTATTTTAACATTGGAACACCGAAAACTCAACTATATTATATATAAAATATTTCTTTGAGAAAACATGGACTGTGTACACTATAAGCAAGGAGGAGTATGGCTTATGGTTGATTTTTCTCAAAGACTAAAACAGTTAAGAAACGATAAGCATCTCACGCAAGCTCAAGTGGCAGAACGTGTGGGTGTCACTGCGTCTATGGTGTCGAGCTATGAGACTGATATTCGCCTACCTTCCTTTGAAGTGATGGTGCGCATTGCAGACCTGTTTGGAGTGACTGTAGACTATTTGTTGTGCCGGGAGGATAAGCGTTTTTTGGATATTTCGGAACTTACCGATGAGGAAGCTTCTGTTGTATGCAGCATGGTTAAAGTTCTCAAAAATCGATGATACACTACCGCCGCTTTTCCGAGACAGGAAGGCGGCGTTTATTTTGGTCAAACAGCGGATGAGCGGTGGATGAGGAAAAAGAGGTTTGACAAAGATACATTTAGTAGTATATTATTACTAAGCATAATATTTGAGGTAGGGTTTACCGACAATGATAAAATGTGATTTTACCACAAATCTTACCACATTTGCCCCTCAATAGACCGAAGCAGACAGAACGAGACAGAGTGAAAAAGTTCTGGATTTGGGGTGAAACCACATGAGACAGGACAAGATAGAGTATGACAAAACTCACTAAGAATAATCCCCACCATGAAGCCGCTGGAGAACTAAAACCACAAAATCACACAATATAGCGTTGATATACGCCTGTTAGACACTATATATTGTGGTTTTGAAAAGTCGCATTTCTATTTTACCACACCGTTACCACATTTGCCAAAAATACCACGGGTTTCTGCGATAAAAATCAGGCGGGTTGGAAAGCGGAAATGTGGCGGATTAGCGTAACAGCAAACAAGGGAGCTGGCTTAGTGCTGGCTCCCTATTTTTTTTACAACTTGTTTCTCTCATATGTTATACACAAGTTTCATCGTTTCACCGATTTGGTGGAATAGCGGAATATGCTGAAACAAAGAAAGGGTACAGATTTATTTCTGTACCCTAATTTTTTCGCTCGTGGCGGCGCTGGATGCCGCAGGAGCTTTGATAAAGTTTTCCGAGGGTAATCACCCATAAATATTTCGAGCGCTCTGACAGGCGTTAAAAGGCAAGGATTAAGATATTTTGATTTTGCCTTCCAGATTTGCAAAGCTTTCCTTTTTCTTCTCCTTGGTTGCTTCAGCGTAGATATTCATGGTCGTTTCGATATCGGCGTGTCCCATGATCTCCTGTATGACCTTGATGTTACTTTCGTTTTCGCAAAAGCGTGTGCAGAATGTGTGGCGGAGGTTGTGAACAGAGAAATGACGGATCAACAGTGGCTCACGACCTTCCTTGTCAGCTAAAACCGTTTCGTCCTCATTGTAGTCCCTGTAAATCCGTTCGATTGCCCGATTGACATTGTGGGCGGAGAGTGGATCGCCGTATCGGTTTTGGAAGATAAACCCCGTGTATCCATCAACGATTGACTCATTAAAGCCCAAGATGCTCTGACGCTCCCATTCTGTTTGCAAGGCTTCTTTTACCTTAGACAGCATTGGGATAATGCGAATGCCGGCGCTTGTTTTAGGAGTTACGATATGGAAGGCCGCTTTTTCATCACCTTCAAATTTTCGATAAACCATGTTATGATTGATGCTGATAACATTGTCCTCAAAATCGCAGTCTTCCCAGCGCAGGCCGGTGATCTCACCAACACGACCACCAGTTCCAAGAAGGACAGTAAACAGCGGGAGCCAGTGATTATATATCTTGTGCGTAGACATATAGTTGATAAATGCAGCTTGTTCCTGGACTGACAGAGCGTGACGTTTGGGCTTTTCCCAATTATGGCTTTTCTTGATTTCTGCCATTGCTCCAGCAGCGGGATTGATGCGGATATATCCGTCTCTCACCGCAAGGGTGAAAACAGGGTGAATAATCGTGTGAATGATTTCCATACTGTTTGGCTTAAACCCAAGTTCACGAATGAGCTTGTTGTAATAGGCTTTTACAGTGGAATATTTGATTTCAGCAATCTTTCTCTTGCCAATATCTTCCCGCACATATTTGTTATACATATACAGATAGTTGGCGCGTGTGGACTCTTTCAATTCAGGCTTGTTTGCCATATAGAGTTCAAACAAATCATTGAGCGTGGCTCTGTTTTCTACCGGCGCTTTGATGCCATCTTCCAGATCACGAACGATCTTTCGTATCTTTTCTCTGAGGCAAAGATCGTCTTTACACCCAGGCGGAAGTCGGTCAGTTGGAACAAGGCGCTTACTGTAAACATCGCGCCGAATGCCATCTGCATCGGTATAAGTGTAACGATAAGTGCCGTCTTTCCTTTGGGTTTCGCCGTCTTTTAAGATACGACCTTTGTTATCGGTGCGTTTAGTTCCAGCCATTACTAACCTCCTTTCGTAAGTTGGAAAAGAAGAATGTAATCTTACAATTACATGATAAACTATAAAACGATTTTCGTCAATGGGGTAAATTCGCTTTTTAGTTACATTGTAAAGTGAGCATTGATTTTCTTCTGTTTTGGCTTTATAATTAGGGTGAAGATATGTATGGGGTGTTGAGCTATGATGACAGAGAAGATTCGTATCCTGATGATAAAAAAGAATGTATCAGTCAAGGATCTTGCGTCTCGTCTTGGCTGTACATCACAAAACCTCAGCGGAAAATTTAAGCGTGACAATTTCAGCGAAAAAGAACTACAGGAGATTGCGGCGGCGCTGGATTGTTCTTTTGAGGGTCGTTTTGTTCGGAACGATACCGGAGAAGAGATATAATGGCTAAAGCGCAGAGAGCGTAGGTTTGATCCTACGCTCTTTTTTTTACGCCGTGTATTTGCCGGCGTGATAAACAGGCTCTACTTTACCAGCCATCACATCATTCATGAATTTTCTACTGTAATCTACCGCATATGCGAAGCGACCAGCGAAATAGACGAAGCATTTCTGATTGCACGACACGGGAACAAATACATATGTTCTGGCGGATGTCATGGCCTGACCGCCAATGCCTCCGAACCCAAGTGCGGTGCTACCCCATATCTGTTCAAATGTGTACATCTCAAAATCGTCAATAGTTGGACGCTGCGCTTCATTATAATTGAACCTAAACGGTAGATCGCTTTCAATCATAAGCAATTCTTTTGCCGTTGTTGTTAGCTTGTTCGACATACATTGCACTCCTTGCATTTTTAATGACTGGTGTATCTTTTGCTGTATCCACACTTTTTGCATCGGTATGTCTTGCAGCTAAAAGACTTCCAATCGCCATGTACGAAGGTATCAAAAATCAATTCCCACTCATGCTTGCAAAAGCAGGATTTGATATAATTTATCAGCCAGCGCATTATAAATTAACCTCTTCTTGAACATTTTTCAGTTCAGAAATATAGACCGTAAAGAGTTTATTACTTTTAAGATCCTGGACAACCGCTCGATTGCCAAGGAAGCCAACTCCAAGCTCTAAAATATTAACCTTGTGCGTGTTGAGTTTGTCGCATTCGATGCAGGCCGAACCGTCATCTGGAAGCCAGCCCAGATCAAGACATGACTGACAGTTTTTCGGCGCTTTGTATGTAGCGGTCATCATGAATTTTTCACTCCTTCTATTGGCTTCTGTCTACCATCCGTAAATCTGCAACTAATTCGTTAAGCGGGATCAAAGGACAATCTGGAAGTCTCTCTGTGCTTGGGTGTTCGATACGCCCAAGTGTCTTGCCTTTCGTATGCTCTAAAATGCCACAACTGTTCCAGAAGTTGACGGGACATTCGCAACAAGCATCAGGCATTTTCATATTGATGAATACCATAAGTTTCTCCTGCTTTACTATGAAATTAACCTTTTATCCATTCGGCGCATTGGAATCCATTGGCACAAAACCATTGTGCAACCAAGTGTCTATGACAAAAATCACCTGGCTTTTCATAGCAGACTAAAGCGATATCGCTTTCTCCAATATTGAAGCTGTATATCATTCTCGACAAGTCCAGAACAACATCAACAGCATTTAAGTCACCTAACACCTGCTCATTGAAACACTTGATATAATAATCGTTGTCGTGATTCCTCTTCCACTCCATAAAGAAGCCGTATTTAGGAGCAAATTTTTTATATTGGAGTCCTTTATACCAGTCTGGTGCTTTGCCACAAATGCTTACAGGGACGATATTTTCTGGTAGATTACGGAGCTGTGCAAAATAAGTAGTGTATATCATACATTAACCACCTTTCAGTGGTTTTGGGTAACACTTGTAACCACGCCGTACAATATCTACCTCGAAGTTAGTACGGACTTCATTGTTGCCGTAGTGACCGACCAGGAATATGTCGTTTGCCCATCGACCAATAGTTTCGATTTTGACGATGCCCCATTCGTTGAGATCGGCACACCATACAGGCTTACCGTTCATCTGACGCAGCTCTTCAATAGTAAGGGGCGTGTCGCTGTTCAGATCGTCATCTGATACCTGGTCGTATGTCTGGTGGAAAATATCAGGCTTGCAAGGGTAAAACTCACCTTTTACGCCTTTAATGATGTAATCACCAACTGATGCGAACATATTTCCTTCAAGCGTGGGTATTTTCAAACCGTTTGGACATTCATCAAGGTATTTCCCCATGAAACGCTGAATTTTGACCTTGTTTGTCCCGTTGTATTGCATTGCCTCAATTACAACGGGCTTCTTTTTATACTTTTTAGGCATGACTTCAACTCCTATTACAACTAATCATCTGAATCGTCGAAAATTAACCGCAGAGCAAATATTTTTCCATCAAGGATCTTTGAGGTGCAAATTCCTTGAATAGTTCCAGCTCTACTTTTAGACGGGCTAAAATTGCATCGTCCTTCTCTTCAAAGCGACCAATGAAAATTTTTCTGCTGTTGTATGTAATACTGGCAGTCCACTTTTTGCGTTTCTGGTCAAAGGAAACGCCGGCCACGCCAGATTTGTTGGTAGAATACAATCCACGGTTTCTGTCGTTTTCGGCATAACTACAGCATCTGAGATTTTCCTTGCGATTATCATACCGCTTGCGGTTTTGGTGATCGACATACTGATTTGGTTTGGCCTGCATGATAATACGATGAAAACGAACAATGCGAAGGGAGCCAGCGTAGTAGTAACTGCTGGTGAGATAGCCGCCTTTGTCTACATACCAGCTCCGGCTTTGAATGATACAGAGGTCTTCGATATCGAATAGAAACTCGCTTGATCCGATATATAGAACCCCGTATGTATCAAATAACTTCACATTGTTCGTCATCATAGATCAACCTTTCATAATCAATCCCATCGCTTATTCTCCAACGATAACATAGAGCTTTTTCTTACCCCACTTCACCCAGAAGCAGTCAGGTTTGTCCAGTGTAATCATCAAATCGGCACGGTTCCTTCGTACTTCGTTGATGGATGGAACTACGCCAATGTCTTTTAAGATAGCTGGGAGAAATCGCTGCTCTGTAAACATCGTTTGATCTTTTTCGATTTTGAGCCAGTCATCCATATCATAGGCCAGCAAACTTTCTGGACTGACAAGGGGAGTGCCGATAACAATATTCAAAATCATCTTGCCCTCCTATAAGCATATCTGGTACATGCCGTAACTCTCTTATTGCTCCATTCCGGATGTTTCCGTTTAATGCAAAAGAAGATAACTTTCCATGTGTCATTCTTCATCGCGCTCAAAATGCTCAACGATTAGGCGATAAGCTTTGCGCTGCATGTTGTAGTCCGTCTTGGTAATATTCAGATCCTTTATCTGATATAGCTCAGCCTCAAAAAGCTTGTTCTGCCGATGAAGCTGAATAGCATTCTGAGTAATACGAATGATCTGCGTCAGAACCAGAACTGTAACCATAATAGTCAAGTATGTATTCATTTGGACGATCCTTTCTGCTGGAGAGCTTCTATCGCATCTGCGGCGCGAAGTAACAGCTCTCCAACGCAAATTTCGTTATATTCCCGTTTCATTTCGTATTGGCTAACAAAACGAAGCTCCGCAATCAATTCTTTATAGTCCATGACATGTTCCTTCAATATGAAATCAAGTTGACATACTCTTTGATCTTTTCGACATTCCATAAAACACGCCGGCCAATCTGAATACGAGCTTCCGCAGACTCGCCAACCTGGACTGCACTATCTCTGCCGCAACTCAACAAACACTGCAGCTCTTCGGTTGTGACTGCAATCTTAGGCTGAGTAGATGCGGCATCTTGAAACCTTCTTGTTGTTCTCATACGCCATCAAATACTTGCACGGGAATAGGAGACATACGGCATGGTTCAAGAATACACCGTCTGATTTCATGCCAATTATCCCGCCACGTAAGATCTTCCTGAACAGCGATAATGTGCGCTTTGTTACTACGGGCATTTTCAGAAAGTCCTCTTACACATCGAAGCTCTGTATGCCCATTGTCGTAAATACGTTCTCGCTGACTTCTCATTTTTAGAAACTGTTCCTCAGCAATGCCGTAGTACAGTTTGATATACTGATCCAAAGCTTCTTCGTCTTTGAAAAACACCAAAATTTTGAATCTTATGGTAAACACCACCCGTCCTGCAAAGATAAGTTTGTTTTGCTAATTCCTTTGTTGTTTTTATACTGGATTTCTCAAAGAAATTTTAGCGAGAATAAATCTTTGAGACTGCTCCAAGTAGTTTGTCCAGTAGTTTTTACAACGGTATTTGAGAAGAAAATTTACTGTATTTTAGACATACTCATCTTCTTCTGCTTTCTCAGCATAGAAGCATTCACTTGTGCCATCTTCCTGGATTACAAGGGCGCAAAGAGCGCCGCCATAAACACAAGCTGCATCGATGCAGATATCACCAGTGTCAACGACATAAGCAAGACCGGCTCTGTTTGGTGTGTGGCCGAAAACAACCTGCTTTTCTCGCGCCTCAGTGTCTGTCTTAATCCAATCTCGTCCCCAAAGCAAATCATGCTCAGAGTTGTCTTCCAAATATGGATATGTAAGTCCTGCATGGCAGAAGATAATTTTAGGCGTGTCGTACACGAGCGGGAGTGTTTTGAACCAGGCCAGAGCAGAAGAAATGTCTTCGCTGTTTCTCTCAAAGCTGTAGTCAGTTTCTGCACCGCCATTATAGTACCAAAGCCGCTCATCGTGCTTTTTATAAGCATCAATCGCCATCTGCTCGTGGTTTCCACGCAGACAAACAACTTTGTCTTTGCCTACTTGTTGCTGGAGCTTGCGGAGCATAGACACTACTTCGCAGCTATAATATCCACGATCAATGTAGTCACCTACAAATACCAAGGTATCGGTAGCGCTACTGTATGAGACTTTGTTTAACAGATTTTTCAAGGTGTTAAAACAGCCGTGGATATCACCGATTGCAATTAAACGACCCATTTTACCTCCGTGAAAATCTTGTTAGGCTTAATATATTGGATGCGCTTTACCTTGATATTCTGCGATTCCAGCAGTTCGCAGTACATGTCGGCAAGTATATCGCCGTTATCAAAAACGGATACTTCCTTGATCGTCGGCATAATCACGCTCATTTTAGGATTGATAACGACCTCTTTTACAAAAAGACCATGAACAATTTCTGCTGGATGCCCATCAACAACAGTAAATCCATCATCTGTAATAAAGGTGCAGCCATTTGTGTTTGGAACGATAATCATTCGCTTGCCTCCTTTGTGTCGTTTTTGTCTGGGAAGTACACAATTCGATCTGTATAGAAGAATTCTGTATGACTGCCAACATCAAACTTTGTCATTGGCTTGCCATCATATTCTGTATTCCACACGCGAATGTAGTAGATTTTGAAGTTTCGCTCTTCGCAAAACTTGTTCATATGTTTTACAGCTTCGGCTCTTGCTTCCTCTGCTGTCAGCTTGTCGCTGATCGTTGCGATTTTTCGCATTTTACCGCGACTGTCTTTGAAATAGAGGATCATGCGGCCACCTCGATTTCTTGACTTGTAGGAAGTCTGTAAATCGTCACATCCATGTCCTTGAAATAAATCTCAATCATGTTGTAGACGATTTTCCAATCGCCGTTAGCAAGACCGCAACCAAAGCCATAAGGGAAGGCTAAGGATTTGTCTGCACACTGGTTTCTGATTTTATTGAACGCTTTTGTGAGCGCTGTATAGTCGGTGTACTTTCTGTACTTGTCACGACCAAATTCAAGCTGACCAAAGATATTAGCAACTTGCTTATTTGGTGCGACCTCTACAAGCTGAACCTGACCAAGCAACTTTTCCGGACTTGAAAAGCGGCGGCAGTACCGATGGTATGACTTCTTGATTTCAGGCCAGCGTGTAAACAGTACCTTTGCAACACCGGAACCCATAGCGTTCTGACAATTAACCTGGTGACAAATGATATCCTCAGGCGCATCCAGAATGTCGCCAATCACTGTTTTAATCATGCTTGTTTTCCTCCAGAATGTCGGGCGGGATAAGAACCACAACCTTTTCGTCAGAGTAGTAGCAGTAGATTTGGTGTTTCTCATTCCACTGTTTTGCGAAAGCTCGGAACTCTTCGTATGCTTCTTTGTCGAAAGAAAGATCTTCGCAATCTAACTCCTGTTCAATACCTTCAAGAACTTCGTTAGGATCAATTTTGCCATACACACGGAATGTTCCATACACATAGCTTGGAATAGGGCTGTCGTTATACTGATAGTGGTCGATCAACTCTTCCATATCGGCAAAATAGTCATTGCCGTCGTAAAGCATACAGCCAGGAAATTCCTTCTCGTATTCTTCAAGAGTAAGCTTACGGGCAGCTTCGTACTTTTCTTTTGATCTACACGCATCACACTTCAAAATGTATCTTGGTGTTTCTTTTCCGCAAACACTGCAATGATACGGCGCACAACAATTCTCAGCAGCCCGTTCATTCAGATACATTTTTCCGCATGTTTCGCAGATGAAAATATCTACATTTTTCTTTGTTGCCATTTGGTTAAAACTCCTTTGGTGAATGAAAAATGACCACCATACTTGGGAACGGAGCAGAGTTCTTTCCGTCTCCAAACTTCAATCTGCCACGAATAAACCTAACCTCAACATCTTGCTTTTGATAGATATAGTCGTGGAAGTAGCTTGTATCCGTTCGAGCCGGTATTAACATGACAACGGTTGTACCAGGCTTTTTGGATTCGTCTGAGCATTTCTTCACCCAATCTTTTATTGCTTTTCCGTATGGTGGATTGCAGAATACGGTCTGCCCCCCCCCAGCACTGCTCAAGTCCATTTTCCTTCTCAGTGTAATATGTGTCACACTTATGGTTATGGTCGTCAGCGCAGGGGTCGAGGGTGAAGTGAAACTCATCATTCAGTCGGTCAAAGAAATCTTGCGGAGTTGCCCACTCCATAGACTTCGATGAAAACATGACATTAAGGTTCATGCGTTTCACTCCTTTGTGTTGTTTATAAATGCTATGAGAAACACCGTCAATAATCTCATCAAGGGTTCGAGGTGTATATCCCATATATGGCATCATGCAGCCAACATTGAATATATTGCCACAGTTATGAGTACGAGAAGATCGTGTGCGTCTCAGCTCGTCTCTCCACTGATTCAAAAAGTCATTTTCTCTTGTGACATGTACATGACCACAAAGCATATAGCAATCAGGATTATAAGAGGCTTTATAGAGAAGGATAGGATAGTGACACATGATAACATGTCTTCCAGTATCCGTAATTTCCTTGTACTCCTTAACATCCTGAAACATCTTTTTAAGCCCAGAGGACATTTCTTTGATGTCATGATTGCCGCGAATCAACACCTTATTTCCTTTGAGCTGCGGTAAAATCCGCTTCCATTCGTCTTCTTTTCCCCAGCAGAAATCGCCAAGGATATAAACGGTGTCATTTGGATCGGTCACGCTATTCCAGTTCTGGATCAACGCATCTTCCATTGCGGCAATATTGCTGAACGGCCTGTCGTCAAACTTGATGACATTTGCATGACCAAAATGTAAATCGCTGATATATCTATTCACCGGGTTGCCTCCGTTTCATTTGGTATCTCTTCACACGGACATCTAAGCCTTTGCCTTGCGCCGTTTCAATCATGTGCTTAGTACCAGAAGACTTTCCATCCCAAAACGCAACCAGAGCATCTGCGTACTCTGCCATCTTCACATTTCGCTTGAAACCGGCTGAGCGTCCGTCTATATCCCAATCGGCTGGAAAATAGATTACCTTGTAACCGCGCTCTTTTGCATAGCGCTCCCCAAGCCTATCTGCGCCACGAGCCATGCCGCAAACAATCTGAATTTCGTCATTGATGTTCTTCAACAAATAATCGAGACTGGCGGCAAGGCCGTTGTAGTTGTTGAAATCCCTACCGCCAGCAACGATCACACGAAACATTCTTTCTCACCCGTGCCGTAGCACTCTTCGCATCGGTAATAATCGCCCTCGTCTTCGGCACAAGATCTTCTGAATACTTTGCCTGTGCCAGCACACTTTTCACAGGCCGTATTGATCTTGCGAAGCTCTTCGAGACTTCTTTTATATGGAGAAATCTTTGCTTGAAACTCAGATTCCATTTTTCTGATCTGGCTTTCGATTTCACGAATAGCTGAAACAAGGTTTAATTTATCAGCCATTACCATTCACCAACTTCCACATTTTCTAAAGCCATCTCACACGCATCGCAGAGTTCTTCTGGACAACAGCCACCTTCACACTGCATTCCACGACCTCTCGAACATTGCAAAAATTGTGTGTCGCCCTGCCAGCTCTCATCTATGTATGCGCCGCAAGCGCCGTGATAAGCATATCCTGTCATGTTGCCCTCCTTGTTACATGAAGAAGTGGAACACCCAGCCGATAAGCAGTGTAGAAATCGTAATCAAAACTGCGTGTGTAAATCGATACCAATACAAGCCTGTGCTTGGGTGTGGTGCGCTGGTGGTTACTACAAAGGTAATCAGTGCATCAATGCCGATTGCGTGTACAAGCGTAATCGCGGGAATTCCAAGAGGTACGATATACCAGCCCCAGAGTACCTTAATTGTAAATCCAGCAATAAACGTAGTGAACAGAGCAAGAATGAACTGTACCCATGCAGGAGGCGCTTTCAAGCTTTTCCAAAGATCCAACGCCTCATTTTCTGTCAGTTTGCTCATGCGGCTTCCTCCAATCTTTTAGTAGCGACCTCCGCCCAGGGCATACCAAAATATTTACTCTTTTTATTATCGCAAGAGCCGTTGTCCATACCGATGTAGTGTCTTCCTTCCAGCTTTGCAGCTACCAGAATAGAACCACTACCGCAGCAGTTATCCAGAACTACATCGCCCTGATTGGTGTATGTACGAATGATATATCTACACAAATCAACTGGTTTTTCCGTGGAGCTAATTGCCACAGAAGGATGGGGCTTCTGAAACACCCAAATAGAAGACGGATGCTTCATATCACTTCGGTTTTCAACGACTTTATATGATCCGTAAATACGGTTATTCAGAACATCTTCGGCGTTCTCACCTTTTGCTTTTCCTTTGCTATGGCTTGGAACACCCTTTACCATCTGAGGGTTATAAACCGGCTGTTTCTTATAGAAAACCATAATGTCCTCATGCTCTCGCATTGGCATTCGGTTTGCATTTAAGAAACCGCTTTTCAAAACCTTATCCCAGATGATGTTGTACCGATGGAGCTTTTCGTTGGAAAGCATCATTTTGGCGGTAAACTTATCCTGTCCAAAGAGAATGATTGCTCCGTTAGGCTTGATAATTCGTTCGTACTGTTCCCAAAGTTTCTCAGGTGGAATTACTGCGTCCCACTTGTTCTTTGTTACCCCGTAGGGGAGATCGCAGAGAATCAAATCTACGGACTCATCTGCAATCTCCCGCATACCAATGAGACAGTCGATATTGTAAACCTTGTCTAATTCCATCAAGCAACCCGCATCTCAGTATTTGCCTGACCGAATTCGATTACCTTAGGTACACTTGTGGAGCCAAAACCGCCGTTGCGAACACCTGCGGCTGCATCATCGTATGTAATTCCATAGGGAAGGAAGATACCCTGCATAAAACCATCGCCGGCCTTGACTTCGAGAACCTTATTCTCGTTGGAATCGTTGGTGATCTTTGCGAAGATATGGCCTTCGTTGTCGGAATTGTAGTAATCGCTGTCGATTACACCCATCGTATTATTAAGCTGCAGTCTGTACTTGAAGCCCAGGCCGCTACGAGGCAGACAGCCAAGCCACCAGCCGTTTTCAATCCGTACACGAATGCCGGTTGGAATCTTAATACTCACACCAGGAGCAATGACAAAGTGGATGGGGGACTTGAAATCGTAGCCAGCAGAGCCAGCGGTTGCTCGTTCTGGGAGCTTGATATTGTCATATAGCTCCCGAATTTCATTCTCAGGTGGATTATCCTCGTAGAAACAGTCCTTCATTGCTTCATAGAACTGCTCATAGCTTACCTTTGAAAATTCGCCAATTCGATTCATTGGTTATCAAACTCCTTTGTTACAACTTGTTCTGTAGATATTGATCTCTGAACATCAATAATCCGTTGGTTTTTGCTTCCTTTATAGGAAAGGGTTATGTCTCGTTGCTCAAGAACGAATTCCCCGTCAACCAACACATCACAAAGCTTCAGTAAGTCAAACATCTCACTGTTTTCCAGTATTTCTTCAAATCGAAAACCTGAATAAATCCAGACGGAGATATCTTTTACATCCTTGCGAAGCCGTTCGATAAACGGCGTTATTTCCTTTGCGCTATACATTGGATCTCCGCCGCTTAAAGTAAGGCCAGAAATAAAAGGTGTCTTTTTGATATAAGCAATAATCTCGTCTTGAAGTTCTTGCGTGAATGGTTGGCCTGCGGTGAATGAGTGGGAAGCTGGATTGTGGCATCCCTTGCAGTTGTGTAAACAACCGCTTACGAACACCACAACCCGCACCCCTTCGCCATCAACAACGGACTCGAAGTTGATACCGGCTACATTCACTCTGCGTCGTCTCCATTCGTGGGCAAGAAGTCGGTATAGTTGCTATGTTTTACACGATCCAGACACTCTTTGATCTTGCCGGCGTTGAAATTGCGATAGTCTGTTGTCAGATATCCTGTTACGCGGCGGAGGCGCTGGATCTCAGTATTACCACACTTGGGGCAGTTGTAGTTGATTTCTCCCTGATAGCCACACTTCAAGCAAGAGTCGATGGGGAAGTTAAAAGCCAGGTAAGGAATATCAAGAGACATTGCATAGTCAATGATGTCCTCAACGGCCTTTTCGTTCTTCATGACAGAGCTTTCCAGCTCAATGTAGGTAATGCAGCCGCCAGTAGGATACTTGCAGAAGGGAGCTTCCAGCTCCAACTTGCGGTAAATGGAAACCTTCTGCCATACGGGAACATGGTGGGAGTTGGTAATGTATTCACGATCAGTAACCCGTGGGATTTCGCCAAACTCCTTTTTCAGAGCCATCGCATATGTCTTGCAAAGGTTTTCAGCGGGTGTCGCATAACAAGAGAAGTTCAGGTTGTGCTTTTCGCTTGCACTCTGGCAATACTTGTAGATATGCTCAACAACACTCAGAGCAAACTTCCAAACCTCATCGTCCTCAGAGTGGTCTTTGCCAAAGAGTGCCTGACACATTTCCGCAATGCCAATATAGCCAACAGCCAGGGTTCCGTGCTTCATAGCCTCATAGATACCCTTGAAAGAAGCCTGATCGAAGTCAGCGATAGTTCCGTTGCCATACATAAACTTTGCAGAGGCAACAGACTGCTTGCATACATGGTAGAAGCGATCAACCAAGGACATTTCTGTAAGGTACAGAACTTCATCAAGCTCTTTCCAGAAACCATCCAGATCGGGCTTGCTGCGCTCACCCAAACAAATACCGTGTTTGATACCGATCTTCGGCAGGTTGATAGTAGTAGGGCAGACGTTACCACGGCCAAGCTTGGAATAGCCAAGGCCATTTCTGTCGTATCCCATCATGGTACGACAACCCATTGTCGCCATCTCGGTATCGGGATTATTGGGATCTTCGATGTTCTGAGAGAAGTCGCAATTTACAATATTGGGATAAATGCGCTTACACAGAGACTTGATCGCCAACTTCTTGATGTCGTAGTTCGGATCGCCAGGACGAGCATTAACACCCTTCTTATACTTGAAAATACTGATGGGGAAGATGGGAGTCAAATGATACTGGCCGATGCCATCAAGACTTGCGGACATGAGCCAGCGAGACACCAAGCGACCACTGGTAGAAGTATCCGTACCGAAATTGATGGATGTAAATGGAATCTGAGAACCGGCACGACTCTCCAGAGTATTCAGATTGTGGTAAAGGCTTTGTGCGGCCTGCTTACCCTCACACATCATGTCAAAGTATGCTTGATTGTACATGACACTATCAAGGCTGCTCTTGTTGTCAAGATGAATGTCCTTTTCGGTTAAACCGGCCTTAGCCAGAACATCTGGCTTAACCTTATCAATAAATGCGTCGATCTCTTCATCTGTCATAGCGGAGAAATCGGTGTCCGCGAAATCCTGGCTGGACTTCACCAATGCCATAACATACTTCTTGAAGAAGGTCTTTGTGACAAAGGATGCGAGGTCATAGTCCAGATGACAAGAAGCAACGCCACCATACTGAACCTGACTCTGAATCTGGAAGATAACAGCAATCAACTGACATGCAGTAGAGAAGCTGTTAGCTGGGCGGACATCGCCGTTTCTGGTAGCAAAACCATTGTTAAGCAGACGCTGAAGGTCTGCAAAAAGACAGTTGTGAGATCCGATATCATATTCGGAAAGGTCATGCAGATAGATGCGGGACTCTCTGTGTGCCTGTGCTACCTCAGGGCGAATGAATACATTCAAAGCGATGTTTTTATGCAGCACATTCGCACTTTCAAACTTTCTTCCGCCAAAAGAATGCTCATCAACATTGGCATTCTGATTCTGGACATTGTTGCAGAGCAGAATGTCCTCGATCTGCTTGTTGAGATCGTTGTTTTTCTGACGCTCCTGGTTTCGGCTCTCACGGTATTTGATATAAGCCTTTGCTGTCTTCTTACAGCGGCTACCCATCAGACCGTCTTCAACCATATCTTGAATCTGCTCTACATCTACTGTACCGGAGAGCTGGTTGGAGTTTGCGATCTTGCTTGCAATGCGAAGAGCGACATCCTCATCAACCTCGCCGGCCTGTACCATTGCTTTTGTAATGGCACTAACGATCTTGCCAGCATCAAACGGCTCAACTCTGCCGTCTCGTTTTCTGATTTCTGTAATCATTCGGTTCCTCCTGCCAAATTGAAAATGATACGATAAATCTCGTTCCATGCTTTTACGCGGATCATGTCGTTAGCTTCTGCGTTGTATGCGCGGTTGTGGTAACGATCAAACAGCAGCTTGATACAGGAGGTGGTTTCCAAATTGTGTACGCCGTCATCAATCATCACATCTCCGTGAACAACAGACTTGTCGCTGGCAATAATAACATCTTCCCATTTCAAATATGGATACGCATTAAGCAACCAAGCGATTTTTGGGGCTACGGTGTTGTAATGTGAAGCGGTTACAATTCGGATAGTGTGTCCGTCATCTAACAGCCGCTTTACAATGTCTGGTGCGTCTTGTGTTGGAACGAGTGTTGACCAAAACTCAGGACAGTGTAATGGGCTGAAAACCTGCTCCGTAGTCAGAGTGGGAAAGAAGTCTGCGATTTCCCATGAGACAATATCTTCTGGACGAACAGAAGTGCCATATACACGGTTAAGCTCGGCAACCCACGCTGCTGTCAGTTCCTCCAACACATCATCCATGTCAATGAGAATGGTCAATTTTTTCATGCGACCATCCCCGCGTTTCTCCAGCCATCGATCATTCCTTCGATTTCCTTTTTCAAATCCTTCAAAGTACCGTCGTTCAGAATGAAGTTGTCTGGCTCAACCATATCCAGCGCAGTCTCAGACGGATGCTGCTGCTGTTCTGGTGTAAGAGGACTGATGAAATTATCTCTGCGAACTCTGACATGAACGACATCAAAGCCGGCATTCTTCAGATGGTCAATTTCGTTGGGAAAGCGACTATCTGGAATGAGAACGTAGTCCCATTCATCGGGGAACAACTCCAACATATCAGTAATAAAGTTGACCCAATAATCTGGGCGCTGGTTTCTTACAATGTCAGTACCGACGCGCTGCAAGAGGCTTCTGCCATATTCGTCCTTTTCGCCATTCCAAGCAAAGAATGTACGACAGACATACTTAACCAAATCTCCATAGTGGGCGACCAGTACAGAGTTGCCATCGGACTCAAGCACCTCTTTCAAAATGCCAGCAGTAGTATCCTTACCATGCTGAGCCTTACCGGAAATACAAATTACCTTCATATTCCGCCTCCGTTTAGCACTCGATATCATCAAAGAAAACGGGAATCTTCTCTTTGAACTCCATCAGCAGGGGCGTTGCGCCTTCACGCATCTGGGGATGAGCCGCAATGGGAGTACGCAGCTTGAAGAAATGTCTCCACTCACGCATATTCATGGTGATGCAGATCTCGGTCTTGGTAGAGTTGTTCAAAACAGAACGGGCAATTTGGGGAGAAGCGCCCAACTCAATCATTCTGTTATAGTGGCGCTCAGCATCTTCACAGGCCGCAATCCACTCTGCGTAAATAGCTGCGGCGGTTTCAGCGTCCAGCTTAGAAACCTTAGGATCAAGCTCCATGCCACCCTTCAGATCGATATAGGTTACTTCGTTACCAAACTTATCCTGAGAATAGTTGCAGTAACGAGTGCTTTCCTGAGCGTAGCTTGCGATACGGTGACGAACCACCTCATGAGTAACACCGCGATCAACAGTGAGTCGGACGGTGATGTTGTAATGTTCAATCACTGCCTCGTGACCACGCTTGATAAGGCCAGCAACAAAGGTGCGACAAGACTCATCAGTGATCTTGTCCTCGCTCTTGTAACAGGTGCGGCCAACTGCCTCCACTGTTTTCAGAATCTGCTCAGGATCGATAGGTGTGATAATTTCAAAACTCGGTTTGATAATTCTCATTGCATAACCTCCGAAATTGTTTAGTTAATTCGATAGATAGCAAAAATAAGTTGTTGTTCCAAGAATTTCGTCGTAGTATTCATAGTAAACGCCGTCGCCCTGCTTAAAGTTAGCCTGGAATACCACATTTGCGGGGAGGATACTCCCTTCCTCAAGAAGCTGCCGTGCATTTTCAATGGTACGTTCATCTGGCGTGTTGTTGATTGCGCCGCTCCAAGTAGGAGAATACTGACCAGGTTGATAAATAACATCGTACAGCGTATCGGGATACAGTTCATGTCCCATACGGTTAATGACAACACTACCAACATAAAGCTGAATCTCATCGGGAATCCAAGAGCCACCCATCTCAGCGGTAAGAAGTCTTGCAAACAAATCAAGGTCTTCTTCTGTATAGGGAATTGCGGGAGGATCTTCCTCTGGAACAACTGGTTCAACCTTAGTTGTTTCGATTGGTTCCACAACCTCTGGCAGTACCAACATGACCGGCTCAGAAGTATGTACCAAATAAGAAGTAGTAGCTGTATTTTCGGGGGGGGTGTCCATATCACACGATCTCGCGGCGGGGTAGCACATGGAACCCATCAGAAGTGTTGCCAGACATGCGCCACATATGACAGTGACAATCTTGCCGGCAGAATTGCGTTTACGACTCATGTTCGTTACGTCCTTTCTTGTTTTAGGCAATTAGTTCGTAATCGAGCAAATACCAATATCCACTCTTGTTTTTCTCTAACTCTTTTGCCTGTATGATATCGAATCGCTTGATTGGATTTTTGGTGAATGTATAAGCACGGACGGTAAGACGAGCAGTTTTACCGCTACCGATTGATCTGGTTTGTAGGGCATAGCCCCAAACAGTTCCCTTTTCACGACTAACCATTGGATAAACATCGCTGACGAGAAGCTTTCTTCTGTCCTCAGGACGCTTTGTGGTAAGGTCGATATAGCCCATGAGTTCAAGCTGAGATTGGATTTTGCACTTCAGATCGATATCGGGCAGATTAAGGGATTTGATCGCTCCTTCGCAAGCAGCAAGCAGGCCGTCCATATCCGTAATGCTAAAAGACTTTGCCTCTGAGCCGTCTTTGTTCCTATCGGTGGCGTACTGCGCGACCAAATCATAAATCTGGCCTTCCAATTTTGCTTTTGGGATTTTCTTTGCAGTGCCATTTTTGAAGAACGAGTAAAAGGTAACGATTCGTGTAAGCTCCGGTATATTGCCGAAGTCCTGGAAGAAGTCAATCTTAATCAGAATTTCACGTTGTCTGGTATCAAGAGAGCTTTCTTCCGTCATGAGCTTTAGAAGCTCCATAAATGTTTGCGGTTGATGTTTCTTTGAGATTTCATACAGTTCATTTGCAACGGCACTATTCATGTACTTAATAGACTCGATACCCTTAGCGATAACGCCCTTTTCGGCATCAAATATATATTTGTCCTTAGAAAGTCCGTAGCGTGGCGGCACGATTTGGATACCATACAACTCAGCAAGAGCGCTGCCGTTCTTAATATCTTCTTCGTTATTTGCGTTGTTCAGATACGCCGTGATGAACTCGTATGGGTGATAGTAGCGAAGATAAGCACAGAGATAACCAATCATGCAGTAACCAATGGAATGGTTATAGCCAAACTGATAACTCGCACTGTCTTCAATGATCTGGATGAACTCTTTTGCTTCCTGCTCTGCAACATCTCTTGGTTGAGAAGACTTGGAACAATATCCTTCCAGAATGGATGGAAGAGCTTTATCCAGGCGATCTTTCTGCTTTCGTCCGATTGCTCGGCGGACATTATCAGCTTCGCTTCCGCTTAGGCCGCAAATTTCTTGCAGAAACTTGATCGTATCCTCCTGATAAATCAGATAGCCAAGGTTGTCTTTCAAAAGCTCGTCGATGATTGGCGAAGGGTTCTTGTGTGGTTTTCTCTGCAGCAACTCATCTCGGTAAGAAGCACCGGAAGGACGGATACACGCAGTAACCAGAGACATATCGTAAATGCTATGTGTTTTGAACTTCTTCAGACTGTCGAACGCGAAAGCAGATTCAAACTGGAAAATTCCGATAGGTGAACGGAGCATGTCTTTCCATACCGCGTCGTCGTTCCAGTCGATTTCATGAGACTTAGGATATGGCTTTCCGATCAGCGCGTATGTATCCTTGATGATTTCGATGTTTTTCAGGCCAAGAATGTCATACTTAACCAATCCAGCTTCATGTACGCACTCCATGTCGATCTGCAAAATCTCCTTGCCTTCCGACATAAAGGTTCCGTAGTTATCGCGGAGAGTGAGCGGACTTGCGACGATACCTGCTGGGTGCATAGACTGAGAGATCGCCACATCAAGCAGCCCGTCATAGTAATAAAACACATCTGGGTATTTCTTACGGGCTTCCTCAGGATTTGCTTCAAAGTCCTGCTTGATCGTGTTGTTGATCTTGCCAACCCAAGGGTTTTTCTCAAAGATCTTTTCGTTTTCAGCCTTCAGCCGCTCATACTCTCTCGAATACGCCTTGATAAGCTCTGCTCGTGGAGTACCGCCCATTTTCTCTGGGAAGATAAGCTTATTTGTTTTTCTGTCCCAATAGTAAGTGCCGAATCCATCTCGTGAATCACCAAATGTTACCTCAACATCCATATCTTTCAGAGCTTTCAGAAGGCTCTTCAAGTCTCCCAGATCGTGTTGATGCTCTTTGTTCCAGCGAACGCCAAGCGCACGGCATATCTCATCAATGCAGCCTTTGGATTTGATTGTGCCAATGGCAAGGATAAAAGCAGTGTTTTCCTGACCAAAGCGGTTAATGATATATTCGTAAACCTTATCTCGATCAGACGGCGACACATCGATATCAATATCGCCAATCTCTTTACGGTCTTCGTTACAGAAACGGCTAAACACGGTATGCCAAGTCTCAGGATTAAGGTCTGTTGTGTTAGTGACGTAGGCCACACGGGAACCACCACAAGAACCACGGTTGAAACCAATAGGAATGCCGTTGGACTTGCACCAAGTTACCAGCTCTGACATGAAAAGCATAAAACCAGACATCTCGATTTTGTCGAATACGCGGCACTCTTCTTGGATTGCAGAGGCAAAATTGCTGATCTGGTCTTGGGTGATAGCTCCTTCTTTGATTTTTGCAAGAAGGTTATCTTTGATCGTCTGTTCAAAAACTTCCTTATCTCTCGCTCCGTAAAGCTTCGGGTACTTAAAGCTGACATCCAGCTCAAACGCCTCTACGGAATCGGCCATACGATTTGTGTTTTCGATAGCATCAAGAAAGATGCTTTCTGGAAGCGCATTTTGCAGTCTGAACATTTCGACCAGTTCTTCATAGGACTTGTAGCTAAGGTCGAAACTATCCTCGTCTGCAAACTCGATGTGCTTTGCAAGCTGCATTACACTTCTGCACTCTGCCTTATAACTGTTCAAGCTATGCGTATCAGTGCCGGCAATCAAAGGAATACCGTACTTCTTAGACATTTCTGCCAGATGACAGTTATAAGAAATCTGCTCTGGGTGATTGTGCGGTTGAATTTCTAAGTAGTCGTAGTGCTTTAACAAGCGCTCGTACAACGGATGGTTTACCTTCATTTTGTTTAGAGGGGAGGCAAGACAAGCGCTAATCTTGATTACATTCTTGGAGATACCCAAGAACTCATTGAACGAGATGCGAGGCTTATAATAGAAATGGTCGTCTCGTGTTGAGGCGCTGACCAAATCATTCAGCTCTTGCAAACCAGCCTGGTTTTTTGCAATCAAGATCGTATGATAATTGTCTCTCAGTCTGCTTTCTTCGCCGGTGCGAGGATCTGTCCAGATGAATTTCTCTGTCAGATAACACTCGACACCGTGCAAATACTTGATGCCTGCTTTGTCGCAGCACATCTTTTTAGCCACCCACTGATAAATGTTGCCATGCTCGGTAAATGCAATGGCTTTCTGCCCAAGCTCAACAGCACGATTTACATAGTCTTCAAACTTTGTTGCGCTGTCCAGCAAGGACAAATCAGAGTGGAGATGATATACAACATAGTTTTCATCCACCGTAACCACCTCCATCCTGGATAGAGCCAAATACCTCATCCTCTTCGTCATTGAGTTGTTCCGGAGGGAATGGTAGTCCGCCAGTGTGCTTGTGCTTATCCCAAGAGTAACGACGATCAAGATCTACTTCGTTTGTGAAGAAACGGCGAGACGGCTGATCGTAAAACACGCCAACACTTCTACCTTCAAAGCCAAGCATACGGTCTTTGAGGATATCGATCAGAACATCGTCCTTAATCGGTTTTACTCTCCATCCGTTGCCATTAAGCTTCGGTTCACCTTGCTTATCCTTTTCAGATACGCGGTAGAGACTGATGATACGGTGTGCAAGGTCAATGATTGCGGAGATACCCTGCACATCCATCTTGTTCAGACGGCGCATTGTGTCGATCTTGTGGGGATGAACTACCAAAATAACAATGACATTGAATTTGACCGCAAAAGAGATAAGCTGCATGATAAGCTCACTCTGCTTGTTGTACTTATTGTCGTCGCTGCATTCCAGATTGATTGCGGTCAGGTTATCCAGAATGAGCAGTTTCGTTCCGTACTTGCGAACAGAGTCTTCCATCGTTTTCAGCAGATCTGTCATACGGTTGGATCTTCCGTCTTCGTAGATGTACAGTCTGCCGCGATAATGCTCTTCGATTTCTCGCTTTGCATCAGGACGAACCTTGTAATATACGGAATCTTCAAAATGTCGCTCTTCAATATGGCGCTGGCCTGCAAGTACCGAATTCAACCAGTTCTTTGTCTGGAAGTTCGGCAGCTCACCGGAAAACAGAAAAACATTCTTGTCTTGCTCAAGAGACTGGCAAATGAGCTGGTTAATGAAAGAGCTTTTACCTGCGCCGTTAATACCAGTGATGATGTTGAGCGTACCCTGAAACAGCTTCATGAGGTATCTGTCCAGAGGTTTAATACCCGTGGTTACACCGTCGATCTGGTCTAAGTCAACATCTTGGATATCTGAAAAATCCACAACGCCTGGTACGGGGCTATCCTTTGCGTTAAGGATGAATTCAAGCACTTTCTCCTTACCAAAATAGTAAAGAGCTTCGTTTAAGTCGTTGACGGGAAGCTTCTTGCCGTCTGGCATTTCCACAATAGATGGGATTTCAACGACCTTTGTTCTCCAACTGCCAAGGCGATAAACAACTTCTTTCTGCATCTTAATACCGGCCTCATCGTTGTCGGAGCAGATGATGATGGAATCGAACTGCTCCAGCCAATCCCAATTCTCTTCGATCCAATGGAAGTTGCTACTTCCAAGAGGTACAGAGACGGTGTTTGTGTAGCCAGCCTCAATAGCAGACAGACAATCGGGTTCGCCCTCGCAGATCAACAGAGGAGAGTTTACATTGATGCGGTTCATATTGAACAGCAAATTGCTTGTATCTGCATTTTTCTGACACCAACATTTATTTTCGCCCTTGCGAACCTTGCGCGAAGGTCTGTACTTTACCATTGTCAGCACATCGTTGGTGTCGTAATAGTTCCAGACGATATTTCCTTCTTCATCCTGCCGTACATCTGCATAGTCCAGCGTCTTTTCGCTGATGCAGCGCTTCTTGAAGTAGGAGTAGACTTTCGATTTATCGCCTAATGGTACTTCCTTGGGGTATTTATACTGATGCTTGGTTTTTACTCCAAGCTCACCGAAGCTATATTTGATACCAGCTAATTCAAATAGCTTTTGGCAAGCCTGAAGATAAGTCATGCCTTTGTAAATGAACACATCCAAAATATCGTAGTTCCTTGCACACGCTCCAAAGCAATGGAAGGAGAACGTCTTTTTGTTGTAGATGAATGATGCGTGATCTTCTTGGTGGAAGGGGCAACAACATCGAAGGTTCTGTTCGTCAAAGTCATGGATATCTAATTCCTGGGCAATGATAAGCGCGTTTTCGTCGCCAAGCTTTTCTTTCGCCTCAAGAATAACGTCACGATCAATTTGCAGTAAAGTCACCCCTTTCAGAACATTTTGCTAAACTCGCACTCCTTACACACATCGCATAGATAGTTGCACCGCCAGTATTCCGGTTGTGGTTGCCAACTGTCGTTGCGTGTGATTGAATCGATTTCACTTCCTGCCCACTTTTCAACTTCGTGGAACCGCTTGATTTGAAACGGCTCTTGGATCATGATTTGTGAGCGGAAACAGTTGAATTCCAATATGTCAGGAAAGCGACCATACTTGTCTTTTACTGCTGCGGAATATACATAGAGCTGCCGTAGGTAGTCATCCAATTCCGCGTCTGACTTTGTTGGTTTGGATCTCTTAGAGCGTGGCTTTAAGGTTCTGGATTTGTGGTCAGTGATGATAAGCTGGCCGTCATCGCTAACCACATCAATAAATCCAGTCCAAGGTCGATCAGCGAAGATAAATTCCATTTTTTCTTCTACACTGATGATTTTGCGTTTTGGAAAACTGATATTGTCCAGATAATAAAAACCCTGCTCGAAATAATTGTGGTGAATTTTTCGATTTGGAGCTTTGGCACGGACATTTTCTGCGAAGTGGGCTACATAGTAAGTAGAAAGGTCTTTTCTTGCCAACTCACCCGAAAGATACATCTGCATTATCAGGTGTATGTAGCTACCAAACTCCGCAAAAAATCCACTTTGCTTTTTTAACGGCTTTCCATATTCGTCACGATACAGATAGGTCAGAAACCACTTGTATGGACAATCCGAAAAAGAAGTTAAGCGTGAATAGCTCCAAGTCATGTCACCGATGACTAAATCATAACGAATAGAGTATCACCGCCGTTAAAACTGCTTAGAAGGGCAGATCGCCGTCTTCTCCGTCGTCCCCGTCATCTGCCAGAGGGGAAGGAGCTGCCTTTTGCTTCTTTGCTCCGCCGCTTGCCTTCTTGCTGGAAGTCTTAGAGCTACCACTGTCGCTGTCAGTAGAAGCGCCATCTGCCGGCTCAAAATCGAACAGCGTGAAATTGGTGAACTCACGGCCTGCTTCCTTGTCGTAGCGATTGGATACATCGCAAGCACCCATCTTGATACGGTAACGATCACCGTTTTCCAGACCCTTTTCAATCAGGCCAATCTTCTTATTAGCCTCACCGATCAGGCTGACGAAGCCGCTGAAGTCAGTCACATACTCGTCTGTCTTCTTGTCCTTGCGGCTGGTGGACATTCTGATTTTTGCAAAACTATCGCCCTGGTTGGTAATTTCCCAAACAGTAGCGAATGCGCCTTCACGAAAACCCATATCTTACTTCCTCCTTATTCTGTAATTGAGAACTGACGACCAAGCTCTTCCAGCAGCTTAGCGGCCACAGAGGGGTCAGTCAGATAATTCATGTAGTCTGCGGAAGGCTTATTGCCATTGCGGACATACTTCTTAACAACCTCGGTCAGCTTCTTACGAGCCTCGTCGCTGTTGTTGTTTGCATCCAGATAGGTATGCACATGAGCGTCGATCTTGGCGATAAGCTGACGAGTAACAGCAAGCTCGGCTTCTGCCTCGGCCTCTTCCTTCTTGCTACGCCAGTTGTCAGGATCGTCGTCGGGAGTTGCAATCTGGAAGAACTTCAGCATAAAGTAACGGTTCGCATATGTAAGAGCGCTGCCAAATGCCTGGGCTGCGTCTCCCTGCTGACCGATCAAAGCCCATGTGACTTCCATCTTGTCATCCTGATTGTCGCAGTCGATCCATGTAAAAACGAGATCGGCCTGCACCAAAGTCTCGTAAATGTCCTCAATAATAGGATCTCCGGACTTGGATTTCTTTGTTTTCTGATAGTGAATAGGGCTTGTAACCAGTGTGCCAGGGACAACGCTTGGCTTGAGAGACACGCCGTACTTCTTCATGCCGGCGGCAACACGAGCCAAGATTTCATCCTCAGTGACATACTTATAGTTAAAGCCAGACTTATTCTTGCGAAGAACCTCGACCATTTCACGGATCTTGGCAAGCTTCTGTACTAAGTTCAAAGCTTTCTCTTCAGACACTGTGTTCCTCCATCAAATAACTTGCTGTCATATCTGCTAAGTGGAGCAACACGGCAAATGGGCAAATCTCATATGCTTTCCCACAACCGTAATCTCCACCCTTGACAGCGGAATCATAGCCAGACATATGCCAACGAATTGCGTAGATCTCATCGTCGGTAAGCTGCATGTGCTTCATTAGGATAATGACAGACTTTTCTCCGTGGCCTACGGGGTACTGGTCATCTGCCTTATAGAACGGTTCCTTACGCCATACACCAGTCGTTTCGTCCTTCACATTCTTTGTGCTGACAACATAGTAGTTAGCCTTGCACAAATCATGGAAAAGAGCTGCGATTGCAATGGTTTCTTCGGAAATATTCAAATGCGGAAATTGTTTAACTAATTCGTTGAGAGCATTATAGACATTCAGAGAATGCTCTAACAGGCCATACTTGTGGTTGCCATGAAATCTTGTGCTGGCGGGAGCGACAAAGAAATCACTCTCGTTCTCCAGCCAGTCAAGCAGAGAGTCCAGGCCATCACGATTGATTTTCTCACGACAGATTGTGAGAAACTTTGCTTTCAAATCGATGTTTTGCAAACGACATAGCCTCCATTAACTAAGGTCATCTGAAATATCCCTACGGGTATAGCACTCTTCGCAATAGCTCTTCCCGTCTGCGGTTAATACATATTCACCAGTGATATCTTCACCGCAGTATTCACAAGCTCTTGCATCTACATAAGCGCCACCGCATTTCGGACAACCAGTAAAATGCTCGTATGGGGGAGTGTCAAGGCCATGTCTTTCCGTATATCGCTTTGGATCATGAAAGACACAGCCACACTCAACACATACAAACTTATCAGGCATTCTTTACGCGGAACTCGATCTCAACGCCGATGCTGTCGTCGCCGGCCAGCTCCTTGAGCAACTGATCCAGAGAAGGAACACCGTTGCCGCTCTTCTTGATGATCCGAATAGGATTGTTCATCTTTGCGGCATTGGGAGCGGGAGCGCCAACTTCTACGTTAGCTTCCTTCAGCTTGGCAGTCGCCTTCTTTGCCTGAGGACGATAGGCATCCTTGAACTGAGCCTTGAAATTGGCACGAGTGCCGTAGATCTTTCTCATGCAGGCCATAGCAAAGCCAAATTCCTCAGAGAACTCATCGTTGTCACAGCGAACAACGGTCTTGTCGCCGTCCTTCCAGTACACAATGGTAGCGGGAGGATTGAAAATCACCTGCTGAGGAACCAGAGAGATTGCCTTGGGAGCAATAGGACGAGTTGCGGGGACTGCAGCCGCAGATGCCGCACTCGCACAAGCGCAGGAACTGTCTTCCTTAGGAACATACTTGGTAAGCTCAGCAACAGAAGGAAGAAAAACGGGGAGCAGATCATTCAGTGCTTTTGCATCATGAGGGTTCATAACGATTCTCCTTTTGATAAGATTGTTTTGTTAATTCCTTGGATATTGAAACATTCGCGGCGGCTACATGCTGCTCTGCGAAATTGTTTAACTAACTCCTTTTATAGTATATCAGGTTTTTCGGATTTGTCAATAGGTTTGGTGGAATTCCTTGCTTTTTCTACGATACAAATTCCCGTTGTCTGGGCTGTAATCGTCGGGCAAATCATTCCGCCTTCTTGCACACGGCCACGACGGGTTTTAGAGTTTGGGTAGGAGAGATCGACAGCCCCCCCCCACGACACACTCAATGAAGCCTTGCTTTGTGGCCTGTTTGATTCTGATCGTCTCACTCATTTTGTTTTACCTCATACACCGCACATGGCGGATTTCCGTGGATTTGTGCGCGGAGCGTTGGACAGATCTTTTTGATATAGAGCTTTTTCTTTGTGCGGCCTTGCGGATCAATAATCCCAAGATTGGAAGCAGTAACAGTTTTCAAACCATTTCTACTCGCTCTCAAACTTGGACAAAACTCTTTGTAAATGCGAGGCGTTTGTTCAAAGCCCATAGTATCATCTAAAATTACCCTTTCTTCACAACAACTCGCAACGGGTCTTTGTAATCCCGTGCTGCAAGGGTCGGGACAATACCTGTCTGGTACATTCTCGGCTTCCCCTCCCGATGTTGCTGCTTTACATCCAGAATCACTGGATTGCGGGGGGGGGTAATTCGATACCAGCCGGTCTTAGCTCCGCCCCCCCCCGCCTCGGCAGCTAAGGTACGAGCCAGGTTGTTATCATATACGCGATTGGCTACACCATTATTTCCGTTGATATAACCAAGTTGATGCAACTCAGGGTTGTCCGTCGCTAATTCGGCTGAGTGAGTATTGTTAGGCTCAAGTCGATCAAGAGCCTTTTCAAATGCGCCAATACCGCTGAAGAAAGAGCCGATTTGGATGTCTTCAAACAAATACGGCATAGCTTCGTACAGGTTTTCCATGATGTGAAGCAGCACATCGACAACAATACTGTTGCCAGCCTGCTTATAGAGCTGAGAGCTGGAACGATCATTTCCATTGTAGATATTCTGATTCATGCCGTTCTTGGCATTCTCAAAATCTTGGTCTTCAAATCCCATAAGTCTCCAACACTCTTTTGGTGTAAGTTTTCTCACACGAAATCCAGGTCGAATTGCAATAGGTGTTTGTCCACCACCCATTCCAGCCGCACTATTCACACAGGGGCAAATCCCATCACTGCACGGATGTTGATGAGCTTGCAACCCGCCAAGCATCGTAATATCGTTCTTTGTTTTATGTTTATCAAAAGTATCCACTACAAGTTGCCTCCGCTTCTTTTTGACGTACTGTTCTATTGTTGTCCCCTTATAGTAATTTGCGTCTATGCAATATGATACGGGGGGGGTAAACAGACTGTCAGGGTTTAATTTATCGTTCATTCGACTCAATAACTCCTGTCATTTGCTGATTTCCAAAACCTTTATAGTCTCGTGCCAATAAGGTTAAGGCGACATCGCTGTAGCCATCAAAATGGCTCCCTTTGTTACTCAGCTTTGCGCCTCTCTTCGCATGGCAGCAAGTCCCATGTGTGTCTGTCAGTTGATCCGCGTCCGCTTGATCGGACGGTGTTGCTGATATTACGGAGTGGGGGGGGGCGATCATCTGAGCTACTTTCTCGTCGCTGAGATAGTAATGCTCATCTACTTCGTCCTCCAGCAGATCACTCAAAGATGATTTCAGAGGAATTGGTTCTGGGAATTTGAATTGACCGTTATCCAAATCTTTACGAATGATAACGCAGTAGACACGCTCTCTGTTCTGAGGAATGCCATAATTCTTTGCATTCAAAACCTGCCAGTACACATTGTAGCCGTACTCTTCAAGTTCCTTTACAAACAAATCAAAGGTTTCTTTGAAACGAGTACCGACAATGTTTTTGACATTTTCATAGATTGCAAAGCGAGGCTTCTTCTCACGGAGAAAGCGCAGCCACTCTACAAGAAGGGAAGAGCGGGTCTTATCAATGTCGGTTGATCCGCACTTCGGACACTGGTAGCGAACGGTATAGTGGGCTTCCAGAGGGTTATATGTATGGTCGCAGGATTTACATTTCCACGCTACCCCCCCCTGTTTGCCGGCGATTGAGAAGTCCTGGCACGGACTACCCCCGAACATTACATTGAAGTCAGGCACAGCTTTTTCGTCGGCCTGGGTGATATCGCCAATGTTCAGAGAATGATCCACACCATGAACTGCGCAATAGCTTTCTGCGGCGTACTTGTCGAACTCGCAGAAAAGGGCAGTATTGTATTTCATGATTTGTTTATCTCCTTAGAAAATCTATCTTCAAGCTCAAAAATTCCCTTTGGATGATTTTTGTAAAAACCTTTGATTGGCCTACTCATTTGAGATTGAAGCGCTTTTAACTTCTCCCAATATTCTGGGAGATGTAGATAGATGTTTTTCAGTTCTTTTAGGTTCTTGTTACAACAACACCAACAAGAAACACGATCTAAAATTGAATACAGTTCAACAGTTCCGGATTCTGTTGTTTCGTACCAATACCAACCTTTTGCATGGCAATACTCCAAACAATCCTTTTCTGTCATATCCCACTCAACCAGTGGTAATCTTTTGCCGTCGCTTTTTGCCTTTTCAAAACGGGATTGTTCGTCAGAAGCGATGCCGACATAATCAATGACCACATCATTCAGTGAGCGCTTAAACTTCTTTATTGCTCTGAGTTTTTCTGACGTTCCCCAACGGCAAAGACCACCGCACCAGCCGTATCCGTACTTCTGCCCCCCCCTCATGCTATTAACAGGACGCTCAAGCATCGTGTATAGAAAGGGTTCTGATGGATGAAGCTCAACATAATCGATTCCAAGTTCTTCAAGCACAGGAACAATCTTGTCTCGGATTCGGTAAATTGCCTCAAACTCCATACCAGTGTTATAGAAGAGGACAATATCGAGCGGGTATTTCTTTTCGATAAGACATAACAGCATAGCAAGGCTATCCTTGCCAAAGCTGACACTTGCAATATGCTTCATGTAAATCACACTCGCCGTTAAGCAATTCTTTCTGTAATTCGCTGACACGCAGCAGAGTAATAATTTTCGTCAATCTCGAACCCAACAAACTTTCGTCCCGTTTCAATGGCGGCAATAGCAGTTGTACCACTGCCCATAAACGGATCGAGAACTATATCGTTCGGGTTACTATGGATGAGAATTAAATCACGAATAAGTTCAATCGGTTTTTGCGTCGTATGAATGCGCCGTTTTGCAGACACGATTGGATATTTGAAAATTGTGTTTTCGTAGGTTTCTCTTTGTCGGTTGAACGTCCATCCTTTGCCTTTAGTCGCCCAAATTGCAAATTCACAAGCAGTTACATATAGGCGATCTCTGTTTCTTGGCATTGGATTGGTCTTTTGCCACTGGATCATCTCTTTTACAAGGCATCCACACCCTTCCAGAGCAGTAGCAATTTCACCCATATTTCGCCAAGCATTAAAAATGATAATATTTCCGCCTGGTTTAAGCCTGGATACCGCCTCTGGTATCCAACCCGTCAAGTCGAACCCTTTATCCCAATCTCCAAAATCAATTCCGTGGCGACCACGCATCGTATGGAAATTGTTATCAACGCTGATGTTATAAGGAGGGTCTGTAAGCACAAGGTCGGCTTGCCCCCCCCCACGATTGCATACCTGAAATACAATCCCCTACAAAAATCTTGTTTACCTCAAACATATTACTCTCCTTGTGTTGTTTAGCTAATTTCTTAAATCCAACGAATTGTCGGCTCACCGACAAAACCATGTTCCCACACAAACCAAGCAAAACACATTGTAGTTGCCCAAGGCTTTCCATTTTCATCAACAGCACTGCCATTGTTCAAAGGGCTTTGGCGCTTGGTAAACACATACACATACTTTGGCGGATGTGTGTCAAACAGAGGACGACGCTTCTCACCTTCGAGAAGCTGAATTTTTGCAAACATGATTACCTTATCATTTGATACTTCAAGAGCTTTTTCGATAAACTCTTTTGCCAGAGAGAACGGCGGGTTAGTAATCACATTGTCAAACTTCCGCCCGAAGTCATAGGTAAGGAAATCTACCCCTCCCTGGACACCGCAGGCGAACTTATCTTCACGCTCTACTAAATCCGTAGAAACAATCTCGCTATTAGGATAACGCTCCATCAGAAGCTTGCTGATATGACCTTGGCCTGCTGCTGGTTCCAAGATAGATCCAACGAGCGGGACACGATCAAGAATTGCTGCAGTCGTTTCAAACGGAGTTGCGTAGAAATCGTTCTCAGCACGAGATCTCGTAGGAGACTTGCCAGCCAGACTCGTACCGCTCAGATACTTACGGTCTTCTATTTTCTTCAACTCCTATTCACATTGGATACCGATGTACTCCAAAACTTCTCTCATGCCTAAGCCATGTTCATCCCACGATCTCATACAATAATCCCACAGCTTAGGATGAGAAACCTTCAGACGCTGGAAGCGGTTAGGGGACTTCTCCAGATGAGCGCCAAATGCACAAAATACGCATCCGGTGCGCTTTTCACCTGTCGTCGTCCACCCCCCCCGCAACGCATGATTTCACCATAAACCGGTGCATAGGGGATATTGTAGGTGTAGAGATATTCAAGGACATCGTTTTCAGTCCAGAAAGACATAGGCTGAGAAGATGGATCTTTCTTATTAAAGGCATTACAACCCTGCTTCATCCATACGGATCGGCGGGAACGGCTTTCGTCTGTCATAGTAGCAATAATGGGAACTCGGCCAGTCTGCTTAGCATACTTTTTCATTGGCCGCTTCTTCATGATGTTGCAGCAACGGGAAGATACCTTGAAAGGCGCATCCAGCAGATAGCACCACTTCTCGCAGTTGAACTCAGAAGGAGTGCCATTGCTACGCATGATTTCTCCGTGCAGCTCCTTCCAACGGAAAGAACCAGGCTTATGGCCGTACTCTACCGTGTCAGCGACGCGCTTGGAAACGACGGGGTAGCCATACACCTCAATGACCTTTCGGAAATTCATCTCAGGCCGAAGAATGACAACATTAGCTTGCTTTTTAACAAACTCTCTGATTTCGGGAAACTCCAAACCAGTATCGCAGAAAACAGCCGGCACATCGGGATAAATACGCCGTACAATATCCAGCAAAACAGTAGAATCTTTGCCACCAGAGAACGCTACATAGACATTGCCGTTGTAATGCTCATACCATTCGATAATGCGTGTCGTGGTAACTTGGATCTTGCGCTGCAAATCCCAAGACTGCATTACCTCCAAATCTTCTTTGCTATATATAGAAACACCTACTTTGCGCTAATGATTATGTCTTACTTCAAGCCTTTCGCTTCGATATCTGCCACATGCAGACGCTCAATGTCGCGGTACAGCTTATATCCAACAAGATCTCTGAACTTTTCTTTTGCACGTCTGGAGTCACCAAGACGCTCAAGTTCAAACGGCCTCATATGCCACTGGATGATAGCGGCGATGTAAAGACGATCCAGACTGAAATCACCATAAAACAAACTGTCATATGCGGAAACATGATGATGGTCGTAATAATGGGCAACCTCAGTAGTTTCACCCTTGCTATTTACGAAAGACTTCGTAAAAGGCTTACCGATATCATGCAGAAGAGCTGCTTCCTGCAATTCAGGAGACTCGTTGTGGACAAGGCCATATGCAGTAATGCAATGATGTCCGACAGTCAGAGCGTGATGAGGATTGTCCTGATTGATGTAGTTCAAACCATTCTCTCCGTTGAACAGGTCACGAAGATTGTAAGGCTTAAAACCTTCGGGATAAATCAACTCAACATGATCCCAACCCTCATACACATTGGGAATCCAGATCGTTTTATACATGCGCTCGACAACCTCATAAGGAACAACGCGCTCACGGTTCTTGCTGCGCTCAATACAGACATCAAAGGGAGTTGCCATGAAAAGGCAGACCTTCTGACAATCGATTTTGTTGATACGCTGCAAAGCATCCATGCGGCGCTTATAACTGATGTTGGTAGCATCGTACACGACATTCTTGCCGGCAGACAGATCATCAAAGACGCGGCGGTGAAGAACTTCAAACACTTTTCCATTATTATTCTGATCCTGAACATCGCCAAGGACTTCCGCTCTGATGGCATCACTGGAATGGATAACAGCTCCATACTGTTCTTTCAGCTTTTCGGCCTGGACAGATTTTCCACTGTACGGAAGACCAACAAGCATGAAAAAGATAGGTTGCTTATTTTCCATGTTACACACCTCCAATCTCACACTGAAAATTGTATTTGAACAGCTCGATAAGAGCTGAGTTCAAGATTTGCTCCACATCACGATTGATAATGGGGGGGGTAGCAGCCATGTACTCGTCTTTACGTCGTTTCATACGCTCAATCGTTTCGTCTGCAATTTCGATTGCTTCTTCTAAAGTGTGACAACCAAACTTTACAGATCGAAAATAGTCACGCTGCTCAGAAATCAAGCAGTGTTCATACAGAACACCGGCAAGCCAACGCTCATTAAATTCATCAAAGCGCAGGATATGATGAAGTTGCTTCGGATCGTAGCCAAACTTTTCGATCTTCTCCATAGTGGCGGGATAAGGATGGCACAAAGCCTTGCGCTTCTCCATCGCCGCACCAACCATACAGTTCATAGCGGCATAGTTGTTGTATCGTCCAACGAGTTCACGAGCATCCAAAACGGGCTTGAACAACACCTCGTATTTAGGGTTCATAATGCGATACTTTGTAAAAAGGATCTCAACAAAGTTGATATTTTGCTTACGGAAGCACTCAAACATCAAGCGAATATCCTTTACATCCACATGCTCATCGTTTTCCATGATGTGCGTGTAGCTATAAGGCTTTCTGTTAAGTACAAAATCCTCGAAAGAGGGGAGGACAATCAGCTTTGAATCAATGTCGCTCCCCTCATAGTCCAGGTTGTAATTCTGAGAGCCTTGGAGAAAGATACCGACCCATTCTGGATGTTTATCCTTCACCGAATCAAGATGTTCAGCAAGCCGACGCATGATTTTCTGGTCACGCTCAAGTGCATCAATCATCTTCATACCTCTCTTTCAATACACAGTCTCTTACAACATGCCGGTAATGTGTTGGGTCTACAAGCTTGTATGTATCCCAACACACCATATACCGACAGTCCTTATACAGTTCAGTGACATCACCGCGCACATCAAAGAACGAATCGCCAATTTTTTGTACAAAGTGTCCTTCAACTGGCTCATAAAATGTTGAGCCTCCAAATCTGGCGCTCAAAATATAGCAGAACCAGTAGCAGCACCCGTCAAGAAATGTCTTTTGCGCATCTTTGAAGTGGCGGATGAAGTCGATGATGGTTTGTTTATCCAAAGAAGCCGCCCCACCAAAGCAGCATCATCTCTAAGGAGACAGTAAACAGAGAAGTGAAGAAATTATACTTCCCCGTTCTTGCTTCGCCGTGCTTAGCCAGAATGCAACCAAGCGACAGAGCATAAAGCCCAACAAAAATGATTTGCGGAAGTCCCATTATGCAGCCTCCTGTTCCTGAGCCTCTTCCATGTCAGGTGCGGTAGCAACATCCTTGATAATGCCCTCCAGCACCTTAAACGCAAAGTTCTTATGCTTGTAAGCGGTGAACTTAGGACGGTTGATGATCCGAACTACAACACCCTCACGGATATGGGATTTACCAACAGGATCAGCGCCGTCGTAGAAATCCTCAGCCAGCTTCTTTACATATGCACCAGCATCGATTGCGGCGGGACTTCCAACATCATCGGGCAGGATGAAGTATTCGGGAATGTAGCCCTTGTAAAATACGGGAACACACTTAACGCCCATCTGCTCACAACGGTAACGCATAAAATCGGGCGTGTACTCAACTACATCGCCGTCCTCATTGGTCATGGTCATACGGTACACATAGATGTCAGACTGCGGATACACAACAGCTTCGTTATCCACAATTTCCTTATCTTTGATAAGTCCGCCCAAATGTCCAGGCTTGCAGCCATAAGAGAATGTCGTAACATCTCCGTATTGTTTAGTAAATTCCTTATCGCCTACTTTCTTGTTATCACAAGAAGCCATGATAGGCGTACCGTCCTGAGTAAAACCAACAACCTCATAATATACCGTCTCGCCCTTATGAAGTTTGCCTTCAAAGATCTTGCTGTGCTGCTCACGGAAGGCGTTGCTCCCATAGTAGCCGCCTTCATAATCGTCCAGAACTACACGACGAGTACCGGAGACATAGCCCCAATCATAAATCGGTGTGCCAGAACGCTTGCGCAGCTTATCCATAATGGTGCGCTTATATCCACTCAGAACGGGAAGATAGCCGGTTCTCTGAGAAGTGCCGTGCATCTTCAAAGTGACCTCGATTTGGTCGCCAGCACGGAAGGATGTAAGATTGTAGGCAAGCTGTTCCGTGTCTGCATGTTCCATGAACAGGGGAGACACAGGATCTTTGCGCTTGCGAGTGCGATTACCATCAAAATGACACCCCCCCCTACTACTTGCGCGGGGGATATATTTCTCACAAATCGTTACACCATTCAACACTGTAATGGTGTCACCCTCTTTCAAACTGGCAATATCGGTGTAATCTGCCAGACAAACAAGAGGCATAAACAGGCCGTCGCTCTTTTCTCCACGGAGCTTCAGAGCCTTAATGTTTCTCTTCTCAGGATCGAGATAACCGCCAGCAGGTTTGCCATTTTCATCCTTGCGGCGGAGCAGATCATTCTTCTGCGCAAACTCCAAACCAAGCTTGCCGTCTACGGGGAAGTAAACACCAAGCTCGTCTGGCTGAGTGTCCAGGCCAACGATAACCGTATTGCCAAAACACTCGCCACACATCAGACGATCTGCATTCGTATGTTTTCTCAGGTTTTTAATTCTGGTAACAAATGCAGAATACAATGTCTTCACCTCTTATACTTAATGATGTCCAACAGCAAAAATTAACCTTGTTTAGCTAATTTCTTAATCGCTGTCAATAATTTCGATTCCAGTGTCGCCCTGCCCAAGCATTTTAAGCATATTAGCGATTGTGTCATCGCTGTAGTCAACATGCTTAATCAAGATGTTGCAACCACGGTCAAGAGCCGTAGCACACCTATCGTACTGATCCTTGGCGTACTCTTCATCTTCAAAAATTTCCTCCAAGGTCTGTTCTTTGCGCCAGCCGTAGTAATCTTTGAAATGAGCGTCAAGCTCTTCTTTGGTTGCAATCTTTTTGCCAGCAGTAGTATCGTTATAGTCGCTCTTAGCAAACATTACAGTCTCCACAAGCTTGTTAAAACAAGTAAGCATCGGATACTTTGCCAGTGTATCATCGTCGATTTCGGGAATCTGCTGATACGCAATAATATAGCTGGAACTACTACTATTCGTTACAAAGTCCTGTCTGATCTTCATCGTGAAATCTCTCCATAGTCAAACTGGATATCCTTATCTTCGAGCTGAATACCGTAGGTTTCTCTAATGGTCTTTGCCATTTCCTCTTTGAGCTGAACCAGATTCTTTTCGGTAAGATCGCTTTCATCAAGTGTCCATCCGACATACTCAACGCTACACTCGCCAACGGCAGCAACCATATTCTTGCCCTTCAGCTCTACTTCATCCAAGCCCTCGTCATATGCCTTATCAAGAATCTGCTCACTGGTCATGTCATTTGCAAGAAAGAATACTTCTTCCAAGTCACGGCCAATACGCAGACAGATAAAGGCGCTACTGCTTGAATTCGTTACAAAATCACTTCTTACTTTCATTCAGATCACCGCATCATAATGTAGTTTTTGAATCTTCGATAACTGCCAAACTCTGCTTTCAGACCGGCAACAATCTCAGTGGGGTTCAGATTGAAGCGGCTGCATACTTCGGTCACATACTCGCTGTCATACAGCTTCTTGCGACGCTTGTTGAGCTGCTTGACCTTCTCAAACACCTCAGCACGGCTTACTTTATATTTCTTTTCCAGATACTTGGCAAGGTCGCCCTGAGAATATTCGATAAACTGGCAAATAGGGCAGAAGCATTCGGGAACGCCATACCGCACATCATCTTCGCTCAGATAACTACTAAGAATTTCGTCATCTGACTTGTCATCAAACTCTTCTGCGATATGGTCAAAATCCTTTACCATCATCGCAATCAGATCTTCTCTTGAAATCGGAAGCATTTCACTTTCGCAGATCACATGGCCGTTTTCACACTCGACCATCTCTGCTTCACTAAGACTGATATCCCAGCCGCTTGCTGTTTCTCCGCAGATCTCACAAACATAGCTTGAGCTACTGGAATTGGTCACAAAATCTTTTCTGAACTTCATTGGCTACCTCCTTTAATGGTGGCTAAACCGCTGAATAGTGAAATCGCAGTCGGGAAGAATATTGTGTTCAAGCTCACTACCTACAGTGGAGTGGTCTTCATATTCAATCTCTACGATATGGCTGCGATCACCAATCTTGGCAAGCAACTCATCAAAATACTGCTTTACCAGGCGCTCCTTTTCTGTGATAAACTCTTCTGAACGATAGAAGTCAGAATAACCAGCGCCAGGATGCGCCTTCTCCCAACGGCTCCTAAATGTATCCTTTTCGGAACTCCACCATCCACCATCGCCATAACAAAGCTTGTAATAAGCAAGCGATTCGAGATCGTTCTTCACACGCTCATAGAGTTCTTCACGAGGGATAGGCTGCTCTTCCTCGAAATCCTTCAAAAGCTGGCACACATAATTGCTACCATATTCTTTTGTCATGGCTGCGATCTTAGAATACCCGTCTTCTTTGCTCTCGAAGGCCAGAATAAAACTGCTTGAACTACTGTTCGTCACAAAATCATGTCTGATTTTCATTGGCATCCTCCTTAATGATGACTTTCCAAAAATGTCACTTCCGCATCACCATTGCCGTATCTTTCAGTGATACCCCACCCGCTAAATCCGCTATGGATGAAGTTCTCAAAAGCACCATCGTCATCTCCGTCTCCGCATTCATAATGAATGGACTGACCAGGCTCCAAGGTAAATCTTCCTTCGGCATCCTCCAAAATTCTGGCAAGAAGCGAAAGTATGACATCTCTTGCATCCATTTCCTTATCGGATTTGTTGGTAATCAGAAAGCTTGAAGAAGAGCTGTTGGTTACGAAGTCTTTTCTAATCTTCATGCGAATCTCCTATCAACCATTTCTACCGGCTCCGTACTGACAATCGATATCAGCAAAGCCATTCTCTTCGGTGATATCGTCAATCGCATCGGTGTCAAAATCGGAGTAGTCAACATCGTAGTCGATATCTCCGTCCTCATCCTCGTAAAGATCTTCGCTGTCAGTGATAACGATAAACCGATCATCCATGTGCTGCTCGATATACTCCTTGCTTGGAGTAACATCGATACCAGTCCAATCGTATTCAAGCCACTTAGACCAGGAAGAGTTTCGCTTCAGTTCTTCAAGCACTTCCTCTGCGGTATAAACCTCGATCTTCTTTTCATGCTTGTCAAGCGTGGCCTGCGCTTTCTGCTGATCTGCAATTCGAGCAAAGCAACAGATAAAGCTACTTGACGAGCTGTTAGTTACAAAATCTGTTCGTTTCTTCATTGTCTCACCCTACATTCCACGATAAAATGCAATACCTCCAGAACTCATCTTTGATGAATCCATTCCGAATTGCCCATTCAAGCAAGCCACCGTCGCTATCCCAGATTGTACCGCTAACGACAATTTCTGCATTTTCAATGCGCTGTTTCTGTTCGGTATAGTCGGTAGCTGCTAAACGGCGCTCGATTTCTGCTTGGTAATCAGGATCGTTATTTGCCTCGTCAGATACTTCATACCAATATCGCTTTCCACGATCCTTTGCATATGCGTCCATCATTTCATTCTCATTGATTTTCTCGAAACGATAGAAGCTACGGAGCATTTTAAGTGCGGCGTTCTTGTCTACGGATTCACTACGCTTCATCATCCGCTTAATAAGTCTGAAAAACGCCTTATATCCTAAATCCTCACATCGAAAATTGAACTCGTCGAAATCATCCTTACTATTGAAAGCGAGAACAAAACTGCTCGATGAACTATTGGTGACAAAATCGCTTCGGACTTTCATTTACTCACCATAAGTTGCCAGCTTGAATTTATCGGGGATATTGTTATAGAGGAAAGCGTCGTCGCCCTCTGTATCTCCATCGTTCGTCCACTCGATAAACCGTGCGCCAAGATAGTAAGCATCATCTTCCAGATCATCCAAGCAGCCACGATCATCGAAATAGTCCCAAATCTCGTCGCAGTCTTCTTTGATCTTTGCGCCAGTTTGCAGATGTTCCTTCAACAGACGTTCGCCATACTTACCAAACTCTTCCTTCATGTATGCGCGAAGTTCATCGGTAAAATCGATTTTCGCAACACACAGATAGCTACTGGAAGAGCTATTCGTCACAAATCCATTTCTCAGCTTCATGCTGCCACCTCAGTCCTGAACCAGAACAATGTTGGTAGAGTGAACCAGATATGTAACGCCGTCAATAACGACTTGAATCTGATCGCCGTCTTCGTAGTCTGTCCACGAGTCAACTTCGCCCTTGACAACAGTGCCATCGGGCAAAGAGATGATTGCTGTGTCGAATGTGTATGTGGTGTCTACGGAAATGATCTTTTTCATGACTGTACCTCCATTTGTTTTGAAAAGTAGTTTTTGAAATGCTGAAGCATTTCTTCGTCTTCAATATAAAACGGGTCGGTTTTTGCCAACTCGCCACTATTGACTACATTATGAACCAACTGCCCAAACCTCATATCTGGGCAATGTGTTTCCCATAAGTCTGCAAGCTGATTGCAAAACTTTCTAATACGCTTGATATCTCGCATTATTTCCAATACGGAATAATGTCTGCTTCGCCGGCCTTTATGTAAGCATCAAGAACGGCAACTGCCTCAGGGTGATAAATGAACTGTGTTTTATCCAGAAGAAGATCCCGTAACTGTGAAATTGTTTTATCTGGATATTGCTCATGGATAATCACAAGGAAGTCGTTTGTTGCTTTTGTCGATCCAGCCAAGCGTCTGCGCTTTTTACCAGGCTTAACATTGTGAGCGAAAAATTCAACGTCTTTATAACCCTTTGGATATTTAGGCATTACACCGTTTTCTCCTTCCTATTACAAATAACGATCTGCGGACGAATAGGACAGCCGCCCATGCAAGCACACCGCTGGCTACATCCAGGACAGGCCGTGCGGAAATGATTGCGGAAGTCTTCAAACTGAGGACTGTTCCAGGCGTTCTGAATGCTGTCGTTGCTGATGTCGTATGCCCAGCGAAGCTCCTGATTATCGAAATAGCAGGGCAAAGCCTTCATGTCGCTGGTAATATACATGCTCCAACGGCCACCCTCGCAGGTATCGATACTGTCATGATCGATATTACTTGTAAGGTTAAGTACGGCGGGAATAGAACAGGAGTCAAAACCAATCTTGAAATTGAACTTCTGCGCATCCACTACCTTGAAAAACTCCGCAACACGGGGATCGTCGCTCTGTAGCACATTCTCTTCACTACCAAGACCAACGGGCTTATGAAGCAGAAAGATTACTGCATTAACACCGGCTGGGAAATCATTGTTCTTCAAACGCTCGATTGCCTCGTCGATGGAATTGTTTCCAAGAACATAGTGAATGTTGGTCTTTACACCAGCATCAAGAAGCATCTGAATCGCACGGATCGTATGAGACTGACGATACCAGGAAATCGCAACCGCACCACAATACTGCTTACAAAGCTGTACGATTTCGTCAGTGAAACCAAGGCCAGAGCTGGTGAAGTTGGGGACGATATCGTTCTCACGACAATACTGAAGGATCTCAGCAAAATTTTCATGCTGATCCACATCGCCACGACCACCAAGCGCAAGCTGGAAGGTTTTTCCCTTGCACTCATCTACAATACGTTTGAAGTTTTCAAGCGTCATGTTGGGATGCTTTGTTTTAAGGCCGTTCTGATAGCACTGGACACCAGACTTAATGCAAAGACCACTGCTGCCGTGTACGCAATGTCCCATAACGCCGACATCGATCAGCTCAGGATAAGCGGTCATAAAAGGATCTACGCCGGTATCATTGCCGTTTTCATCGATTACTCCGCTTCTGGCATAGAAACCAGTCTTGGGGTCAAACATGGACACAAAACGGTTTTTGCGGTCAACTTTCTTAATCATGACAAGTTATACTCCCTTTCTTGTTTGTGGCTGTTTTCAGCCATTTTTTATTGAGATTTACTGTATGTTTTTGAGAGATTAGCGCAGACAATGGACATCGTTTCGTGTCTCTCCGTAGCTGCGGTATCGTGTGCCAGACGGGAAGGAGAGTTCCTTTCCATCGTGGCCGATCAGCTTACCATCCGTTTCGTCCAAATGGGTAACTGCTCTGGTATATTTGGCCTTTGAGAAATCGCAGTGCCGATACAGAAGATCTTTCTCAGTGGCATTCTCGAACAAATACTCATCAAAGTATCCATAGCGGAATTCTCTCTGAAACTCGTTGAAATGATTGGTCTTATCAACAACATCCTCAGGAAGAATAATGCTTTTCTCACACTCAGAAGGGAACTTGCCAGCTCCATGCCGTGTGAAGTAGGAGCGGGTCACATAGCAGAACTCAATATCCCGATCCTGCATGGACATACGAGCAAGAATATTTTTAGGGTTAAAAGATCCCGTCTTAGATGTGGTAAGGTGCGGAGCAAACGCTTTACAGTCGTTGTCCAGAAGAAGCCCCTGCGCTCCCTCGAACACAAGTCCGTCGTAATTATCAAGGATTTCATCGCCGGCAATGGTGCAATAGTTGAGCATTTCTGTCAGTTGCATCATCCAGTTTTCAAGGACGATATCGCTTTCAATTAGCTTCATGTCCTCGATAGAAATGTTATCTACGCCAAGCTGCTTCAAACGGCTTGGAACATATTCCTTACGCAGATAAACCAGCGTTGCTACCAGATGATTCATCAATGCTGGTTTAGATGCAAACAGACCGATATCCGTCCGAATGCGCTCATTGCGAACGACAGTTTCATTGATACCTAAACCGCAGCTACCGTGCCGTGCATCACCACGACTACGCTCTGCGATCTGGTTGATAAGCATGTCGTATGGGGTTGTAAGCCTACAATATGGGTTGATGAATACTCTTGGCATTAGGCCGAACTTGTTTTTCAGACGCTCCAGTTCACGACAGAAGAGCATAGGGTTGAGAATAAAATCCTGAGAAAGATAAGTAGCGACATGGGGTACGAAGCTCCCAGACCCAAAGTGACTGAACACATGACGCTTGCCGTCTGGTAATACCACGGTATGACCAGCTTGTGCGCCGCCGTTATGACGAATGTTCAGAACGCTACCAGTTTGTGAAAGCTCGTGGCAGAAATAATCGGTCATAAGACCTTTGCCCTCATCGCCAAAATTGGCTCCGATAACAACTTTGATCTGCTTTACCATGTCGCTACATTCCTTTCATATTAAAACTCTACAAGATCGCTTTTTGCAGTCACACTCTGGAGGCCGCTCAGAGCATCTTTGACCACCAAAGAAGTGGAGCCATCCCAGCTTGCGGCAACAGTGTCAACATCCTTGCCGCCCATAGTCTCCAGAATAGAAACAATGATTTCGGGGATTTTGGTATAGTCGCTTACTTTGATGGCACGTTCGCCAATTAGGTTTCGCCACTCACCAATGCGGCTGCTGTCACCATAGCGATCCAGAACCAGATGGAACACTTCGTACTTGCGATTTACCTCCGTCAAAATATTTTCAACGGGGATATCTGCCTCAACAGTGTCGCCAAAAATGTCATTGATCTCTCGTTTAGTCAGTTTCTTCGGGAAACAGTCATCTCCCATAGTGAACAAGAAGCCCTTCTTGCCACGCTTGTTGAAACAGTCGATATCGGTATGCCGTGCAGCAAAATACCATGCGAGGGGATAGCTCTCAAAGCTGTTTCCGCCGCCGCCTCGCTCAAAATAGAGCTGAGTGAGCTGCTCTGCAATTCTAATATCGGACTCAAACTGCGTTACCTGGAAGGGAGAGCTGTCGCACATCGCATCTCCAATCGCATTGAACATGATCTGAGGATCAGTAACGGGTTTACGATCCAGAATTTCGCTGACCAAGACATTCAGCTTCTTTGCAACGCCTTCCAGAATGTCGTTCATGGAGCCGGTGACATCCAAGCCAACGATAATTGCATTGCTTTCTGGATGGTCTACGCCATCTCTGCTCTCACGCACCGTTACATTCTTCGGATCAAATTCAGCTTTTGTGGAACGACTGGTGTAAATACCAGATGCCGTCTTGCCACTGATCGTACTTTTGGAATAGCTATCCCAATCACGAGAAGTCCAACTTCCGCCGCCCATAAATAAAACCTCCTAAAATTATTTGTATATGTCCAATTTGCTGACTTTCATTTCAACAAACTGTCGCTTACCATAAGCCGCATCAAGTGTTTTGCTCCACTTACCAAACTCTTCTGTTGCCTTAGAAGAAGAGCCTGCATTCAAGAAGTCCAAAATCGGCTGCGGCGCACATTTCTGATCGATTGTCTGACGGCCAATAAGCTTTGCTGCTTCTAAGTCCGTCCGAATAGAGGATACTTTATCGCTCTTCGCCTTTACAGACATGACATCATAAACGGAACGAGATACGCCGATTAAGGGATCTCCTATGTTCCGTGCATACCACCATCCGCCAAGCGGAAGAATTGTGTGATACTGCGGAGAGATAAAGCAGGTCTGCAATGTTAGGCCATTATGGGCAATGCCCAGATATTCAAAATAGCAACACAGGTTGCACAACCTACTCATGATCCAGGCAACATGCCGATCTGGTATTGTCCCACCGTAAAATTCGAGGACATCTGCCAGCAAATATACATCCGGTGTCTTTGAAATAATCAAACAGCATCTACCGTCAGGCATCTTAAAGCTGTAACGAATGGTCGGCATATACCTTGAGATCTCTTTTTCCATCTCTGGGCTTGCATACCGCAAAGACTTGATTTGTGAAAGCGCATTTTCAAAGAATTTTTCATGCTGCTTTTCAAAAACGTATGTAATAGAAGAATCCGACACATACAACATGCCAAGCTCAAAATGATAAGCTTTCAAATATCGCCCGATATACTTTTTGCCAGTCATGTCACGCAGTTCAATTACATTGCTAATCTCCCACTCTCCACGCTCAATCAGCTCTAACGCCTTTTCGTACAAATCATTCAGTCTTGAAGTGATTGCATTGGCGTTTGGCAGAAAGCAATGATCGGGATGAAAAATCTTTGCCAGTTGCCGATACTCGGATATCACGGTCTTTTTATCAGCGCAGCTAAATATGTCTCCACATTTATTTGCATTTAAGATTTCATCAGCCGTCTTCACGTTTTTCACCAGCCTTTTGTTGCTGAAGTTTATCAGCCAAGTCATAAAACTTACGAGGTAGCGGGAGGATCGTAAGCAATTTGTTATCTCGGAACATATATACAAAGCGGTGATATATCCGCACATTGTTCGCATTGCCATTCGAGAGGTACAGTTTATCAAGGTATCGGCGCAGGCCAGCCTTGCACTCGGAATGTGTAATTCCGCACTCCAAAGCCTTTTGAGCGTTCTTGTCTGCGATTTTCTTACTCAAACCAACACGCTCTTTTGTGCGCTGGATACTATGGTTTGTCATTACCACATTGCTCATTACGCACCTCGCAGACACTTTTCCATACCAGCGACAGCATCACTCATCATGTTAATTCTGCCTTGCATGGATTCAATGGTACGGCGAAGTTCTTCTTTGTCCTTGGCAATATAATAACCCTTGCCATTTGAGCAAATAGGATCGCCATTGGTTCTGGCAGCATTGATAAGCCGCCTTACTGCAACGCCAGATATACAAAACGCTCTTGCAATTTCTGCTCCGCTAATCGGACGTTTGCTTCCGGTGGAATGAGTCATGATGTACTTCGTTACGAGATCCATGTGGTTTCCTCCTAATATGTGAAAAGAGGCGGCGGTAACTATCCGCCGCCCCATTGCGATTACAGACTCTTCAGAGCCTCACCAATCGGTGCATAACGCTCGGTGTTCAGAGTTTCCAGCAAGCACTCATAGGGATCGGTCTTGCCGCTCATGACCATCTTGACGATATTGGTGCTGAAGCCGCTTACCAGCGCAACACCCATGTCGTTTTCGATAACGGGAATGGTAGCACTTCTGCTATTCACATTCCAGAACACCAGGCGGGGCAGCTTATAGCCAGCGTCTTCGTAACGCTTGGCAATCACCTGGAACAGACGGGCATCAGGACGACGGTTCGTAGTGCAAACCGCGCAGCCATCAAACTCCATGTCAGAGATGATAAGGATGTTCTGAGGAATATCCTCCTGCGCCATATTCTCGCGCTTTGCGGTAGTCAAAATCAGATCGAAGACAGCTTCGATATTGGTGTTTGCTACCTCGCTATGGCGACGAGCGATCTGGATCTTCTCACGCAGGTTCTTTCCATTGCTCAGATTGACGAGCTTAGGACGCTCAGAGAAGGTAATGTAGTTATCCTTGAACTGACCGGAAGAACGCTCGGCAAAGTAAATTGCCAGTGCATTAGCAACTTCCAGAGCAGAAACATCAGTTCCACCAACGCGGACGCTCATGCTACCACTACCGTCTGCCACAACAATAGTGTTGCCGCAGCCCTGAACGGTGTCAGGCAGAGCCTTCCACAGAGCTTCCAAAGTAGCATCAGCACTACTCTTTCGGCCATACTGATGTACAATGTCGTGAGGGAACAGGGTGGATGCGTTGATCTTTGCTTCGCCCTTTTCCAGCTTGGAGAGGAAGTTACGGCGGCGCTCTTCGTCGTTACGAAGGAAAGCGGAGTTGTAGATCAGGTTGGCACGAGAGGGGACAGCCTCATATGCGATATCACCCCAATGCTTAGCGGACATCTTCTTCTCGACGACATCCAGCTTGGTACGCAGACGAGAGATTGCCTTGCGGTAGTCTCGCTCAGAAACGCCCATGTGCTTGTAAATCTTCTTGGCATACCGCTTGGTAGTCTTAGAAGAAGCATTGGGAGAAGGAAGCCATTTTGCCAGCAGGGAAATACCCTTGCCTTCCTTCAAGTTCTGGATGTCTTCGGTAAGCTGCTTGGAAATCACATCCAGAACATCCTTCTGCAGCTCGGTATCGAGCAGACACCACAGATCATCGTAGCGGCCATACTCAGGAACGAGTTCCAGCAGAGGTACGATGTATTCGGGGTTTGTGTGAGCCATATTAGACAGGATGGTTCTGAACAGGCGGCGCTCACCCAGGCCACCACGAACATCACGGGCGAAGAACAGCCACTTCATCGCAACGATCTTGTCCTCAAAGAAAGCCTTTGTAAATCGGTTTGCGATTTCGCTGGGAGTTGCGCGGCGCAGAGAAGCAACCGCAAAGTTGAGATCCAACAGCTCCTTGCCGGTGGTGCGATAGCCCAGCGCACCATTCTCCGTCATGGAGTAGTTACACTCATTGTTCAGAGTGTTCTTGACCGCAGACATAAAATTGCTCATTTCTTAGTTCCTCCTTAAATTGTTTTGCTAATTCCAATAAAAGAAACGCGATTCCCCAAGACACGCCATTTTAATAGAAGACGGGACTCGAACCCGCATGACTGGTATCCAGCCGTCTTTACCAATTAAAACGACTCCCATTGTTATTTGCTGCAGGTGTCTTAAAGGAGGTTTACGAGACACGAGTGAAGGACTTGAACCTTCTCGCATCGGCAATGCTACCAACTACTTTAACCTTTAATGTTGCTGTAAGTGTCTCGATTTGCATATGCGCACCTATGCAGGAGCGGTACATCGTACCATCCGTGTGGCCGTGGATGACTTTTCACGATGCCCAGGGAGTTACAGTTCCCATGCGTCAGCTCTTAACCTCGCCGGTTACTACGACTCATCGCCGGCTATACCTCTTTACTTCTGCTGTACCAGAGGCCATTTCTACCAGTTTAATAAGGGGCTGTTTGAATGGCGAAGTCAGCTTATCCCCGTGGAACGGTGGGCAGGAATCGAACCTGCGGTGGCGGCTTGGCTTCATAACTTTGCTGTTAGTGAGCCTTACGGTCACATTTTATATGGCCGCTGTCTTACCACTTGACGACCACCGTATAAATGCGCCAGGGGTGGGACTCGAACCCACGACCACGGGTTTAACAGACCAAAAGAAATTGCTGTTAGCGTCTTGTACAAGTCGCGTTATTTACGCGCTCTATCCAACTGAGCTACCCTGGCATATTCGCGCGGAAGGGAGGACTCGAACCTCCGACACGCAGTTCCCATATTTGAAATTGCTGTGTGCGTCATATACACGACACATTTTTTTTACTGTTGCTCTACCGACTGAGCTACTTCCGCATGTCTATTATGTCTTATCATCGACTGCCAATAAAATTAACCGGACTTTGAAGAAAATTAACGGCTTTGGGGAGCTGCGGAATCGAACCGCAAGCTAAGTTTTTCCATAACTCTTTTTGTAAAGTTGCTGTAAGTGTCCGCCGTCCTATACACTGTAAAAAGCTGCCGCCCAGACGCTCCCGTGTTTGGTGCTGGCGGTGGGACTTGAACCCACACGCCCTTACGAGCATCGGAACTTAAGTCCGATGTGTCTGCCAATTCCACCACACCAGCAGATTTTTTTATCGAGCAAGGCATAGGCAACGCTCCTATGCAATAGACGAATCTATTTTGTATTCATGCGACGAAGCAGGGAACAAAGGAGATAGGGAGGGGGATGTATGGTGAGTAAAGGGAGGTGTTACAGTTATTGCTCGTCGATATGAATAGGCTTTCTCTTTGCCTACTTGCTCTTGATGGCGGAGCAGACAGGACTCGAACCTGCACACCGCTTACGCGGCTACTCGTCGCTTAGCAGGCGACTATCTTACCAGTTAGGCTTACTGCTCCATTTTCTTTGCAAGGCGCATTTGAATAGATTTCAAGTCCATGTTTTGTAACATTGCTGTTAGCGCCTTTATTATATTTCGTATTCCAACACGGCACATTTTCACGATCATAAACCCAAATTATGTGTAGTAAAGTTGCTGTAAGTGCCGTTACTTCCATGCCTGTTTAGGCTATGTTAGTTTTCAATCGTCTTGAAGAAGATATCGGTTCTTCGGTTCTGCTCCGCATTGGGGCCATTGGGATCAGCGACCATCTTTGTATTGCCGTTACCGACTACGATAATGCGGTTGGGATCAATGCCGTTTGCCACAAAGTAGTTCTTAACGGTCTTTGCGCGTTCCTCGGACAGCTTCATACCGCCCTCGGTGTTGCTGTTGGAGTTGATATTGCCCTCGATCTGGATGATAGTACCATCCAGAGTCTTAGCCATCTCAACGAACTCGCTCAGAACAGCATCAGCCTCTGCATTATCCAGGAACTTCGCAGTATCGGGGATAAAGTTGATGGTGGCGCTCTTGGTCAGAAGAGCAGCAACATCCTTGATACTTTCCTTCTGCTCTTCGGTAATCTCAAAGGTAGACTGCTGGGGCAGAGAAGAATAGTTATTGGAAAGGGTCTTTACATAGCTGGTGTCAAACAGAGTTGCACCAAGAGTTCTGTCAACAGTCTCGCCAATGCTCTCCCAGATTGCACACATGTCTGCATACACGGTGGGGCAGTCGTTTTCCAGAGCGTTTACATTCTCGGTATAACCCATCAGGCCAGCGTCACCGCACATGCTCAGAATGTCTTCATCAGAAGAGTCAGCGAACATAGGCATTACCTTACGGATATACTTAAACTCGGTTTCGTACATATCCTCGGCCTGGAAAATGCCATCGATAAAGGCGGAAATCATGTCGGGATGTGCCTGTGCAAAATCGGAGCGGAACAAAATGCCGTCCATAATCAGCTTGTTAGAGGAAGTGGTATCGAACAGAATGTGGGAATTGGTGCTATTCTCTGCGTTGGACAAGTAGGGCTGCCAAGTTGCAGCAACGTCCAGACTGCCTGCGAAGAATGCCTGGCCGGTCTGCTCAGCATCGTCCAGCAGGATCAGATTGTCGATAATCTTCTGCTTATCTGCATCGGGCAGATCGGACTTATTCACAAACCAGATAACAAGGGACTGTGCCTCACTGAACTTGGGTACACCGATCTTGGCATCAACAAGGCTCTCAATGGTGTTGTACTTGCTCAGAGCGATAATGCCATCGCCGCCATCAGAGTAATTGGTGAACACGGGCATCACAACATCCAGGCCGGCATCACTGAACTTACCAGAAAGGAATGCGGTACGGTTAAGCGTATAGCCGGCTGCATTCAGATCACCCTTAATCAGAGCATTGCTGGAAGCATCTGCATCGTTGATAATATTGATATTGACCTTCAGACCAAGCTTATCAAAGATAGAACCAGGCTGGGTAGTCAAGCCCTGATTGGCATCAATAATGGGCTTCCAACCAATCCACTCGTCCAGAGACAGATTGATGGTGGTGTCATTGGTGTCGATATTCTGAGCGGTGTTATTATTGGGCTTTGCGGTGTCGGTAACACCAGCATTTGTATCGTTGCTGGGAAGCTTATCGCTCTGGAACTGGTCGATCAGGCTTGCGCCGTCACCGGCGAAATGCTGATAGCCAAAGAAGCCACCCACACCCAACACAACGATAATGGCAATGAACAGGACGGCACGACCGGCCTTAGTAAGTCTCAGTTTCATCTTTACTTTCCTCCGTACTTCTTCTTGAGAGATTCAAGGTATTCGTCGCTCTTCAACTGAGCGGCCTTTTGCTCCGCACGAGCAATCTTGGTAGATGCGCGGTTCTCGTGAACAACACGAGCGCCATCGACCTCTTTCTGGAGATCCTTAGAGCCATCCATGACAGCATCCAGCATCTTGGCCGTTGCGGTATCCTTTTTCAGCTCATCCAGATCACCCAGCAGATCCTTCAACTGACCGTTCATCTTCAGCTTCTCAACGGTTTCCTTCTTGTTGCGCTTCAGCTCACGGAGCTTCTTGCCAAGAGTGTCATAGATCTGGGTCGCATCCGCAACCATAGGCTTCAGGCGAACAATACACTCTTTCTTCTGCTCAAGCTCGGTAATAAGCTCGGCACGGCGGGAAGCATAAACCTCGGCATCGTTCAACTGACCAGCCTTTACCAGTCGTTCGCAGGTTGCCTCCACCTCTTTGATCTCCTTGGTAATGCTGTCAACCGCTGCTTCGGCATGTTTCAGCTCACCAGACAGCTTATTCAGAGTATTTGCGGCACGGTTGTATTTGTCCTGCATTTCTTCGATAGCCTGATTGAAAACGGCGTTTGCACCCTCAGGAGTCTTGGCAGCATCCTCGACAAAGACATTCAGAAAACCGCCGACCAGGACTTTCAGCTTCTTACGAAATTCGGGGAAAATGATGAGCGCCAGAAGAACAACTACGATAATTGCACCTACAACGAACTTCATTACTTGCCCTCCATTCCGTTACAGAACTCAACCAGATCAGAAATTACGGTTGCCTCGTCCTCTACGGACTTTTTTGTTGCTGCGATAATATCCTCGCCCTCTTTAATCTTGATATTCGCAGCCTCAATAGCGCCTTTCAGCGTTTCGATATCAGCATTCGCAGTCTCGATCTCGGCAGTGCGCTCAGCAACGATCTTGTTTTGCGCTGCACTCAGAACTTCCAGACGCTTTTCTGCATCTTCCAGCAGTGCGGAGATGGTCTTGCCAGACACAGCGAGAATACCGGCAACGGTGGCCTGCTTCTTAGCAGTGGTCATCTCGGCGGGGAGAGTGGCAATCAATGCCTGGACAGTGTAGATAGAATTGCTTTTGTCAGAAAGCTCGTTCTGACCGTAAATCTCATCCACGATGTTATCCGTGGACGCAATTTCCGCATCAACCAGAATCTCGGATTCTGTAGGCAGCTCTTCAACTGCCAGCGGGGTTTCAGCCGCATCACGCTCGACGAGGCCAATCTTTTCCAACCAACTCATAATGTAAAAACCTCCCTTAAAGTTTCAAGATGTGGTCGCACATTTTCTTTGCTTCTTCTTCGCTATGTGTGACCATGATTATGGTGCTGTTGGTTTCTTTGTGTATATCCATAATCAGCTTCTGCATTTTTGATCTTGTCGTATCATCCAGAGCTGATAATGGTTCATCCATTAGCAGACAAGAGGGCTTGACGAATAACACACGCGCTAACGCCAATCTCTGCTGCATTCCACCGGAAAGCTCGGTGGGATAACGGTCAAGATATTCTCCAAGACCAACTTGTTCCAAAATGGTCTTTGCTACTGGAATAAGCTCTTTGCGCTTACGGCGGTTGCGTTCTGCAATCAGCACATTATCCAAGCAATTCAGCCAATTAAAATTGGTGTATCGCTGGTGCATCATGTAGATTTGCTTACTACCATCGCGCTTAACACTACCGGAAATCGGCTTATGCAGCTTTGCGATTGTTTTCAGCAGTGTGCTTTTGCCACAACCAGACTTGCCCAAAATTCCGTATATCTTGCCGTCTTCAAATGTGAAGTTGATGGGTTTCATAAGTGGCTTATCGTACCCAACCACAAGATCATTCAAGGTTATCATTCAAATACCTCCATCTAAACGCTCGACGGATCAGTTTCTTTCCAACGCAATCGAATAGATAGCTGAAAATGACGATCACCAGAATTGAGGCGAATACGATAGCCGTTTTCCCTCTCGCAGCTCCCACATTGATAATGAAGCCCAGGCCAAACTTAGCATTAACAGCTTCAATCACTGCTACATACGTCCAGCCAATACCATACATCATGAGAAATGAGTTCATAATTGACGGTAGAGCTGCGGGAAGTAGGATTTCCGAAATGATTTCGTGAGAACGCATTCCGATGGACTTGCCGGTATCAATTAGGTCTTGCGGCACATCTTCCAGACACATAATTGTTGATGGAAGCAGATAAACAAAGGTCGCCAGAAAAAGGAAGGAGATCTTCATTGTCTCATCGATTCCAAACCACAAAATAAGCAGTGGAGAAAATGCGGTAACTGGAATGTATCGCATAGCAGATACGACAGGGTGAACCATGTCCTTGATTGGCTTGAATGCACATACCAACAAAGCCAGAGGAACGGCTACGGACATGGAAAGTAGTGCTGCGATAGTGATTCTGGAGAAAGAGTAAGCCAACCCTGGAAGCAACTGTCCTGTTTCAACCAGTCCTACAAGTGCTTCAAGCACTGACATTGGAGAGGGAACGAACAATGGGGTTGTCATCGTCGATCCTACTTGCCAAATTAGGAGTAAGGCTAAAACACCAGCTATCTTCTTCATGATACCTTGGTGCTGGAGACAGCTTCTTTCTGCTCCTTCTGATAATCACAGTCGGTAGGCTTGAGAACTGCCACATAATTGTCGCCGTTGATATAGGACGACAGGGGACGAACGGTTCCAGGCGGCTGGTTTCTGCGGCAACCGCACTTGTAGAAGTTTAGAAACTTGCAGCCGTTACAGGTAATCGCCTTGTCAACCCAATAGTAACCGCTGTCATTTTTCACTTTGCCCATGATTTACACGCTCCTTGTAATTTTGTTATGCTATTGCAAAATTTCGGGGGAAATAGGGCGGCAAGAATACCAACTTTACCCCCCCCATCGTCGGGTGGCTTCAGCAACGGCTCACCACACATGGGGCAATACATGAAGCGTATCTGACGACCAGCCGTATCCGAAAAGATGTTCGTGCCGGCAAGAATATGCGCGTTTTGAAGATCCTGCGAAGCATCTGGCTTTCCAGATGGCTCAGATGCCCAAAATGTTCTCTGCCTGCGGCAGTAATGACACCCACTCAATAGCACCACCTCCCAACTTATTGAATTAGCATCGTTATCCGTTCGGGAGTCGAACCCGCTCTCCATATGGCGTTCCACCGGTAACTGTTCGGACATATAGTGTTGTTTAGCTAATTCCTTTTGAGGCTTAAAAGGCTTTCGCCTTTTTAAGCTTTTCATTTGGAAGGGAAGAAATACTGCACGAACTTCCGATATGCCTGGAGACGCTTATTTGCTACGGAAATAGAGGTGTAGTTTTCGTTAAAAAGTTTGCTGATGGTTTCCATATCGCCCTGACGAATTAGGCCATTCGCACACTCATAAAGATATGCTCTGTTATACACGCCAGACCAATAAACCTTGTCGTAATGGAACATGTTGCTGTCCTCGCCGCCGCTCTTTCCGAAGTTTCGGATGAAGATGCGCATAGTCTTAGGGGAGTCAACATATCCGGATCTCGCAGTGCGGAATAGCATCTCGGACGGAGTATATTTTAGTGTGATGATTGCTCTTGCTGCAGACTGATACTCAGTTGCATCACGGTAGTCTTTGATGAACTGCATAATTGTCGCATTTGGATAAATCACACGATCTCCGACACAGATATGATCGTCTTTGACATCGGCTTTTCTGATCTGCAAGGCTTCCTCCATCTGCAATCCACACCAGGCCATATAAATGGCTGTAATCTGAGTTGCAAAGATGCGCTCGTCAACCTTGTCTGCGACTACCAAGGTAGTCGCAATCGTGTCCTGCAAGTCCTGAAAGTCTTTGAAGAACTTCAACTCAAACAACCGACTTGCATCAATATCGTCATATCCTACGGAAGTAAGAACAGAAACAATGTTCGGATCGAAACCTTTCGTCTCAACAAGCCACTCAAGGTATTTCCTTAGTCTACTCTTATCACCCAAGAAGCCAGACACATTGCTTATATTAAAGCTGGAAATGAGTTTCACAAACTCTTCCTTCGTGTATCCGTCCTCCAAAGTATTTCCATTCTCTTCCTCAAAGCGCTGCACACGCTTCCAGAAGTTCTGGATTGTCTGAACGGAAGCCTCGGAAAGCTGTCTCTTTTCCGTTAGCTCTGCAATATAAAGGTTACGGTAACTACTGTTATCCACGCACACCCCTCCATATTCAAGAGAATTGTTTAGTTCGTTCCTTACAAGCAATACTATACACGATTGCTGGGCATTTGTCAATAGGAATTAGCAAAATAATTTTTGATTTTTTTCTGAGGATCGCCATGCGGCAAAGAACGCCGCAAAGTGATCTGCAAAAGAAGGGTAGACACCCTGGCAACCCTCAGAAAAGAAACGTGTGAGGATATTTACAACCTCTTCCGTTTCTCCATAGACAAGGAACCGACGCTTTGCAATTTTTCCGGATGTAGTTGTAACGGATAGATCTGCGTAAGTACGGATAGATGCCAACTGAATACTGAATCCAACACACATGGAGATGTCAGCAACAACACTTTCAAAGCTATCCATATCAATAGCAGGATTGTTGATGACCTCACAGGCCATACGCATTGCCTCAAACAGAACATCATCCCAAAGCTTTCCGTTGTACTTCAGAACAACACGCTTATTATCTGTGCTGACCATATCGAAGTCAGCAGCCAGTACAGGCTCGTTCGTTACACCATTCTTGAAAATCATGTTCCGCCTCCAGTTGGATTATTGTGTTGACAAGTGCGAAAATTTGACTTATAATTAAGTAGCAAGCGCTACTATTTTCTCGACGGGTATAAGTATAGCGGAAAATAGTGGCGGTGTCAATAGGGAAAGCGAGAAAATTTTATCTTTTCTGGAGGATATATTATGGACTCGATTTTATATGAGAGAATATCTGGCTTGTGCAAAGCAAGAGGCATTACAATTACTAAGATGGCAACCGATCTTGGTATCGGCACATCTTTGATCCGTAAATGGAAGCAGACTTCCTCCCCGTCCATTGATAAGGTCAAGTTGATTGCTGAGTATTTTGATGTTTCTACCGATTATTTGATTGGCCTGTCCAATGTGGAAGAACCGGCAGAAAAGCTTATGAGCGACGATGATTTTGTGTCGCTGCAAAGAGCAAGAAACAAAATGTCTCCGACTGACCGCGAGAAAATGATGAAGATGATCCGCCTGGGATTTGACTACGCATTCAGTGACGAGGGGAACGGAGAATAAGTCCTTTTTATTGGACAGTAAACTTGATATAATACAGCAGAATGGAGGTGTATTCCGTGATTCGATACCCGTATATCTACAACCAAGTTCTGCAGCTATATAGGCAGATGGGAAGCATCACGTTTCCTATTGAACCAGGCGATATTATTTCAAGCCTTTCTAATTGCAGGATCTTGACATATGACAAGTTCGCAGAAATTAACCAATGTACAATACGAGATGTGATTGTGCTCTGCGAAAGTAAGTCTGGCTGCACACACTACGACATTGCCAATGATCGGTATCTGATCTTATGGAATGACGACCACTCCGAAAACAATGTGGAGGGTAGACGACGGTGGACTAAGGCACACGAGCTTGGACATGTCATCCTAAAACACCTTCCACTTGTGGCGGAACCAATGCTTGCGGAAAATGGATTTAACAATCTAACCGCCCCAGAGTTTGAGGCAGAAGCAGATCAGTTTGCAGCTACCCTGTTATGCCCTATGCCGCTATTTCAAATGCTTGGAGTTGCCTCCCCGTCCGACATCAAGAAAGTGTTTGGCCTTTCTACGGAAGCTTCCATCCACCGATGGGATGAATATTTGAAGTGGCAGAAGTACAGAAGAAAGACTGCATGGGAAAATGACATGCGAAGAGTTTTGATGCAAAGCCGCCAGATCAACTCACTTTCATAAACTGTTTCCCAGAGCAGTTGCGGAGTACGCGCTCGCAAGTCATTCCAGGCTGAGCAGTGCCATAGCAGATAGGATTTCCATTGCACGAAATATAATATTTCCCATTGGCGATCTTGACCGTCCATACATCCCGATCTCGCTCAATAATTCCATTGCGTTCCTTATACGACACAAACTTTTCAATCATCCACAACACCTCTCAACTTAGCTCCCCTTTATGGGGAGCTTTTTTTTATTCTCTCTTGCTTTCTTCACGATCCATGTCTGCCAGCTCACGGTATGCTTCACTAACAGTATCCGCAGAAAACATGAATCGTCCAGCATCATCGAGGACTTCAATATGCCCGCCGCGATTGTTAAACGAATAGTTCATACACACCTCCGGTTGTTTAACTATATGCTTGTAACCTCTTTTACTTTGAAGCATTCATGACAGTCGTAAGAGTAAATCGATGCAGGAGGATCGGGCATTACCCAGCCGCCGCTCTTGTCAACATACAAACACTTTGCAAGATGCCATCCGGTGTTCCGCTTTGCGATATACAAATCGCCAGGGAGCAAATCGCGTCCGTTGATTGCCTTGTAAGCTACAATATGCTTTCCGTCGATATCGACCTCGAACAGTTCGTAATCCAGTTCGACAGAGCCATCGATTTTATTGAATTTCACTACTCGTCCATAACGCTTGGCAATCTCGCACAGGCCATTCAGAATGCGATATGTTTTTGCGTCCCACTTTCCATCCTTGCGACGTTTGCCGATCACGCAAGAACCGCTCAGAAAAAGCTCTTCATAAATCAAACTGATCTCTTCATCCATTCTGATCGACCACCTCTCCGTATTTGGAGAAAAGCACAAGTTCTTCTCTATCTACGATCCAAATTTCTTCTTCGGACGGAAGCTCACTAACGACTTCCAAGGGAAGATTTTCGTATCCGAAAAGATTTTCCGCCTTCTTTACAGCACTGGAAAACATGCTAAGACCAGACACACCATTGAACAAAGGAACAATATCGCTCCAGTTGGCCTGAACTACGGCAAACCCACGAAGCTGCATCGCCTCGTCACGATCTCCGTTAAACTCTTGGGAAATGTAGTATCCGTCGCGCCCTTTCAGCGCAATAATTCTTCTGGTCATAAATCTTACCCCTTTCTATTTATGCGATCTCTTGTTCGCCCCAACGAATGTAGAACTTGCCATTCTCATCCACTTCGCGGGACATCAACATAGACAGCAGATCGTAATCAACGCCAAACCGTTCGTAGATTTCATCCAAATCGGTATTTTGGCCGCGCATGAAAAGATTAAGCTTCTCTTTTGCCAACACCATCTGCATCTGATTAGATTCAATGCTTCCAAGGTAGGTGACAAAGTAGATATTCTTCACATTGACAGAGTTATAGCGAATAAAGCGGAAGTAGAACTGGCTCATTCTGGAATTGTTGTAGTGTAGTTCCGGAATGATGACATTATCCACAAACTCAAAGTTCACACTACTTGGCAAGCTCTGCTGAGTACAGAGCAAGATGCCGTTCTTGCTTTCACGCAGGGTTTTCCGAAGGGCGCGGCGCTTCGCCAGCGTTGTGGTGGAGCCGGTAACAATGAAGAGCGGACGATCAGGCATAGCTTTCCGAATAGCCTCGGCGTATGCGTTGACAACAACCTTATGACGTACACCAACTGCCACGATCTTGTTATCCATCGACTGCAGCATTTCTACGACAGTACGGATCTTTGTCGGAGTATCGCCGCAATACTCAACAACAGTATTCGGCGCAGCGCTGATCCGCAAAAGCAAGGTAATCTGCTGGATAAGCTTCATCATAGAATCCTTGCGGGAGTTTCCAGTGGAAGCGAAGTAATGACTCCGCATAGCGTGGAACTCGTTGATCGCTTTCTGATACACTGCGCGTTCATCTTCCGTAAAGCGAACGGGAACCTGATGGATGCGCTTGATGTCTTTTCCAGAAATTTCCTCGAAAGTACGAGTAATTACAAACCGACCAAGGATATCGCTCAGCTCATCCGCATTGTAAATATCCTGCGTTTTCTGACCGACACCAAACACGGTGATACGCTCAGGCAGATGGCTTGCAGAAAAGAGGGAGTATCCAGCCTTGTATGCGGGGATAGGCTGTCCATAATACGGATTGTTTGTACAAGTAAGCTCTGCTTCCTTTCCATCCTTCTTACTTGCCCGTTCGTAGTGGTAAATGGTGTTACACCAGGAAATCATATTCGCAGAGTTGTTATATGCAAGCTCCAACTGAGGGGCAAACTCACTGATATTGTTTCTGGTGCTGGTTCCGGTCATGAGAAGCTTAAACTTACAGCGTCTGAAATCATCCAGTGTTGCCTTTGCTCGAATGCTGGAAGGATTGGTAATCTCATCGCTTTCATCGAAGCAGAACGCAACCTTCTGACCGTGCTGCTTGATCCAGTTCTTGATTTGCTTACGATATTTGGAAAGCTTGTTCATCGTGACGAGAATAAAATCTCCACGCTGGATGCGTTCCAGATCAGACAGCTTTTCCACCATGACATAAGAAAGTCCGTAGTTCGGAAGGACATCGTTCCAGTTGTTCTTGATAGAAATTGCGGGGGAGAGAACCCAGGTGCAAAAAGCACCCTGCCGTTCCATCCGATACAAGCCTGTAGCAATACCAGCCAGCGTTTTACCACTGCCTTGCTCCCACTGAAGAAGTGTGTACCGCTTCTGCAATACGAGGTTAATATCGTGTTTCTGCAAGTCGTTCAGACGAATTTCTTCCTCGTTTTCTGAGTCGTAGAGCATGAATTCATCCAGCCATGTAGCGATCTCAGCATTCGGTTCCATATCGGAGAACTGCTGCTGTTCGATCTGATATTCACGCTGGCGACGGCGAATCATTCTTGCGTAGCTTCCAAACTCAGAAGCATTCAGCTCATCCGACACGATCTGATAGATCGGAGTATCGGTTTTCATTGCGCCGGTCATCTGCCGTGCCATTTTCGGGCTATAAGCCTTAAACCCAATGGAGTAGTCACGCTTGACCATCCGAATTTCGTCCTTGTACTGTACGGGATGCTGTTTGCGCACCGTGTTTCGCAGATACGCCAGTACCTTGGCTTCCGTGATACGGACACGACACCATTCCTCGTAGGACATATCCTCGGGCTGTTTCTGTGTGTAGTAGCGATTGATGTATTCGCAGCATTTCACATACTTTTCTTTCAGACGAGGATGAGACTTGATATCATACAGGTATTTCTTCACCTTGTATGTAAAGTCGGCAGACGAATCTCGATCTCTTGAGAGTTCCAGTAAGATGTGAGATCTATTCTTCCGAAGTTGCTCCTGCGCCGCGTTCAAAAAGAAAGTGCGAACATACTCTTTGCCGCTTCCGTTCAGCCCGACATTCTCATGTACATAGGTGGTGTAGGGAAGAGGCTTCCAACCAGACATATCGCTGTTACGCTGCCAGAACTGTACCTTCGTCTGGTATCCGGTGACACCCAGGCCAGAGAAGGTGTTTGCATCCAGAGTGAATTGACCAAGGAAGCTGAAGTGTTTCTCCATTTCCTTAATCAGTCCACCGTCCGAAAAATCATCTGCAAGGAAAGAGGAAGGAACAACCAAAGCCATAATTCCCATAGGCTTCAGAAGCTCTGCCGCCTTCTGGCAGTAGTAGAGCTGAGACAGAACCTGTGCGCCATCCACCCACCAGCGCAGATTGAAGGGAGGATTGCCGACCACATAATCCAGCTTGATACCAGGATTGTACGAACGAATGTCTCCGCAAGTGAGATTTGCCTTCGGATAGAGATACTTTGCAACCTTGTAAGCCTTGGCATCCAGTTCGCACCCATAGACATTGCTTTCCATCGGAGCAAAGTTGAAGAATGTACCCATTCCGCAAGTGAGATCGGCAACGATGTCCGTATCATCCAGTGCCAAGCAGTCCATGATGAACTCACACACCGCATGAGGGGTGAAGAACTGTCCGTTCTCCAACTCTTTCTTTGCGCTGGAATACTCATGGTAGTTGTCAAAGTCACTGTATTTCAGACCGTGCAATCCACCATCGCCGGTGTAGGCGTTGTAAATATCTTCGCAGGTGATACCAGAGGATTCCGCCAAGTCATTGTCGATCAGGTAGAGAATCTTATCGTTCAATCCCTGGCGACTTTCCTGCGGGATTTCCTGCTGCATGTTTTTGTATTTCATGTTTACCTCCTGTTTGTATTCACAACCGCCCACGATGCGAGTTGTTTAGCTAACTTCTTGGTGTTTACTATCTGCTCTCAACAGTCCAGACATATCCACAATAAGGAACTCCGGTATTAAGTGCGTTCTGAATAGACAATACCGCACTAATGGAACACTGAATGATATTGCTGTAATCTTTCTTGGGTGGATGCAAGTAATTCTGAACCATATGAAATGCGGCCTTGTTAATGTCTCGGAAAGAGGTAGATTTTCCGCTATCCACCCTGGTCGCAACGATATAATCAATCTTGATCGTATCGTGGTAGTTCCCCTTTTTGTGATTACAGGCTTCGCACATGGTTTGCATATTGTCCACATGATCTCTTCCGCCCTTGCTCTTGGGAACAATGTGATCTTTCGTCAGCAAAGAACCATCGTCCGCAAAGAGATTGAAATGACGACGGTTAGTATCTGGATCTCCACAAAGCTTGAAATGCGTTCCGGTTTTGCCACAGCAAACACATGTCGTTCCCTTCTGATAAAACAACATATATCTCAGAGACACCGGACGGACATTAAAGCCATCCACAACCATATCAGAAGTGTGTTTGTAAGCGTCTGTTTTACGCAGTAGATATTCCTCGCCAATCAGAGAAAATACTTCTTCTGGGCTATACGCCTTGTCTTCAATAATCATTTGTTTCATATGGCAGTCCCCAAATAATCCTCCACAAACTGACGGGCAAAAGCTTCGCTGGTAAAGCGAATGTCCACACGACCATTCTTGAAGCACTTGATGCTCTTGATCTTTTCCAAACCAACCGGCATCTCAGTATCATATGTCTTCCAATCATAACCAAGGAGAACGCTGAGACTGTAAGGAGTGTGGTCGGTGCTGTTATACTCGAAATGGACGAGAGCGCGAATGACATTTTTCATGCTATCCGACAACTTGATCTGGTGTTCGCCCTTGTGATATTCTTCGTGCCAGCTATCAAAGCTGCAGGCATATCCGGTGAAGGAAATGACTGCCTTTTTCTGCTCGTAAGTCTTATTGCCGCGATAGCTGTTCCACGCCGCATCATGAGCCTTTTGCTTCAGCTCTTGCACGGCCTTATCCTGGAAGGAGAAGCCACCAAGCTGAATGAAAATCTGATCCAGAACGGCTTGATAGTCCAACGACAGTTCAGCCATCGTTTTATTGTAGGCTTTCCACTCTTCTTCGTTGTACCGCCATCCGCCTTCAGGCTTCTTGGGGAGCAACACATCATCCGCATCCGAAGAATCGATGGTGACTTTGTACTTATGCTGGAAGTACCAGAAAATTCTGGAGATGAAGCGGTCATGAGACTCGCGCAGTTCCTCGGTGTATTTGGAAGGCTTAAAATCTCCAAGGTAAGTGCCGTAAGACTCGTTCTCGCAACGCTCCAAAATGGCAGTCTGTTCGTCAAGATATTTCTGGCTGTGTTCGGCCAGAAACTTCAGAGCGGTACGGGCATGATCGTATGCCTCTTTCTGCGTCTGACAGAACTTCCGGTCAGCTTCGGAAATCCTGGTGTCAGCGGTGATCTCCACGCTGTTGAATTTATCCAAAAGGCTCATTTTTGTACCTCCGTTTTGTTCTGTTCCGCAAGTGCTTTGCGATACTCGCGGTAGGGATTATGTGTATCAACAACTGCCTGAGCATAGAAAGTCTTCACGCCATCCCAGATCAGCTTACACATGAGCAAGGTGAAAAATAGTAAAGTCATAGGCAATCTCCTATCGATGTACTTCTAAAATCGAATAACCATTTTTGGTTCCAACGATCTTACTGTAAGCATAAATTTTTGCGTCATCCACGCATTTGAACGACTTGTACTCACGGGATATTAGACCATCATAAACACTCCATCCCGCATAAATGTCGATTCTGTATTTGGTCATAAACAAATCACCACCTATGCTACGATGGGTTCAAGAGTACCATCCCTTGCGGCCTGCCGCAGCTCCTTTGGAGTCACATTGAGCTTCGCCGCCATATAGTCGAATGCGTGGTCCTTAGTACCAACACTGCGGGGATAGGGGAGAGCGGGAAACTTCACTCGAAACATCTCCCATCGGCCATCCTTACGCAGTCGAATACGATACGGATTTTTCATGCGTTTATCTCCTTTCCATCAGGCCACACCAAGCTTCCAGCTCAACCGAAGTACATCGGTGTCCGAAAGTTTGTATCCTTTGTTTCTGGCATACTTCTTGACAAAGAATACGCCGCGCTCTGTCTCGACGATCTTACCGTCCATATGACCGTAGGTGCATTTCTGACCGACCAGAGAGGGAAGAGCCGCCTTTGCATCTTCTGCGATCTTCTTGTCATCCATCGTAACCTTGTACTGAACAGCTACGTTCAGATGGGTATGATCTTCAAATCGATCAACCAGAAATGCCAACACGCGATTGCAGACATCCAACCGCTGATCCGCAGTCATTCTGTCATTAAAGGTAAGCGTGAAATAGGAGAAATCACGACCAGAGAACTTGCCGCAGGTGGTCTGGTAGAAGTCATTGCACCAGAAAAACAAATCCCATTTGTCGCTTCCGTAATCCACGCCGCAGTCAGGCTCGAACTGATAGCAGACAAACTTTCTGGCAAGAGCCTCCATAACGGGGCGCATTGCGTTACTTCTGATTTGTACCGCGTCATCGCAGTGGGCGCTCCACTCTTCACGAGTATGGCTGTCGGCAAAGGCTTTGTTAGCCTGCTTTTCTTCCTCAGTGTACTCATATCTGAGACGTAGAGAATGCAAATCCTCAATGGCGTATCCGCGCTGAACGAAATCCAAAGAGGAAGCACTGATATAAGATTTGTCATGAGTGATATTCATGTTGCACCTCCAAGTAGTCTTTTCACTATACTTAATAACGGTCAGCGTCGAAAATTAACCAACCATCTAAGATTTTGCAAAAAAAAGACGCTGGAAAAATCCAGCGTCTTCGTTGTCGATATGTTAGATCAGTTCCCAGCAAGCCCAGAAGTCGTACTCTTCGTCGCCAACCGAAACGGTATTACCATTGTCAAAGAAGTCGGTCAGCCATTCGCTGAATGCCTCGCCGCTTCCGCTCTCGTAGTTTTTCTTTTCCAGCCACCTACGCAGTTCAGAGACAGAAGAAAATTGCATATTAAACATTACTGCCACACTCCTTCTAATCCAAAGGTGAAGCGAATGGTGGAGTCTTTCAGGCCACTCAGGAATACGCTGTCAGACAGCACACCCATCGCAGTAAACACGCGCAGTTCCTTTCCACGGAGAGAAGCAAGCCGGCGAATTTCAATGGAGATGACGGCATTCGGGCGGGAACTGGACAGAGGCTCGATCTCCACACAAGCAACCTCCATGCAGTGTGCGTCCATCCACAAAGCCGCCTGCTTTACCTTCTCATATCGCTGCATCACGGTCAGATCAGCGATCTTGCCGTTAAAGTAATCGTCCGCTAAAATTCTGTCCAGTTCGTCCGGAGTGAAGAAGTCGCGGACATCTACATCACACTCGCGGGAGCGCTCCACTTTTGCCTGGAAGTCAGCTTCGGCCTGCTGTTTGGCAGCTTCAATGCGATTGCCCATATCGTTATTCTGAAAATTCATCCGAATCACCTTGTTATCGTTCATAGTGCCTCCAATTATATCAGTTATATCTTTGATTTACAATAGTCCGTTCTCACGGAGGCGTTTACGCAACGCCTCACGCATCTTTCCTTCTTCTTCAATCGCGTAAATCTTCCGTTCAATTCTTTGCGGAGTAATATACGCCTCAAGACAGTAGTTCCGCTGCCAAAACCCGAAGTCTTTTTGAAAAACCTTGCAGCGACGGCCATCCGTAAAGATAGCTATCTTGCAAGGCTTGTTAAACATTGTGGGGATAACAGAATCAATGATCTTATAAAGCTTCATCGTCGCCTCCATTTCTTAGTAGGTAGGGCAAACCGCCTGGGCAATCCGTGCGCGTGGGTTATTCCGCACCGGCGCATACACCGCCTCGCCATTACCAAATACGGCGGCGCAATAGATTTCCTCAAAGCCCCATTCCTTTGCCATCCTGCGGAGCATACGGTTAATCTTATTGATCTCGCTGTTGTAGCGGCGAATGGCAACGCTACGGAACATGTCAAAGTAGTATTGACAGTCGTAATTATCCATCTCGTTAGGATCGTGGTTCTCTTCCACAAAGAACTGAAGACCGTAATAATGACCGCCATCCACAATAATCTTGTGGAACATCAGACCTTCGTTTATATCTTTCAGAGAACACTCGATCTCACGACCAATGAAATAAGCTTCATCAAGCTCGTCATCCGTTCTCACGAACAGAGAAAAGTTTTGCATCGATTTGAAATTCGGACATGACATATTATCGCCTCCTATTATATCTAATCATGTAGAATAGAAAATCTTAACCAGGCGGAAAGAAAAATCCGCAGACCGCCTCTCGGCGGTTTCGTCGTTTACGACTCATCAGTGCGGCTTACCAGACGCATTTCCAACCAGGCTGCGAGACGGTAGCTTCCATCTCTTCTCTGCGCTTGTCTGCGGCTTCCTGTTCGCCATCTTCGGGGAAGTCGGAGACATCCAGATCAACAACCTCCACATCGACATCGCCATCGGAGTAAACGGCCTGAACAAGACCGCCCTCAACTCGAATGATAACCTTTGTCATATCAATTACTCCCTTCGTCGAACTCTTCGTTCTCGATCTCACCGCCGACACTGAAAACCTCGTATGCAGCGCTCTCCAATCTGGAGATACTGGCCGTAGCAGTCGGCTCCTTTGCCTTGATAGCATCAGCCTCTGCAACCATCACATCATGAACGAAATTGAATGCGTTCACGACATCATCCTCGGTGAGAAAGGTAATGTTGTACTTCTGAACAATGCTGTTCAGCGTTTCTTTTGTCAAATACATATTGTCACCTCATAAAAATAGCCGCCCAGGTTTCCCCAGGCGGCTTGTCCGGATTGTTTACTTGCTGGAACTTACAGACACATTGTTATGGAAGAGAAGGTAGCTGAGCAGGTAGAGAAGATACGCCTGCCAGTATGTGATCTCAGGCAGATTGAAGATCTGAGGCATAACGGTGTTCCACACCAGAGAGATGAGAAGCGCCATCAGGAAGCCGACAGCGGCGATTAGCAGCAAGCCAAGGAAGATGTAGCCGACCATAGTTGCGAAAGTTTTCATACGAGTTCTCCTTCTTCTTTTCATGAATGTTTTGTTCATGCTCTCGACAGAGTGCATCAGCGCACCCCCACCAACTGAGTAACGCGATCAAGCATCTTGTGACCGTCCATGATACGACCCCAGTTGTTTTCGCGGTAGTTCTGAGTCATGCGGCGGGGAGTGGAATGGGACACCATATCGCTCATTGCGTTCACAACGCCCCAGGCGGTGTTCATGAACATGGCGATGTCAGGGCGCAGGTAGCACACCATGAACTCGTCCTTAGCTTTCTGGACGCTGTTCTTCTTGCGATCAGAGTCATCTTCATCTACGGGGAACATCTCATCCAGCAGCTTATCAAGCTGTTCGTCGGTGATCTTCTTGTTCGCCAGCTTGTCCGCATACTCAGCCAGCTCACCCATGTAGGCATCCGCCAGTTCAAGACACATACGCGCCTCCTGCATCTTCTGGTTGATGTTGCCGACATGCTTGGTAGACCACTGACGCTGAGCAGTGTTCAGAGCGATATTCAGGGTGTTATTGCAGACAACACGGATGGGAGTCATGCAAACGCGGATAGAACCGCTGCCGTCGTGAGTATTGGAGAAGCACAGGTAAGGCTCCACATCATCACCAACGATCTTACGAGCAGGCATCTTGGCAAGCAGCCAAATCTTCTTGCCCTCCTGAAGACTTCCTGCGGTTTCGTAGCGGACATCGCCGCCGATCAACTCATCGGTGAAGCTGAACGCATCCGCATTCTGTACGATCTGATACCGGTCACTGACCACGCCCAGCACCTTGCCATCAGTGCTTCGGACATTGGCTTTGAAATTCTCGATCTTAGCACCGCCGCACACCTGGATATTCTTCTGTCTGACCTCCCAATCAAGACCGGCCAGACGCAACGCATCCGCGCTGGTAGGGGCTTCCTGCACCATCGTACCCAGGCCGTGCCAGGGAACCTCGCGCACATAAAACATAGTCTCAACATTCGCTGCCATTGTTGTATCCTCCCATAAAGTAATTGGTTTTGTTTTTTTTGATCTCCTATTACAACTAATAACGGAGAAGGGCAGAAATTAACCTATTTCAAAAGTTTTTCTGCTTGAACTTGACGATATGTTTCAATCGTCACGCCGGTATCTGGCTCACGCTCACAAAGATCAATGACTTCTTCCATCGTCCAGCCATTTTCCAGACACACCGCTTCATCGTCGGCGGTAAAGTCAAGAACAGAGCCTTTGCTGGAGTGGTAGTCAAGAATCGCATTGGGCAAACCCTCGTCCGTCCACTGCCAATTCAGTTCTCCAAAGTGCTGCAAATGCCACGATCTCGACTCTGCGATTTTGTTGCGCAGGGTAAACTCTTTTCCCATTTCACACCTCCGCGATCTCATAGACAACACGGCCATCATCGTCCACATAAGAGACGAGCCGTTTTCTTGCAACCATTACGGCCAGCGCTTCATGCAGAGTAAGTCGGTTAGCATTAGCACCAAGCGCCTCCACGATCTCGTTAAACTCCATCGGTTTTCCAGAAGCATCCAATGCCTTGACAATGGAAGACTTCAGAATATCGGTGTTTTTACTATTGGAAAGTCCAAGGCGATACGCCTCTTCCAGAGCAGCATCAAGTTCCCAAACAGAAACGACCATAAAATCTTCATCGTCATTGTGTTTGGTTTCCAGGCTTCCGCGTTCAGGCAGGCCAATGATCTTCGGAGCGGCAACGGCAAAAATCTTTGCCTTTTCTTTATCGCTAATACTTAAATCGCACCAGCCAAGTTCCTGTTTGGCTTTTTCAATGCAAAAATCAGTGAAGGTATGAAGCGCCCTATTATCTCTTTGAGCGCTATCATACACTCCAATTAGGTCGGGCGTACCAGACAACTCCCTCCCACAACGAACGGCAATTTCAAAAGCCTTTTTATAAAGCAACATCATCTGATAATATCTCCTTCCACCAAGATTTCAGAAATTGCGATATTGCTAATACCTACATTGTCGATATTAGCAAGAAGTTTCTTCATCACTTCTACGCGGTCATCGGCTTCCACCATGTACCCACGATTGTAGCCGTTGGTATATGTGACAATCACGGCGAAGCGGTAAGGCTCGGCCTCTCTCAGCATTTCCTCGCGGGTCATGCAATCCACAATATCCTTGCCGCAGGATGGACAGGGAGTAAAGGTGATGCGCTTACTCAGCACCTCGTCATGGATAACATCGCCGGTAAACCAACTTCCGCAAGCATCGCAAATATGATACTTGTCGTTGTCGTTGAGCGCACAATCCTCGCAGATTGCAAACTCGGAGTCCAGTCCTTCATTAACAATAGTAGCGACCTCTTTGATCTCGTCGATAGCCTTGCCGCAAGTCTTACAAATCTTACTCATGTGCTTCGCACCTCCTATTACAACTAATCATCCGAAGCGGAAATAATTAACCTAAATATGTAATTTTTATGGGGTAGGGTTTTTGGTGAGCGGATACCCTCTAAAACCGCTATGGATTACCAGAAACGGAACTTCTTCATTTCCAGCACCTCCTTATACATATACCGGTTCTTTGCCGCGCTCCACATTCTCACCACGGAAACAGTGGCCGCAGTACATCCAAACGCCAGCAGCAACACGCTTAAAGGTGAGATAGGTATTGCGCCATTTTCCGGTATCGGGATCTTCCTTCATGGAATAAGGCTCACCCATCTGGGAACAGTCGCTTCTCAAACAGGCAGGCGGCACACAGTCCATGAAGTCATCCACAATATCTTTGGAAACATAGTCACCAATCTGCGCCTTACTGGTATCGAACTCGCCCTGCTGAAAAACAGGCTTGCCTTCATACATCATATCGATTACCTCATGCGGGAATGGCCTCGGCAGGCTCGTCCGCCTTGGCTTCCTCGTGCTTAGCGGCTGCGGCCTGCTGCTGACGCTGATAGCGCTTCAGACGCTTCTCGAATTCAGCGTCGGAGTCCATCGGAGCATTGCAGGTTTTGCCGCCGCCCTTGCCGATGATGCCCTTGCTGGGATTGGCAGCGCCAACCTCACGCTTGACGGTAGTGCCGCGCAGATGCTCATACTTACCCAGGTTAGAACGCTTCTGATTACTCATTTGAAAATCCTCCTTAATATTTGTTGGGTTGTCCACCCATTACTACTAATCATGTACGGGTGCAGAAATTAACCTTGATCGACGAACTTTTTGAAATTTTCCTCGGCGTGATACGTCTTGATAAACGCCTCGTATTTTTCCAGCATTTCCATCTGGCTTTGCTTTTGCCGACGCAGATTATAAAGTTCGCTGGTATGCTCCACACCAAAAGTCTGGTGCAAACTATGCAAAACTGTGGAAGACGGTTCAATCCAGCTTTCTCGCACGACTTCACCATCCAAAAGCACCTGCTCAAACAGCTTTACATCATAAATCGTGTTGTGTGTCTGACCTTCGCTGCACATGCAGAAAAAGCCGATCAAGTACGATGTCATAGCTTCATCCAGATTGGAAAAATGCTTGACCTTATAACGATCTCCTGGCTCTCCATTCTTGTTTGAGCCGCTGCATACATAGTTCCAGTCCTTTTGATTGTCGATGTACTCAACCGCGTAACGGACATCCACATTGACACCTTTCTTTTGCCAACTGACCACTTTTTCACCTCCTATTACAACTAATCACGCTTGTCGGCAAAAATTAACCGAATAGTTATGAATAATTATGCAAGATTACTTCATCGCTCTTGCATTTTGGGCTTGAAATGCTCGTTGAAGGTGTTGCTGTAAGCACAAACGCCGTTCCAGTCATCATATGTGACCTTTTCTGTTTGTCCATCACACAGAAAAACCAGATTTGCCCTCGGCTCATTGCCATCATCGGGCAAACGGCGCTTTCCTCCGATCAGCCACTTGGCAAACTTCTCACGGCTGGAAACCTCGCGCAGATAATAGCAGCCAGACTCCAAGCCCTTGTAAATCTGTCGGCCTGTTCCGTTCTCAATGCCAACAAAAGAAACGGGGATAGTCTTTTCAGGATTGCGCTGGGTATCGTTGTACCAGTCGTTCTGAGACATCCGAACAAAATACTCTTCCAGCGCAGCGGAATACTCCAGCCGAACATGATCTTTGATATAGTCCAGGCCAAGCCGTTCAACGTCTGCCTTTGCCATATAACAATAGCCGCGACGATTCCACTCATCGGAGACACTTACCTTGACCGTCTGGCTCAGATCAACACAAAAGCCGTCATCATCATACTTGCGCTGTTCTTCCAGCGTCGGCTCACTGAAAACAGATACGATCTTGACCGCCTCGAATGCGTAAAAGTCCTCATCGCACTCCATGCACTGATAGACATATTCGAGTAACTCCGAAGCAATCAGCAGCTTTCCGCAGTGCGGACAACGAAAAGAAACATGCTCTTTATTCATGGTCAATCCTCCACAACAACGCCTTCAGCACCGCAATTCAAGCAAGTCCAGATGTTGCCATCGTCAGGCTCATGGGTAGTTTCCAGGCAGTCATCCAGAACCTCGATAAACTCGCCATTTTCATCCACTTTCCATGACTGCATAACATGTGCAGTCGTTTCAAACTGCTTTCCACCACACTTGGGGCATACATGCTTGCTCATCCGTCAAACCTCCTTGAAATAGTCTGCAAAGTCCTCAGTGTAGATCATGCTGACACCGTTGAAATTGTTTTTGATACGGTATCCAACACTGTCCTTGCTGATAATGGTGTAGTAGCATCTCTTGCTGAAATACTCTTCGCCATCCTCATCGAAAGAACGGACGCACTGCACCTCACCGATACCAACGCCGTCGAACAGCAGCGCCTCATTTCCGTTTTCTTTCTGGTATCTGTACCAGTTGAGCATAGAAACAAAGTCGTGATCTTCGATGCCGTAGCGCTCTTCCAACTTGCCAGCGCCGTCATATTTCTCAACGACTGTCCATCCGCTCTTCTCGTCATACTTGACTTCCAGACGACCACCGTTGTTGACTTCCAGTTTAATCATGTGTTTTGCACCTCCTATTACAACTAATCATCGAAGGGAAGAAAAATTAACCAGAAAAGCAAAAAAAAGCGGGGACAGAAATTGTCCCCGCCTCTCGATCTTAGATTGCATACACCAGCTTTACGCCGTCCCGTTCAGCAAAGAACGCATCCGCAATAGGACAACCCATGCAAAGATTGCTGTTGCATTCACCAGGCCGACGGCAGCCCCGTCCATCCTCGCCGCAAATGCTGGGGGCATTCTTCTTCTCGTGATAGATTACACGAACGCCGGTCAGCTTTTCCGCAATCAACCGCTTCAGATAATCCAGCGCATGTGCATCATTGCCAAAATACTGAGAGTCGATCTTCCAACTCCAAACGGTTCCGTTATATTCCGGCTGTTCCACTATCTCAACCGTTTTGCCATTGGATAGGTGGATGATGTATGTATCATCCTTGACTTGCTCAGCGTTTAACCGCATCTTGACATGATATTCCATCATGATAATTTACCTCCTTAATATCCAGCGGCCTTGCCAAATCTGACAGGCTCTTCACCGTCCGCCAATTCGCGGATATACTCGATCTTCCCGTTAGGAAGCTGCCACTGACGGATATACAGGCGACCTCTGGCTCGTGCTTCCGTTTTGTTCTTCACGCAGAAGACCGCCTCGCCGGTTCCACCGTCATCATCGGTGATACAAACCGCATAACGCTTATTTGCAGTCTCAGCCATTTTGAAAAACCTCCGTATATTGAATTTCCTATTATAACTAATCATCCTGGACAGCAAAAATTAACCGGAAAACAAAAAATCCACTGCCGTTTGACAGCAGAATTACGGCCTTATATAATAAGAGGTAATATTTACTTGTAAAGGTTTACAGCAAGATGAAAAATAAATATCACATCATCCTATCCGCTATTGTACTCGTTTTCTTTTTGATTGGATTATCAGCCTGTTTGCGTGGCACATTGAATTATGTATTCAAAACTGATGACGATACAATTCGATATACGCATATCGAAAATGAATGTACATATGGTTCATGCAATGGAACGAAAGCAAGCGGAAGCAGATACTGTATCCGTCATACATGCTCGGAAGACGGCTGTTATAGCCAATCCAACGCTAACACGATGTTTGAATATTGCGATAAACATGAGGACGAATTGACTTGTATTGAGCCTGAGTGCTATGCTCCAAAATACAGATACGCCAAAAGCGATTACTGCAAAACTCACTACATCAACCATATAAGCTGAGTAGCGCCATTCAGTCTTCCTATTATATCTAATCGTTCAGGCAACCAGAAATTAACCACTGAAGCAAAAAAAACGGCGGGGAGAAAAGCCCCGCCGTTCTGTTCTGTTTATCCCAGGATAAAAGGATTATTGAGCCGCCCCATGTGTTCGTTCGCCAGGTTCAGAATCTGTTCATCCGTTACGGTTCCAGACAGATTGCACAGCACATTGTAATTCTTCTTGCTCTGCATCGCGCCCATCCGGACATCCACGCCCATACCGCTCGATCTCATAAAGTCGCTGTTCTCGCAGACTTCCCAGATGGAGAGGTGAAGCACCGGCTGCTGTCCAATCGTCTTCCAGTTCTCGCGCTCTTCGCGGTATTCCAGCTTTGCCTGGAGTTTACGGCCATCCGACAAATCCAGCACCTTGACCGCCGTTTTGTCGTTCCGCATTAGGAAGCAACGCAGATCAAACCGGAAACCGTTCTGCAGCTTTTCGTTCCACTTCATAACCTGATCTTTGGTACAACTTGCCATGATATTTTTCCTCCCTTATTTATCCACTGTTAGTAGTCGATAGCTATGCGCTTGTTCCCGTTCTGAACAGACGCAGAAAGTTTTTTAGCCAGCGCGTCATACTGTTCAGCCTTCAAATTACATAGACTTCTTTCAAAGCTTTCAACTTCCGCTGACTGTTTCGCAGCATTTCGATATGTAGCAGCCAGATTTTCCAGCTCGCCAACAATCCATTGAACCTCGATTTTAGTAAGTCTTTCCATTGTTTATCCTCCTATTGGAAAATTTAACCATAAATTAAAATATGCCTGGAAAAAATCATCCAAATGCCCAGCGGAGCAATCAGCAGCACAGCCGTTGCATCCTGATCTTCCGGAGTCGTGCCAGTGGAACACATCCACAGCACCAGGCCACACAGCGCCAGCATCAGCAGCCCATACAATTTCTGTTTGAGCATCAAGCGCCGTCTCATCCGTTTACTCATTCTGTTTACCTCCCAAGTTAATCCACCAGAGCGGCGCAATATAAAGGCCGTCCGTGCTGTCCATTATTCCGATCTTCTGATCTCCGCTGTTCTCAAACTCATCAGCGGATAGCCAGAGAGATTTTCCGTTATCCAACATGAGCTGGAGTTCCAGCCCGTGCCATTCAGCCTTCAGCACTCGCCGCGTTACTGTTCCATCCGTAACGAATACCACGCGCCCAGCTTCCAGCTTTTCGGGGATCTCGTGCCATTCCATTTTTCACCCTCCCTTATCAATCCATCATCCAGACAACCAGAAATTAACCGCTGTTTGTCTTTTTTTCTCAGCCGCCCCGGCCCATCCAGAACCAGGGCGGCGCATTGTTTGGTTAATTCCTTACGCTGCAACATCGGCGCTTGTCAGTCCAGCGGCCACGCCTGCGGCCTTGATCTTCTTCAGCCGCTTGCAGATTGCCGGCTCAGAGATACCAACCATCGCGGCGATCTCCTTGCTGGTGTATCCGTCACGCTTGCCCTCGATGATGATTCTGTCGATCTCGTCGCGGCTGTTCATGAACGCATCCAGCATAACTTCAGCCATTGCCGCCGCTTCGGTGTTGTCCTTGCGGCTCGTTGCCATAGTGTCGATATACTCCACCTCGTCGCCGTTCTTGTCGATGACGGTATGGACACGGGCGCGGACATGCTTCACTTCAGCACGATAAACCGCATTGATGGAATACAGGCAGGCACGATAAACCAGAGACACAAGGGAAATATTCAGCTTGCCAGAGGCGGCGCGGCGCTCGTTGAGCTGTTCCAGATAGTCAGCATCCAGCATTTCGGCCAGCTTCAACCAAGCATCATTGACAAAACCATCCAGGCCGTGACTATTGATAACCCAGGCGACAGACTCGTTATACTCGTTGTAACGATCTTCGACGCTGTACCGGATTTCGTCCTTTGCGGCGCGTTTCACATTCGCCTTCAGCATGTTATACTGCTGATCTGCGCCCATGTTCGCCCACTGTTCGATGATGTTGGCCGGCTGATTCTTCACATGCGCCCACGCCATAGACAGGCACAGGGAGAAGATAGGGCGGATGCCGTCGCCCTCATCGGCTGCGTGGTAAATCTCCCACGCCTTGACCATAACGGCCTTCAGATTGTACTTGCTCATTGTTCAAACTCCCTTCAATTTGTCCAGGCGCTTCACCGTGCGCCGTTTATACTTCTGTTTTACGGTTTCCCGCGACGGCCATTTGTGGCCGTTTCGGTTAGTGACCGGCTAACCATCATCAGGCGGGCTTCAGCTAAAATAAATGTTGTAATCGTTGCGGGTAATGTTCGGGTTCCCCTCGTACACGCTATAAATAAAGCGGCTGTTTTCGACCTCTTCGCCGTTTATGTACCATTCGCAAGAGCCTTGCCAGCATCCCAGATTTGGGAAGTCGCGGCGGTTAGTAATTGCACCGGTAGTAACGCCGATCTTTTCCAATTCGTCATACATGGCCGCGATCTCGTGCGGCTCGTGCCATCCGCTAAACCGTGCGGCGATCTCGTTCGCTTTCTTTATCTGCTGCCGCGTTGCTTTCATGTTTGCGCCCTCGCTTTCTTTTGTATGGGCAGGGCGGCAAAGTCGCCGCCGCTGCCGCTTGTTTAGTTAAGTCCTTAGATAAAGTACATACCGCCGTTATATTCAAGGGCGATTGCTTCTTGTCCCATCTCGTGCTTCAGCTCGTAGCACATGCGGACAATATCATCAATGTACTTTTCAGCGTCAGCGGTGGAGCAGTACGCGAAAACCATTGTTGTACGCTCAGCCACAAGGGAGTTATCAGCGGCAACCCAATAGCCAGCGGCCTGGGTAGCAGTCGCGCCGCCGAACGCATTGGAGAGGGTACGCGCCACGCGCTCAACATATGCGCCGTTGTCGATCTCCTTGTTAATGTCAACCGTAGCGGGGACATACACGGTAATTTTGCTATTCAGGGGAATCATGTTTGCAAGCTTCATTTTCTCATTACCTCCGATTATTTAGCTAATTCCTTTAGGGCTTCCAATCCGCAACCCTCACGGCTGCGGCGATCTCGTCAAGGTTGTTTTGCTATCTCCTTAACTCTGGTATTATTGTACCATACTATTTTCCCGCTGTCAATATAAAACCGCTAAAATTTTCTCGCTTCTCACTTAAATTATAACCAAATTCGCAAGGCGGTTTTTGTGCAATTTGACCATACAGAATTGGCCTGGATAGACGGCCAGACAGCCGCCAGAGCCGGAGAGATAGACAGAGGACAGAGGGCGCAGGCGGTGGAGATCATGACGGCCAGAGAGACGGACAGACGGCCACGGCCAGCAGGAGGACAGACACCGGACGCAAGGCAAGGACAGACAGCGCCCCGCAGCGACGACCCGTAGCAGAGAGAAGAGGGAGAGAAGCAAGGACAGAGGGAAGAGCGCCAGCGCCAGAGGCGCGGCACTGGAGACACGGCCAGCAGGAGCCAGAGAGAAGCCGCCCCAGATCAGCAGAGGGAGAGACAGCCGCAAGCGCGGCACTGTAGCCCATAGCAGAGAGGGAAACAGACAGCAGGGAGACACGGCTGGAGCATGTGAGACAAGAGAGAAGAGAGGGAAGAGAAGAGAGGGAGCGACAGGAAAAAGACAGAAAAAGCCGCCATTTTCCCCGCCCTGCCCGAAGCTACAGCCCAGGCCAGCAGATAGCACCGGCAGAAGCTGGACAGCAGAGAAGCCCCGCCAAATGCCTGGAATCAATTCCGCTTTTGTGGAGTATGCGGAACTACCTTGAATAACGGGCATTTTTGCCAGCTCCAAGACGGGGGATAGTTTACATTTTCACGCCCCTTCAGCTCACAAAATGTTCGCCTTGTACCCCCTTCTCCACGCCTCAAATATTTCGAGACACCGCCTCGACGACCCACCGTTCACCAACGATGACTTCTCATTTTTTATGACCTTACAAAATATGTTTAGCTTTAGTATTTTGGAAGAGAAATCACCGTTGACCATCGGGATCTCCCCGAAACCATCACCCCGTAAGGAACTAACTATATAACTTTTCGCACAAATTCTATTGACATTAGTGCCGCAATCTGCTATAATAAAGCATGTAAGGAAGCCAACGATTTTCACCGAAGATCAACGGCTTATTCAAAAGCTAAAGTAATTAGCTAAACAAGTTTGAGAGGTGAACGAAATGGAACAGACTCCCGAAGTTGTAATTTCTCAAGTGGTGCTGCATCCTGATCTGGAAAAGCTCATTAAGCAGAAAAGCCGCCCCAAGAACTACAAAGAGGGTGAGCGCCAGACAGTTTATCCTTTGAAAAAGCATGATGAAATTATTGCTATGGCAAACTGGCTGCTTGAGCATAAGGGCAAGAAGTATGTCTTAGCGTTTACCCTTGGTGTTAATGTTGGCCTGAGAGCCAACGAACTCCTTTCGCTAAGGATGAACCAAGTGTTTGCACCCAATGGATCTGTAAGGTTGATCGAAGATCTTGACGATACCTCAGATGCCATTGAGATCCTGCAAAGTAAGACTGGCAAGTATCGTGCGGTCTTTCTCAACCAGGCTTGTAAGGATGTACTGGAATGGTGCTTTCCAGAGCAGGGGGCTTATTTACATTGTGATGGATACCTGTTCCCCAGCAGAGAAGGTGACTTTATTCAAGTCGGGACTTTTCGTAAGGCTCTGAAAGAAGCGGCTAAGGCTTGTGGAGTAAAACAGAATGTTGGAACCCACACCTGCCGCAAGACATGGGGATGGCATCAGTACAAGTACAATAGCGATAAGGCAAACATGGACATCACCATGCTACAGAGAGCTTTCGGCCATAGTTCTCCGGAAGTGACACTCAGATACTTGGGAATCACCGATGAGGAAGACAAAGCCTTGTACCATAACATGTGTATTCATGTTGTTTCAGACAAGGATTTTGGAAATCATGATTGTATGGGAACTGGAAACGGGCGGTAATTTCCCATAAGACAATGGGAAATTAAATACATTATTTCCCCACCCATCTAAAAGGGAAGCCTTTTCCGAAACCCTTTGTTCAACGGTGTTTTCTGCCCCTTGTCGGAGGCGTTTTGCCTACCCAAATTAGGAACTTTTTTAGGAGAGACAAATATGGATATCAAAATCTGCGATGCAATCATGGGTGCTGGCAAGACGAGTGCTGCGATTAACTACATGAATGCCTCAGATGGGAACTTCATTTTCATTACACCATATCTCAATGAGTGTGATCGCATTATCGATAGCTGCCCAATCAAGGAGTTCAAATCTCCTAAGGACAAACCACGAAGCAAGCTGTACAATCTGCATTTCCTACTGGATAAGAAGTTCAATATCTCCAGTACCCACGCTCTCTTCGCCAGCTATAATGAAGATACGGTACGGTTGATCCGAGAAGGACACTACACCTTAGTTATGGATGAGGTATTCGAGATCGTGAAGGAAATCAATATCTCTAAGGGAGACGTTCAGGATCTCATGAACAGCGGCTATATCGAAGTCGATAAGGAAACGTGCCGCGTTCGTTGGCTGAACGACTCCTATGTAGGAACCACCTTCCAAGATCTGATGCTCCGAGCTAAGGCTGGCACACTTCTCTACTATAACGATACATTCCTATTCTGGATGTTTCCACCTGAGGTATTTCAGGCATTCGATGAAGTGATCGTCCTTACATATCTCTTTGATGCGCAGCTCCAGAAGTATTACTTCGACATTAACGGCTTCGATTACAAGTACATCGGCGTTGAGGTAACACCGGACGGACAGTATGTGTTTTCTGAAACCCGCAACCAGTTTACGAAAATTGCTGGCCTGCGGGATCGGGTTCACATTCTGGACAACAAGAAGCTGAATAGTATTGGCGATGAGAAGTTCGCGCTGTCTTCCAGTTGGTCTGAGCGGCAGTTCAACAACCCAAAGATGGCAAGCAAAATGCGAAATAACATCTATAACGCTCTGCGGCATTATTGTGGTGGTAAGGGCGGAGATAGTATGTGGACTTCTTTTAAGGCTCAGAAAGACAAGATCGCCCCGCCGAATTACAGCCGATGCTTCATTCCGTGTAGCTGCAGAGCCACGAACGAATATCGTGACCGAAAGAACCTGGCGTACTGCGTCAATATCTTCTTCAATCCGTTTTTGAAACGGTACTTTGAGGAACATGGCTGTATGGTAAACGAGGATCGCTATGCGCTGAGTGAGATGATCCAGTGGATTTGGCGTTCGGCCATCAGAGACGGCCACGAAATTCAAATCTATATTCCAAGCCAGCGAATGAGAACGCTTCTGATCGAGTGGCTTGATGAAGTATCGTTTTAACGATACTAAGGAATTAACTAAATGACATTCAAGGAGGCCGAAATGTGCAAATTCTGTAAGGATTTTGACTTTGGGACGATCCGATGCGACATCGACAAATATGGCGCACACATGCTAATGGCAGGCGGGTCAACCAGATTTCCCAAAGAGCAGCAGTTCAAGTTCTGCCCAGAGTGCGGTAGGAGACTTGAGCCGTACACCGTAGACGGTATGACAAGTGAAGAGGCCGAGCGAGAGCTGATTTCCCACCTTCTTTTCTGCGGAGCGCTGATGCCAATTAAGTGGGTTGAAGAGAATGGCGAAGGCAGTCGATTTGAGAAAGCTTACAAGATGGCGATGGATGCACTCCGAACGCGGGAGGTGAGTTTGGATGGAGATGACTGACCAAAGAGCAATCGATATCCTGGAAAGTGCGAACCTTGGCGGCGTTCTTCGAGAAGCTGCAAACTACGCAATCGATGTGTTACGATCCAGAATTCCTTCCAATGAAGTGCATCAGCATCCGCCGCGCAGAAAGATCCTCTGCCATTCGGACGGCGAACAGAATATTTGGACTTACTATGTTGCGAAGCAAGGAAATCCGTGTGGCTGCGGCTCCAACTGTTACCATTACGAGTTTGATGGTAAAGACATCTTCGGTGTATGCAATGCCTGTCATATGGATGTGTATCAGGTGAAAGAAGAGTTCGTCGGTGAGTATTTGGAGAGGGGAGTTTGGAAGTAATGAAATATGTACACCCCGCCAAATACAAAGGGTTGAAAGTAGACACGCCGAACAATCAGCTAATTACCAAGGCTCTTGTGGAGACGAACTGCTTGAAATGTGATCTGTTTTGCGGCAAAGAGCATGATTTCTCTGAATGTAATCGGCATATTGTTGGCTCTCGTGCGAAGGATTGTACATGTCCGCCAGAGTGCCGGCGTGGAGTATCACTTATTCAGCCAGGTATGGAAATTCGATGTGAAAGCGAGGCGAGTTAAATGAGCAAAGTAGCTATCATGATTGATAATTGTATGGATTGTCCAGACCATGTTGTGTTACCCGATCCTGATCCGCATGACTGGTTTTGCGACGATGATGAGAAAGTTTTATGTCGGCATGGCGATGCCGAGCGAATTGTGACATGTGCTTGCCGTCCATATCAACTAAGGAAAGAATGCGAGATTCCAAGTTGGTGTCCTCGTCGTTCGGGTGGTGCTTGTCATGGGTGATATCAAACAGGCCACACAAGAGGCCATCATGCCGAAAGCGCTACGGAGTGAATTCGGTGATGCGGTTGGTAACGAAGTATGGAAGGTTATGCAGGTTGTTGACCGAAAGAACGATGCAATCCAAACTGTACTGACTGCTCTGAAGAATGCCGATACGGATGAGCGGCGGATGATGATCGTGGATGCTATCTGGCAGCAATATTATCAGAAAATCGCGGCTATCGCAATAAGCAATTAGCTAAACAATTACGGGAGGTAATCATTATGGACTTGCAAATAGCTCAAGCAGTGGAAAATCACCCCTGCGAAGGCTGTCACTATTGGAGAGATGCTGGTATGTGCTTCTGTTGTCACTATCTTCTGGTGACGGGAAAGATGCGTGGATGTGAACCTGGCGAGAACTGCATCCGTAGAATACCGGCTGACGAAGAAGTGCAGAGAAAAGAAAGGCGGTTGATGTTCCATCAAATGTTCTGTGAGCGAGGAAACGATTAGAAACCAGATTCCAGAAGAATGGACTGGCGCAGTTTATCAAGGTATCGACTATTCATGGAGATTTGAGGTGTCTACCTGGGGTAGACTGCGAAACGCTAAGACTAAGCGTATCTATTCGTTCGGCTATGGAGATGGCGGATATTTGCAAGCCTGTATCTCTGTCAATGGAAAACGGATCAATGTACATGTGCATCGTTGTGTCGCGGAGACTTATCTTCCGAATGTAGCGAACTATGAGATCGTGAACCATATGGACGGATGTAAGCAACATAACGATGTTGCAAATCTGGAGTGGTGTACGAGAAGAGAGAACTACTTTCACGCCGTAGATCTTGAATTGATTGATTACGATGTGCCTTACCAGCTTGGATATTACTCTCAGATGGGGGTTTACTCTGGTAGCTGTAATGGTATGTCAAAGCTAAGCGAGGCGGATGTCCTTTATATCCGCAGCGTTTATATCCCGAAAGGGAAGGGGCAGAAGTGCAATAGACAAGAACTCGCTGAACAATTCGGCGTTTCGGCAAATCTGATCTCGAAAATCATTAAGGGAACAATATGGACTCATGTTTAGGAGGAATTTGAACATGGATAGTAAAAAACTTTTGGTCGTTGTGGATATGCAGCGAGATTTCGTGGATGGTGTGCTTGGCTCAAAGGAAGCCGCTTCCGTGGTAAATGGCATTGTGAGTAAGGTTGCCAATACCGAAATGGTTATCTTTACCTTCGACACTCACAATGAAGACTATCTGAATACTCAGGAGGGAAAGAACCTCCCTGTCAAGCATTGCATTCGCGGCACTGACGGTCATCGTCTTGTACCGGAGCTGGAGGCATACAAAGACAGATGCTTTACCGTTGAGAAGTACACGTTTGGTTCTGTACAGCTTGGCCTTTTTGTGACGGAGCAGTTTATGAAGGGTACTATCGACAGTGTAGAGCTGGTTGGTGTCTGTACGGATATTTGCGTGATCTCCAATGCGATGGTAATCAAGGCTTTTTGCCCTGAAACCCCTGTGATGGTTGATGCGGCCTGCTGCGCTGGTGTAACTCCTGAGAGTCATAACAATGCACTGAATGCAATGAAGGCTTGTCAGATTGAAATTCTGAATATGGAGGAAAGTCATGATTAAGGTCAATGGACAAGAAATTCAGTTAAGACATTTTCCGGATGGAACTCCGCTGCTGAAGGTCGGTGTTAGCGGCGAGGCTAAAAATGTCACATGGATGTATGATGGCGAACATGAGCTGCCTGCGCTGATCTATATTGTGTCCCATCTTCGCCAGTATGGTTGCTTCCCAATCAACCTGTATATGCCATACATCCCGAATGCGAGGATGGATCGTGTAAAGGCGGATAATGAGGTGTTTACGCTGAAGTATTTTGCTGACATTATCAACAGCCTTCATTTCCAGAACGTCTATGTACTTGATCCTCATTCCAGCGTTTCCGCTGCTCTGATCGACAGAGTTCAGGTTTTTACTCCAAATAAGTTCGTCAGTGCGGCGCTGAATGACATTATGCAGTCTGAAATTGCTATGGTGTATCCAGATGAGGGTGCGATGAAGCGCTACTCTGACATGTTCCGAATTCCATACGCATTTGGCGTAAAGAAGCGTGATTGGAGTACCGGAGCAATCGAGGGGCTGGAAATCATGGGCAACGGCCTAAATGGTAAGAAGTCGGCGCTGATCTGCGATGATATTTGTAGTAAAGGCGGAACTTTCTTACATACCGCACGGGCTTTGAAGAGCCTGGGCGTTGAGAATGTGTTTCTGTATGTAACGCATTGCGAGAACACGATCCTTGAGGGGGAGCTTATCAACAGTGGACTTTTGGCCGGTATTTATACCACCAACTCTATTTTCCGCAAGAACCACCCTCTGATTACAGTATTTGATGTGGAGGAATTAAAATATGGAAACTAATCCTTTGCTTTTGCTGGATTTTTACAAGACTACTCACCACGAGCAGTATCCGAGTGGCCTGACAAAGCTGGTGTCTTATCTGACACCTCGTATGAGCAGAATTGGCGGTCAGGATAAGCTTGTCATGTTCAGCTTGCAGGCGTTTTTGAAGACATATCTTGTGGACTACTTCAACAAGTATTTCTTCAACCGTAGTCGTGAAGAGGTCGCTGCTGAGTATCAGAGAGTTCTCGACAGTACGCTTGGCGTTGGTACTTATGACCTTGGTAAGATTGTCGATCTGCACAAGCTTGGGTATCTGCCCTTGGAGATTAAGGCGATTCCTGAGGGAACCCGTGTTCCTATCAAGGTTCCTATGATCGAGATCAGCAATACACACCCCGATTTTGCGTGGCTGGTGAACACCATTGAGTCTTTGATGTCCGCTGAGCTGTGGCATCCGATGATTTCCGCCAATGTTGGCTATTGGTATCGTGAGATCGTCAATCGTGCATACGACATTTCCGTGGATGACAATATTCCTCGCAGTCGTGCGCTGGGCGATTTCTCCTTCCGTGGTCAGGAGAGCTTGCAGTCAGCCGTTAAGAGCAGCGCTGGTTTTTGTCTGTCTTTCCTCAATACGGCAACTGTCCCCGCAATTCCGTACCTTGAAAAGATGTATAACTGCGACTGTACTAAGGAGCCGGTTGCATACGGCGCAATCTCTACGGAGCATAGCGTGATGTGCAGTAACTACGCCATCGACGGTGATGAGATCTCCTTCGTGCGCCGACTTCTGACTGAGATTTATCCCAATCACAACTTCTCTATGGTGTCCGATAGCTACGACTACTGGCACTTGGTTGATGAGATTCTTCCTCAGCTCAAGGATGAAATCATGAACCATAACGGATGTCTTCTGGTTCGCGGCGATAGCGGCGATCCTGTTGAAATCGTGACTGAGACTGTATTTCATCTGTGGGACATTTTCGGAGGAACCGTAAACAGTAAGGGATACAAGGTTCTCGACCCCCATGTGAAGGCTTTGTACGGTGATTCTATTACCGTAAATCGCTGTGCTGAAATCTACCGCAGACTGATTGAGGCTGGATTTGCCTGCAACAATGTCTCTCTTGGTGTTGGCAGCTTTTCCATGCAGTGCGTCGAGACAGTCAACGATAAGGACGAAACGATCCTTAACCCCTTTACCAGAGATACGTTTGGCATTGCGGTTAAGGCGACATATGGAGAGGTCAACGGCAAGGGATTTGAGATTTTCAAAAATCCTAAGACCGATACTGGAAGATTCAAGAAGAGCCAGCGCGGGGTTTGTAGAGTGTACCACGATACAGACGGACAGATCGTATATGAAGACGGGCTGACACCCGCAACAGTGAGCGGAGAAAACATGCTGGAGACTGTGTTCCGTGATGGTGCGATTACTAAGGAATACACGCTGAGCGAAATCAGAAACCGTCTCCATGCTGAGAATGGAGGGTTCTGATGGGCTTTGATGCGGAGAAAGTGAAAAACGAGTGTGTTGCATGGATCAGAGACTATTTTGAGAAGAATGGCGCAACGTGTAACGCAATCGTCGGTATTTCTGGTGGTAAAGATTCGTCAGTTGTTGCCGCATTGTGTGTAGAAGCTCTTGGTAAAGATCGTGTGATTGGTGTTTTGATGCCACAGGGCGTTCAATCTGATATTTCTGCCAGCTATGCGCTTGTGCAACACCTTAACATTAAGCATTTTGAAATCAATATCCGAGACGCGGTTATGGAAGTGCTTGGTGGTATGCGAAATACTGGTATTATTACCAGTCATCAAACCAGAGTAAAGCTGCCGGCGCGAATCCGTATGGCAACTTTATTTGCGGTATCTCAGAGCTGCAACGGCAGGGTGGCAAACACCTGTAATTTGTCTGAGGACTGGATTGGATACTCCACTTTGTTTGGAGACAGTGTAGGCCAATTTGCTCCGATTTCTCAGTTGACGGTTGGTGAGGTTGTTCAGATTGGCGAGGTTCTTGGCCTGCCAGATGATCTTATCCATAAGGTTCCGTCTGATGGATTGAGCGGAAAGACCGATGAGGATAATTTTGGCTTCACATATGCTGCGCTTGATACCTACATCCGAACTGGAAAATGCGACGATGAGGCAGTTAAGGCCAAGATTGATAATCTTCATCATGCAAATGCTTTTAAGATGATGCCGATGCCGGCATACCGTCCTTGGATCGAAGTGCTTGCCGATGATTGACAGGGAAGTAAAGTACATACGGCTTAATGGCGAAGCGGTGAGTGGAATACTGGAAGGTAGAAAAACTCAAATGCGATTCGCCTTGAAGAAACAGGATATTTTAGGTGGCACGATGACCGCAGCCGGTTTGTTTGCGGGTATCCAAGATTCACCGAATATCGGAGGCGAGGTCATTAAGCCGCCGTATGAAATCGGAGATGTTATTGGTGTAAAAGAAACCTGGGCAGAGCTTGATGGAGAGTATGTGTATAAGGCGGATGACGCAATGCCGGCTGGTTGGCATTTGACAGCCTGGAAGTCATCTGTTCATATGCCAAAAGACGCGGTTCGTCTTTATTTGAAAGTTACTCACGTTGGATTTGAAAAGCTTCACGATATTTCCATGCTGGATATTGCTCGTGAGGGTGTTTGGTTGAGAGGCACATTGCTCCCAGAGGTGACATTCGCAGAAATGTGGGATGGTTCATTATCAGAAGCTAAGCGAGAAAAGTATGGCTGGACAAATAACCCATTTGTATGGGTCGTAACTTTTGAGCGAATGGAGGGCTTCGATGGATAACAGCAATGCAACATTATTCCAGAAAATTTCTTCTTCGCCAGAAGCTATGGCTGAATTTTTAGCAGATCGTGTGGTGCTGCCGCCATGTGTATTGATTTGTGGTGGCGATTGTTCCGCAGTCGATGGGTTCCGTAAGACTGGTCGTGAGATCTGCAAGGAAAAAATCGTGGCGTTTCTGAATCAGCGTGTAATTGAGGAATCAGTTTGAGCGAAATCAGAGAAACAGCAATCGACCATGTAGCTGGCGAGGATTACGCAAGTTTTTACAGCAGTGAGAAGAAGTGGATCAATCTCATTTGGAAGCTGAAAGAGCAGTATCCCGACGAGGTAGAGATCAGACATGTCAACGAAGATGGCAGTCTGTTGGCTCATATCCCAGCATCGTGGTTCAAGGTAAAACCCAAAAAGAAAGTTTGTCTTACACAGGCGCAGATAGAAGCGTCAAAGGCGCGTCTTGAACAGGGCAGGAAGAAACGATTAGAGAAGATTGGAGATGAGAATGCGCATGTAGGTCAAGGAAAGGAATCGATTTAGTATGAAACATGACGAGAATACATGTCGCGGATGTCTCTGGGAAGACAGTTGCAAGTCAAGCGCCCGATGTGAGGACTACACTCCGACAAATCAGGAGAGCGACATTCTATATTATCAAAACATCTTGAAGGAGAACGACGAAGAATATCGTTCTGTTGTCCAAGAGGCAAATGGCTAAACACTAACAAACCAGTTGTTAGTATCCAATATTTTTGTTATCGATGGCTACGGACGGGCTAACGCCCGTCCCAGCCGAGGATGGTGAGATTTATGATTTATTTGGATCATGCAGCTACAACCAGAGTTCTCCCTTCCGTTCGCATGGCAATGCTGCCGTGGTTGGATGGGGAACATTTTGGCAATCCGAGTACGCTGCATTCGGCAGGAAGAGCCGCAAAAGAAGCAATCGAAGGAGCGAGGCATGATGTAATGCGGCTCATTAACGCCGACAAGAAGGAAGAAATCATCTTTACTTCTGGTGGAACTGAGTCAGACAATATGGCGATTATGGGTATGGTTCCATATTTGAAAAGGATTGGCAAGACAACCGTTGTGATAAGCGCCATCGAACATCATGCGATTCTAAACTTGCAAAAGCCGCTGGCCGATGCTGGTATGACAGTAAAGATTTTACCAGTTGACCAGTTTGGAAGAGTAAATGTGTCTGTTCTCCATGAGTATTTGCAGGTTGGTGATGTCGGCCTTGTAAGCGTGATGCTTGCAAATAATGAGATTGGTGTGGTACAGAAAATGTCTGTTATTTCATCTATCTGCCATCAGTGTGATTGCTTGGTACATACAGATGCTGTACAGGCGGTTGGACATATGGTGGTAGATGTGAAGTCGCTTGGCGTTGATCTGCTGTCCATGAGCGGACATAAGTTTGGTACAGTACAGGGTATCGGCGCACTATATGTCAAGGCTTCTGTTATGAAGAATATCTCACCAATTATCATCGGTGGAGGTCAGGAACGAGGAATGCGTTCTGGCACAGAGAGCGTGGCTGCTATTGTTGGACTTGGTGCAGCGGCGCGTAATACGCAGGATTATCTTTCTGAATATATCCGAAGATACGCATATCTTAAAAGCACGTTTGTTAAGGCTATGGAAGATAACGGGTGTATGTACCGCGTCAATTCGGATTTCGATGGTATGTGCCTGCCGAATATTTTGAGCATAACAAACACTGGAATTGAAGCGGAAGCGTTGTTACGACTTATGGATGCGGATGGAGTTTGCATTTCTGCGGCTTCTGCTTGCTCCGCAGGTTCTTTGGAGCCAAGCCATGTTTTAACGGCCATCGGTATGAGCGCTAAAGATGCGCATTGCACGATACGGATTTCTTTTGGTTCAAGCAATACGAGCGACGATGTAGAGACTGCGGCGTTGCTGCTTGCCAAAAACATCAAAAAGTTAAGATCTATGTTCGCATAGGAAGGAGAACGGTATGAGCGAGTTTAATAAGGGTGCTTGGATGGAAAAGACAAGCGAGTATATGGCCTATATCGAGCAGCACAAGAAGAACATTATTCTTGCGTGGGCTGAGCTGAAAGAGGCACTGAAGGATATCCCTCTGCTGCAGAGAGACTGTATTATTAACGAAATGAATTGGCGTGTGCGCCGGCATGATGACAGTAAGATGAGCGAGGAAGAGTTCCTGCCGTATCGTCAGCATTTCTACCCCATTGATGGTGAGACTGTAAATGAAGCTGCGTATGAGCAGGCGTGGAGATGCCATTACTCCCGAAACGACCACCATTGGCAGTATTGGGTGGCAGAGGACGGCACTTTCATTAACTATGGCGGTGTTGATGAGAAGCTGTGCGCATATCTGGAGATGATTTGTGACTGGCAGGCAATGGGCTATGTCATGGGCGACTCTGCTCCGCAGTATTACCGCATCCATAAGAATGAGATTCGCATCGATCCCAACTGGATCGCATTTGTTGAAGAGATTTTGGACTCTCTGGAAACCTATCTGAACCAAAAGGGAGTTGCCTGATGAATCGAAAGCAGAAGAGAAATTTCGTGAAGGCTGCGAAAAAGAAGGGCGTAGATAAGCGCATCGCTGACGTATATTTGCGGCTGAAAGAAATGGATGTGTCTCCAGTGGATCTGGAAGACGGCGACAAAGTAAGACTGAACTTGAAGGCTATCCAGGGACACGCCGATTACGATAGGCTGTCAGAACAATATAAGCAGTTCGTAGAAAATAATACGGAACAGATTTTTACGGTAAGTCGTGATGAACGCGGCGGAAAGTTGAAAACCGTCGTAAGTTTGAAAGAAGAGCCTACTTGGTTGTTCTGGACAGGCGATCTCATTAAGGTAGAAGAATAACCCAAGGAGGGTTGCATTATAAGTCTCGATAAGCAAATCCATATCTACAGCTTTGATACCAGTGCGTTTTATACGGACGAAGAGCGCAAGCTGGAGATTGAAATAAACAAGCTCTGCAACGAAAAGAACAAGTTGAAGGCAGAGCGGGAAATACTATCAAGCTATCACTACGGCGGACTTTCACTCGAAAAGGCTCAGTCTCAGTATCGTGCGCTGTATAAGATTCGCCGTGATGAGCAGGTAGAAATAGGCGACAAGGATCGTATTCGCCAGATCAACAAAGAGCTGAAGGGCAAAAATACAGCGATGAAGCTGTATAAGGATGAGCTTGTTTCTCTGTTGCAGAAACATAGGGAGACGAGAGAGTTGAGAAGCGAGTATGTAATCGATAAGAACATCATCTCTGTGTTTGAGTCGATGTTGACAAGAACCCTTGGTATGCAAACCGGCAAGCTGTATGACGATTTCATGGTTATTCGTACATATTACTTCGATGTCATTGAAGATATGATTCTGAATGGATATACCTACAACGGAGAGCGTTATATTTGCTTTACTGCTTCTGCCGGCCAGATCCGAACAAAGAAAACAGTGTTCATCAAAGAGAAGGTTTGGGAGAAGTATCAAAAAACTCTGATGTGTGGCCTGACAGTTGATAGCATCAATGAGCGCGGAGGTATTAACATCAATAAATATCTTGCTTACCTTGCTCTTTGCAATAGTGCAACAGATCCTTGGGATGGTTTTGATATTCAAAAGTCTATCGTAGTCGATGATATGGAAACATTGGTTGCTGGCACAGTGGATTTTATTGACCACCGAACATATCAGACAGAGCGAAAGCAAATGGATATCCCAATCACACATACAGATGGGTGCGGCATGGTGCTACCTACCTGCTGTCCCAAAAACACAATGGTTCGTTTGCCTTGGGTAAAAGGTCTTCTTGCGGTATTCCCGTTTGACCGATTTATAAGAGAGGCAGATCAGAACGATCCGAGTGTAAGCCATGGCGTTGTAAAGGATATTTACGGGAAAGAGCATGATATCATTGCTGAGGGCATTGAGGTAATTTTTACTAAAAGCCAGTTCAAGATGTACAAATACTACGAAAGTTGGAATGAGTATATTGCGATGTATCTTGAAAATGGATGCACGGCTGGCAAGTGCAATGAGGAAGAAGACTTTCTTCCTGACGCAAAGCTGAATTATCAGATGCTTCAGACACTGACAGATATTACGGAAGAAGAGCTGCAGTCACTTGCTGAGAAGTCCGTTGACAAGATTGTTAGGATCGCGTCTGATCGTGAAACCATGCTTGATGTTTTCGGTGCTTCTTCTCAGTTCAAAAACAAAAATGCCTTTCAGGAGTGTTTGCAGATTTATCCAGAGCTTCTTTCTGATCCGTACACAAAGGAAATGCTTCGACAGATAAAAAAGAACCTGGTGCAAGAGGCAAAGGCAGCAAAGCTGGATTTGTCTGCGAAGTATATGTTCTTAATTCCTGATTTGTACGCATTTTGCGAGTGGCTTTTCCTTGGTAATCGAGATCCAAAGGGTTTGCTGGCTGATGGCGAGGTATCTTGCTATCTTTATCGCAATATTGAGAAGCTGGATTGTTTGCGTTCGCCACATTTGTATAGAGAACATGCAGTACGGCGTAATGTCGTTACACCAATGACAAGAAAGTGGTTTACTCCAAACGCTATTTATACGAGTTGTCATGATCTTATTTCAAAGATTTTGCAGTTTGACTGCGATGGAGATAAGAGCCTTGTATGCGCGGATCGTCTTTTGGTAGAAATCGCGGAGCGAAACATGGAAGGCATTGTCCCTCTGTATTATGAGATGGCAAAGGCCGGCGCTGTCACCATAACAAATGAAGAGATATTCAAAGGTCTTCGTGCGGCCTGGACTGGAGGCAATATCGGTGTTATCAGCAACGACATCACGAAAATCTGGAACAGCGACGATGTAGATATCGACGCTATTAAGATCTTGTGTATGGAGAACAACTTCTGTATTGACTATGCGAAGACTTTGTTTAAGCCAACTCGTCCGGACGATGTAAACGCAAGACTGGCGAGAATTACCAGCATGAAAGCCCCACATTTCTTTGTATATGCGAAGAAAAAGGATGGCGGCAGAGTACAGCGGTTGAATTACAGTGCAGTAAACCGTCTGGAAGCAATCGTTCCAAACAAGCGTATGTCCTTTTCTGCAAGGAACATTGGTGTTTTTCGATATCAGTACATGCTCAATAATCCTTCCTTGAAGGTGAGTATGTTACAGGACGTTGTTGACTTATATAACGAAATCGAAAAACAGTATCGTTACGCAATCAGCTTCTATGACGATATGACAAACCTTGCATATGTGCGAGATATGATTTTGGAGCGATTCGCCGCTCTTGGGTACGACATGAAGGATGTATGTGATGTTCTCGTAAAGTATCTTTTCCACACCAAACAGAGTAAACGGAAAAATGTTTTCTGGATGTGTTTTGGCGATATGGTTTTGACCAACCTTCGGAATAATCTGCCAGATGGATCTATCCAGTGTAAGAAATGCGGAGAGCGCTTTGTTCCGATGACTGCGCAGCAGAAGCTTTGTAATAATTGCGCCGTCTATCATCCTATTGTCAAAAAGACCATTCGCTGTATTGATTGCGGAAAGGATTTCGAGGTCGATGGAATTGTGAAGAACAAGAAGCGCTGCGACGCTTGTCAAGATGTGCGGGATAAGGAGAAAAGAGCTAAGCGAAACGCCAGATATTACCAAAGTCATAAGAATTAAGACGGTTTTTATTTTGAAGTCCGGCTTTGACAAAATGCCGTTGAACAACGCTTGTTAAAGCGCACAAATAAGTCGATAAAAATTGACTTTTGGCTTAGTTGTGGTCGTTCATCAACGATGTTTTCTGTCCCAAAACGATAAATACCTATAAGGGAAGAAAACCGTTTTTATTAAGATAATCGGCATCTCCCGTCCGTATGGCTGTGGGGTTTATCCTCACAGCCTGGGACATCTTATAAAGAAGGACTGAAAATTACATGATTCCAGTGACAAAGGAAGAGGCTCGTGTGCTTCGGGAACTGTATCCTGAGTACAAAGTAACGAGAACGATGATGCAGGACTCCAAGCGGCATCATTACTATGCAACAGAGAATGAGAGTATGATGAGGGCGATTGCTGGTACAAACCATGCGGCGGCTGAGATCGTAGCGAGAATTGATCGTGAGCGAGAATTGAAGCGTAAGCGCCTGATTCAGCAGAGAGGTCAATGAGATGGCGCAGACGTTGAAAAGTGAAAGCTTTACAAACGCCATCATTGACACAAAAGACATGACGATAACGGAGTACGGAAAAGATTTTGTTAGAAGTTATAGTCTGACCGAGTTTTTGAAACGATGGGACGGTGTAGTAGGTATTACGCTGTCAATTCACAGAATCGTCCCTATACCACCAGACGGGAGGGACGAATGATGAATCCAAAATATAATCGGCTTGAAAACGAAAGCGAGTATGAGTACGGTCTTCGCCTGATTGAAACAAAGGTTGAGCAAAACCCAACAGATCTTGAATGGTCTGATATTGTAGATCTGCTTGGCCTGAATATCCACTATGACAGCTTGCGTAAGGCTGCGAACGTCACACCGTATTCCGGTTACAATGTGATGAAGTATTTCAAAACAAAGTATGCCCAGAGTGGTGATGAGACATCGTATCTGAGTGAGCTTGATCGTAAGATGCTTGAATTCCAGAAGGAGCGTCAGCGATTCTTTGACCAGCGCAATGCGCTGAATAAGGTTGTGCGTAAGATGGCTCGTGAAGATGAGAATGCAGATATCCTGGAACGAGCAATCACGAATGGCGTGATCCCTCAGCTTGTATATGCGCCTAATTCTGTTGAAGCTTCTGACAGCGATTTGCTTGTCAGCTTGAATGATCTGCATTTTGGCGCATGTGTAGACAATTACTGGAATTATTATAATTCTGATGTGTGCCGGCAGTTGCTGCAAGAGTATCTTGTCAGCATTGTTGAGACGGCAGAACGATATGGAGCAGAGAATTGCTATGTTTGGGCAAATGGAGACTTAATCAGTGGCAATATTCATAAGTCTATTGCGGTATCTAACCGAGAAAATGTGATTGAGCAGGTTGTAGGAGTTTCTGAGTTGATTTCTGAATTCCTTGCAGAACTGAGCAAACATTTCCGCCATGTGTATTTCTCTTCTGTTGCTGGAAATCATTCCAGATTGGAAGAGAAGGAGCTTGCTTCACCGCATGAACGAATGGATGATCTGGTTGAGTGGTATCTGAAAGCAAGGTTGCAGAATTTTGAGAACATTGTGTTTGACCACTATCGCAAGATAGACGATACTATGTATCTGCTCGACATCAGAGGGAAGACCTATCTTGGTGTACATGGCGATTATGATGGATCTGCAAGCAAAGTTCAGTCTTTGCAGACAATGGCGAAAGAGCCAGTATATGCAATTCTGTCAGGCCATTTGCATCATAACAAAATCGACAATGTACAGGGTGTAAAAACAATCATGGCAGGAAGCTTTCTTGGTATGGATGACTATTGCGTAGGAAAGCGCATTTATGGCGCTCAGCAGCAGCTTATTTGCGTATGTAGTTATACCGGAGTAAAAGCGTTTTGCGATGTTGATTTTGATACCAGTGCTTATCGTCCGCAAAGGAGCGACAAAGCGGCGTGAGTATGAATAAAACGGATCTTATCAATGCCGTTGCTGGTAAGCAGGGCAATAAGAAGTATATTGTCAAGAATGTAATTGACGACATTTTTGACGAAATCCAGGCGGCACTTATCCGAGGTGAAAAGGTGACGATCCGTGGATTTGGTACATTTGAAGTAAAAGAGTTTAAGGCTCATCCTGCGGTGCATCCAGAAACCAAGGAACGCATTATGGTTCCAAGTTTTCAGAATGTGGTGTTCCGTCCTGGAGACGAGCTTACACGCTCTGTAAGAGACGCATAATAGGTGGGGCATCCGCCCCGCCTAATTATGGCTGGGTGGAGAAGTTGGTTTTCTTGCCAGCCTCATAAGCTGGAGACATCGGTTCGAGTCCGATCCCAGCCACCAAAAATTTTTGAAATTATTTTGCTAATTCCTATTGACAAATCGGTTTCTGTCTGGTATAGTAATACTTGTCAAGAGGAACTAACTAAACAATCTGCTGGTGTAGCGCAACAGGTAGCGCAACTGATTTGTAATCAGTGGGTTGCGGGTTCGATTCCTGTCACCAGCTCCAAAGAACCTTGAAAATTCAATATCTGAATCATGCTTATTATTAACTCTGTGAACAAAGTGCGTCAGCACTCAGAGACACGCAGTAATTTCCGTTTGGCTTACGAGGGATACCTTTTATTGCTGGGCGGCTGCGATGCAGCGATGTATTGTGGGGAGGCGGAAACCGCCAACAAAAATGTGTGGTGCTAAGAGTTATCGCTACAAAATGCACGGAACTTTCGGGCGCAGCAATAGACGCTTCCGGTGGAAGAATAAGCCTATGGGGTTATGGTGTGGCAGCCATAATGACGGAGGTAAAGCCAGCAATGCGTTTCCGTCTTGATGTCGAAGAAATTCGGCTATAACGAAAGTCGCCGGTTAAAGTAGCCGTAGGACGGAGAAGAAGATGATCTTTCTATAATGCAAATTGGGTGCGTTATTGTAAAAGTAACAATTTCTGAACGAACGGTGAAATTTGCGGGTAAACAATCCCGCACAGGACTCGTGGTTCGGCTCTTTTAGGGCGGGGACTGGGGCAAGAAGTTAGGGGTCGCTCCCCGAAGCTCAGACTTGTCTCCCTGGTGGCAGAAGATTGGAAGAAGGTAATGGAGGTACGGCGAAGGCCGAATGATGAGTGTGATTGAGATATTGAATTTTTCAAGGAAGTAACTAAACAACACAAGGGAGTGTTAATGAATGCAGGTCAGTATCAGTGAGAAAGATATCGGAAGGTTTGGCTCTTTGAATATCTCGTGTAACAATGGTGTCGTGACATTCGACTTTGGTTCGGAGATGAAGCATGAGCCGCTGGACATTGGGTTTGTTGCGCCTATGGCGCTTCCAATGAAGGATCTCAACCATCTTTCGTGGGATAAAATTGATGATGTTGGTCGTTCTGGTAAGGCGCGAGAGACATTTGCTCTTGGCGCTCAGAAGAAGGACTACATGAAGAACGGCTTCGTTGCTGTATGGCAGATTATTGGTTTTGACCACGACGATCTTGCTGATGGCTCCGGTAAGGCTCCCATTTCTTGGGATATGGTGAATATTTACAAAGAAGACATGCGGATGAATCAAGACTGCACGAATCGTGGTGGTTGGGATGCCTGTGATATGAATCGTAGGTTAAACGATGAGATTATCAATTTGTGTTCTGATGATATTCAGGCGATTATTAAGCCTGTTATTAAGTTGACCAGCGCTGGTAACTGTAGCAAGGAAATCGTCAAGAGTGTCTGTAAACTGTGGTTGAAAAGCGAGAAGGAATTATACGGTAGATGTTTTTACTCTGTCCCTGGAGAGGGTAAGTGGTATGAGTTCTATAAACAGGAAGATGTCCCATACTACAAGGAAGACGATTTTGGAGATCGACGATGGAATTTTCTGCGTTCTCCTCTTTCCAGCATCTCCGCGAGTTTCTGTTCTGTTTCCAGCGGCGGCGACGCCAACCTTAACGGCGCCGGCACCAGTTGTGGCGTGTCCTTCGGCTTCTGTTGCTAACCTTATAACCTAAAAACTCCTGCCCCGAAAGGGGCGGGAATACCTGGGGCTGTAGCTCAGTTGGGAGAGCGCCTGCCTTGCAAGCAGGAGGTCGTGGGTTCGACCCCCATCAGTTCCACCAGAATGTGCCATGTTGGTTATGTTAGCGTTTGTGCGGTTCAGCTCATTACTTTTACTGCTATCTCAGCTAAAAACCTATCGGCTGCAGACGAGGTTTTTCGGACGCATGGCCTAATATCGAGGCGTAGCTCAGTTGGTAGAGCATTCGATTGATAATCGAAAGGTCAATGGTTCAATCCCATTCGTCTCGACCACTACAATTTAATATGGGGTAGTAATGGGTTCGACGGGGTTTTGAGAGTGCAAAACACGCAGGTATGAGTCCTCCTTACGGCTCAAACAAAAATGAAATGACAACACTGAAGTTTTCGTTATGATCCATCCTGCACTGGCCGCTTGTGTGGCAGAGAGGGTTGCTGCTTAACAGCAGTTCGGATACCAAAACGACGCACCTCTGGTTGGGTGAGCGTCTGAGGATAATGATTCAGCCAGCATTGCAGTTTTCCTTGTCACTGTGAAAAGAAACAAGGTGGTGGAGGCCACTAAACCGGTGCGCCCTGGGCATTTGTTGTGTCGATCATCTAAGCAGCCTTCCATTCGGTAAATGCAGAAACTATCGACTATTGCGTAAGAATGTTTTGTACATGTAGGAATTTCGGACGCGGGTTCGATTCCCGCCTACTCCACCAAATATCTGGGTGTAGCTCAGATGATAGAGCGCGTGATTTGGGATCACGAGGCCGTGGGTTTGATCCCCACCACTCAGACCACGCGGAAATTCCGCGCAAAATAACAAAGGCACGAACAGCAACACTACATACTTTTTGCGGTAAAAGAAGATGATGTGCCTTGAACATACATAGAGACGCGAACAGCAACTTTCTATATGATGAAGAAAAAAGGTAAGTTTGAATTTATCAAGTTTCGGCGGTAAACGCCGAGGTGTTTTCACAAAATGGAATTGATGCGTCTCGTTAGATATTGGCGTGTAGTCCAGTTGGTAGAACGGCGGACTGTTAATCCGTATGTCGTGGGTTCGAGTCCCACCATGCCAGCCAGCAGAACAAAACATGACAGGGAGTTTAGAAGAGGCCAGTGCCTGCACTGGTGCTGATTTTAGAACTGTCATCAAACACATTAGGCGCAACGCCGTATGCCCGTGGTCTATCCACGGTATATATTGCGGGGTAGAGAAGCGGCATCTCACCAGCCTCATAAGCTGGGAATCGTGGGTTCGAGTCCCACCCCCGCAACCATGCCCGTCCCACAAACAGAGCGGAGACTGTAAACTGAATGGGAAATGGAAACCTTCACATCTGGCAGTGATGACTTTTACAAGGTTTTGGGAGTAAAACCGACGCAAATCGGTGGGCGAAGTACGAGCCGACACCACGGCCTGCGGTGTGAGTAGGCCAATACGCACGATTAGCTCAGCAGGGAGAGCGCGTCCCTTACAAGGATGATGTCGGCGGTTCGATCCCGTCATCGTGTACCATTTGTAGATGTAGCTCAACTGGTAGAGTTCCAGCCTTCCAAGCTGGCTGTTGCGAGTTCAAGTCTCGTCATCTACTCCACAATATGCAGGTGTGGCGGAATTGGCAGACGCGGTAGATTCAGAGTCTATTGGCCGCAAGGTCGTGCAGGTTCAAGTCCTGTCTCCTGTACCATTCAAGAGCGCTTACAGCAACTTTCTTTCTGGAATCAACTTTTAACTGATACAACCAAAACAAGGCGCTCTGTTTTTATGCTGGCGTGGTCGGAATCGGCAGACGCGGCGGACTCAAAATCCGTTGGTAGCAATACCGTGTGGGTTCAAGTCCCACCGCCAGCACCAACCGAACAAGGGTTTTTAGTAGGCCAAGGAGCAAACCAGTAACCCTGAGACTTCCTATTGGATGGCGACAGCCGATGTGTAAGGCATTGTTGGCGCTGTTTAGGCTCCTTCTTTTATGCGCCTGTAGCTCAGTGGAATAGAGCAATCGGCTACGAACCGATGTGTCGGGAGTTCGAGTCTTCCCAGGCGTACCAATATGATACCGTAGCCAAGTGGGAAGGCTCTGGGTTGCAACCCCAGGATCATAGGTTCAAATCCTATCGGTATCTCCATATGCGCCAGTAGCTCAACTGGACAGAGCATGGGATTTCTAATCCTACGGTTGGGGGTTCGAGTCCTCTCTGGCGTACCATTTATATTGGGGTATCGCCAAGTTGGTAAGGCATCGGACTTTGACTCCGACAAGAGGTTTACCCTCGTCCGCAGGTTCGAGTCCTGCTACCCCAGCCATTTGTTTATATGCTCCCATCCTCTAACTGGAATAGGAGGCTGGCCTCTCAAGCCGGTAATACGGGTTCGAGTCCCGTTGGGAGTACCAGAGGTGGATCTGCGAAGGGGCTTGTGCGCACAAGTTGTTATAGCAGAAATTGCGGATTCATGACCCGCTTGCCGTAATAAGGCTTCCAACTGGAAGCGCCTTGCCATTATATATAAGTGGGTGAATATATGCCGAGAAAGGCAGCAAATGTTGTAAAAGAAAAGACATCAAAGGTTGTCAAGAAACTTCCAGCTTCTGAATGCGGTACTGGTGTGTTGTGTAAAACAAAGTCTGGTAAGCAATATCAGATCAGTCAAAATCCAGAAAAGAAAAAGCATACGCTTTGGCGCATTGTGGATGGAGGATATGAGAAGTTGGTAACTGGTAATTCACCCTACGATCTATATCCCCTAATTGATTGGAATGAATAAAATATGCTGCTATGGTGGAATAGGCAGACACGCCAGCTTGAGGGGCTGGTGGGAGAAATCTCGTATGGGTTCAAGTCCCATTAGCAGTACCAATATGGTGCGTTGGACGAATTGGTAGAGTCACCAGCCTTTCACGCTGGAATTTATGGGTTCAAGCCCCATACGCATCACCAATATGGCGCATTAGTTCAGAAGAGTAGAACGCCGGCCTGTCACGCCGGAGGTCACGGGTTCAAGTCCCGTATGCGTCGCCATGTGGATGTAGCTCAGATGGCTTAGAGCGTTGGATTGTGGCTCCAAAGGTCGCGGATTCGAGTTCCGTCATCCACCCCATAGGAGCTTGATGTAATCGGTAGCATGACAGTCTCCAAAACTGTTCGTGAGGGTTCGAGTCCTTCAGCTCCTGCCAAACAACAAAGACACACACAGCAAAATAACAAAATCAAAACTATGTTTTTTACAATGTGCTTTCTCCATAAGCAGCTCCTTTCTTTCATTCACCTCCCTTTCTTATGTGTCTTGTCTTCTTTCATCCATGTTTGCGGGTGTAGCTCAGCGGTAGAGCAGGTGACTCTTAATCACAAGGTCGTGGGTTCAATTCCCTCCACCCGCACCAACTGTATGCCGGCATAGCTCAATGGTAGAGCAGCGGAATTATACCCCGTTGCGCCAGATAAGCGGCAGGTTGTGGGTTCGAGTCCTACTGCCGGCACCAAATTCATGTAAGGACTGATTTCTATTAGTTACATTCTGATGAGCGGCAAGGAAGTTGCCGCAAGAGAAAAAGAAAAAATAAGAAGAACGATATCTAACTTCGCAAGACCACCAAAGCTTGCCGTAATCATGGTAGGTAACAATCCTGCTTCTCAGGCTTATGTCAGAGGTAAGGAGAAGGATTGCGAGGAATGCGGTATTGATTGCCGTGTATATCGTTTTGACGATACAGTAGCTCAAAGCGATTTAATTGTCGCTGTACAGACGCTAAATCATCGAAACGATGTTGACGGTATTTTGGTGCAGCTTCCTCTTCCGCAGCATATCGACAAGAACGCAGTAATTGAGCATATCCACCCAGAAAAAGATGTGGACTGCTTTAGGGCTGAGAGTGTTGGCAAGCTGGTTCTTGGTAGGCCGACGTTTATGCCGTGTACACCTTCTGGTATTGTTGATCTGCTGGAAGCCTTTGATATTAAAGTCGAGGGAAAGAATTGTGTTGTGATCGGCAGAAGTGATGTTGTTGGAAAACCTATGTCTGCATTGCTGACCAGTATGGGTGGCACTGTAACGACATGTCATTCAAAAACAAAAGACATTTCTACTTACACACGAAACGCAGATATTATCGTTTGTGCAGTTGGGAAGCCTGGTTTCCTTATGGCTGATATGGTAAAGGATGGCGCGGTTGTTGTGGATGTTGGAATCAATAGAGGCGAAGATAGTAAGCTTTGCGGTGATGTTGATTTTGCATCGGTAAGCGAGAAGTGTAGTGCGATTACTCCGGTTCCTGGCGGCGTTGGCCTGATGACCAGAGTTGCATTGCTGAAAAATACAGTAAAAGCATACGCCACGGTTAATGGTTCAAATTCTACCGGCAATTAAGCAATAGAAGTCCCGCAAGGTGAAAGCGCTCCAATAGGATGTTCGGCGTATTTAGCTATTCGCAAGGATAGTGCGCCCTGGCTATGGGAGAAATAGCTGGCAGTAGGAGAGAAAGCGTTGCGGCTTTGCGCCTCTGAAATGTCATGAAGCCGCACTTGATATAGGGGAGCGCCAGAGTCGGAGAGCTGGGGCGGTCTGTAAAACCGTTGCTTTCGGGCTGAGTGGGTTCGACTCCCACCTCCCCTACCAAATATGGGTGTAGTAACCAAGAGGTCAAAGGAGTCTCGCCGGCAGAGTAGGAGTGTCGCCCTACTTCGTAAAAGAGATCGGTTGACAACCGTTCGGTGTGTTCAAATCCACCCTCACCCACCATATATGGCGGAATTGACCCCAGTAGGTGCGGGGAGCAGTCTTGAAAACTGTTGGCCGTGATGAGCGGCTTGTGGGTTCGAGTCCTACTTCCGCCGCCAGATCATACTCAGATGCGCTACGGCGCTCTGGGTTTATATGGATCGGTAGCTTATGAGGTCTGAGCGACGGTCTGAAAAACCGTAGGATGAAGGATCGTTACCTTCCCGATCCACCAATAAAGGCATGTACAGCAATTTCTTGAACCACCATTTCAAATCATATTTTTGGTCAAATATGTCATGTCTTGTGTCTAAAGAGAGTCACCAATGGACGTTAAATAAGTGGGGGAAACCGTGCAAACCGGAAGTATGCGCCTGTAACTCAGTTGGTAGAGTAGCGGCCTTTTAAGCCGATGGTCGGGGGTTCAACTCCCTTCAGGCGCACCAGCAACACACGAGAAATCGTGTGTTTTTTTTATTTTGAAACGAAAGGAGGACGGAGCGTGGCAGGCGATGTTAAAAAGACCAGTAGCGCAAAAGGGACGAAATCTGAAAAGCTGACTTTTGACAGCGTTGACAAATATCCATACCACTGTACTGCATGTGGCAAAGGATATACGAGACAGAAGGACAACTTCAATGTATCTCCGTCCCCGTATTATGAGAAAAACGGCGGTTATCTTCATGTTTGCAAACGCTGTTTGGATAAATCATTTGAATATTACAGAGATGAGGTTTTTGGTGGCGATCAAGACAAGGCTATGGAGCTTTTGTGTGCTACCATTAACACCTGTTTTGACGAGACGGCCTGGGCGAATGCTAAGAAGCATCCGCAGAGCAATCGTAGTAAGGTAAGCGTTTATTTCTCTAAGCTTAATTTGTCTCAGACAAAAGGCGCATCTTATGCGGACACAATTCTTTATCGTGAGGCAAATAAGGTGGAGAATGCTTCATCTATTCAAGAGGTTCAAGACAACCCATCAATCGGCACTCCGATTGAGACGGTTAAGCTATTTGGCCTTGGATTTAGCGACCAGGATTATGAAACACTTCAGTATGAGTATGACGATTGGGCGGCAAAGTATGGCATTCCAGAAGATAAGCGACAAGAAGAGCTTTATAAAAGCATTTGTTATTTGAAGCTCCAGCTCCAAAAGTATGTACAGAATGGAGATACTGGTATTGGCGCTCTTGCTAAAACTTATAAGGAGTATATCAATGCTGCTACGACTGAGCTTGAAGATCGAAAGCAGAAAAAGGAAGATGCGGTCAAGTTAGATCCGCTTGGTGTATGGATATCTGATATTGAGAAACATACGCCGGCAGAGTATTACAAGGATAAAAGTTTGTATCACGACTCAGATGGTCTTGGCTCATATGCAAGCAGATTTATTTTTAGACCTTTGAAGAATCTTCTGACCGGTTCTAAGGAGCTGGATAAGGAGTTCAGTCTTTCTAAGGAGGACTGAACATGAATTATGCAGAATTGATGGATGAGCGTCAGGCGAAAATTCATGAGCATTATCCTTCCACTCATTATTTGGGCAGACGGGAAAATGTTGAACGGCTGATGTTGTGGATCACTTTTTATAGACGCAACCCGTCAAGGTTTGTGGAACACTATTTCGGTATTACACTCCATCTGTACCAGCACTTGATTTTGTATTTGATGGAGTTTTTTCCAAGCTTTTGTATTGTTGCTGCTCGATCTGCAGCAAAGTCATTCCTGATTGCTGTGTTTGCATGTAAGGAAGCAATTCTGCGGCCTGGTGCAAAGATTGTTGTCGCGTCTGCAACGAAAAAGCAGGCGCGTCTTATTGTTTCTGAGAAAATCAGAAAAGAACTCATACCAAAGTCGCCATTGCTTGAAGCGGAGATCGATAGTTTTAAGGATAACCAGAATGAAATCGAGGTTGTATTTAAGAACGGCAGTTCTATTGTGGTTGTTGCTGCAAATGAAAATGCTCGTGGTTATCGTGCTACTGTAATGATTTACGAAGAGTTCCGTATGATCGTTAAGAACATTATTGATAGTGTTCTTTCTCCGTTCCTTTATATCAGACAGGCCGATTTCTTGAAATACGAAGAGTATGCACACATGAGAGAAGAGCCAAAGGAAGTATATATCAGCTCTGCATGGTATCAGAACCATTGGATGTGGAATCTGATTCGTGGATTTGTTAAGGATATGCTTACCGATCAGTCTTCTTGCGTGATTGCAATGGACTACAGTATTTCGTTGAAGCACAACATTAAGACGAGAAACTTCTTGATTAAAGAGCGGAAGAAGCTCGATCCGATGTCTTGGGCAATCGAGTATGAGAACCAGATGATTGCAGAAAATGCAAAATCGTTCTTTAACTATGACCAGTTGAACCGCAATAGAAGACTGAAACGAGCTTTTTATCCTCGTCGCAATGATGAGGTGCTTTTGAAGCAAAGGAACAAATACGATATTCCAAAGCAAGTTGGAGAAATCCGTATCCTATCATGCGATATCGCTATGGAAGGCGGTAATGCGACAGATAACTCCATTTTCTCGTGCATTCGTTTGCTCCCAGAAAGCCAAGAGTACAAAGTTATGGATACTACCGGTGAGCATATCGAAGTAAAGCGTGGATATAGAAGACAGATTGTTTATATGGAAGCCGTGCATGGCGGAGAGACTACCAAGCAGGCTATTCGTATTAAGCAGCTCTATACCGACTTCAATGCAGACTATTGTGTATTGGACGGACGAAATGCTGGTATTTCAGTTTATGACATGCTGGCGAAGGTCTTGTTTGATGAAGAGCGTAATGTAGAGTATAAGCCCTGGAAATGTATGAATGACGATAAGGTTGCAAATCGTATTCAAATTGCCGGCGCAGAAGAGAATGTGTATGTTATCAAGGCTCAGTTGGAGACAAACAGCAATATTGCTGAGTCAATGCGTAATGGACTGAATTCTGGGATGATTGATCTGCTTATCAGCAATACAGAGGCTGTTGATGAGATTGCAAACTTCATTCCTGAGTACGCAACTGCGGATGTGGATACGCAGCTTTTCTTTGAGCGTCCATATTTGGAAACCGCAGCTCTGATTAACGAGATGATTAACTTGGAATATGAGCGCGGTGAACAGACAGGACTTATTAAGATCATAAACAACAATGACCGTAAAGACCGATACACTTCGGTTTCTTACGGTAATTATTTTGCTCAGATGTTGGAGCATGATTTGCTTTCTGACAGCTCTGAGTATGAGTATGTACCATTATTTAATTAAAAGGAGGTGAGAAGATTGCCAAGTAATCGAAAATGGTTCCAGTTTTGGAAACGCGACGATGTATTTGAAGAGAATTCGGCTATTGCTGTTGCGGAAGAGCCGGTTCACGAATTCAATACCGATATCGGAACGGCATATATCCGAATGCTGCAAAGTGCTGGAGAAATGCCATACACCATTCAAGAAATTCGTGCGTTTACGAAAAATCCGTTGGCGCACATTGCCGAAATCAGAAGTATGGCGCAGTGGGCATATCACACAAATGGCGTTGTAGCAAGTGCTATTGACTATATGAAGACAATGCACACCCTTGACGGTGTTATTGTGTGTAAGTCGAAAAGGGCAGACGGAAGCAGACCCCGTAACTATCGTATGAATAAATCCAAGATGGAAGCAACGCTGAACACAATTCGATATAAGCAGGTAATCCGTGATGCAATTTTCAAAGATGCAAACGACGGTATGTACGCGGCTTATTTTGAGACGGCCACTTCTACACCAGATTACAGGATGGCTTTGACTGATTATGATATGCACAATATCACTGAGATCAATGCAATTGGTATGAATGCTATGGTAATCCCACTTCCTATCAACTATGTAAGAATTGTGGGACGACGCAACAACAGCTACCAAATCGCATTTGATTTGCGATATTTTGATGGTCTTACTGACGAAGCGCGTAAGCGTAAGCTTGCAGGCTTCCCAAAGGAAATTCAAGAAGGGTGGCTGAGATACAACAACAGAGATATGTCAGCGCCGTGGCTTGTATTGGACAACAATAAGACGATTGTGACGAAGATAAAAAGCGAGATCTCAGATCCGTATGGTGTCCCGTTTGCAATCGCTGCGCTGGATGATATTAGCTACGCTCAGTATTTCGTAGATACCAAGAGAAATGTTTTGGACTCTGTAAATAATCAGATTGTGTATGAGACATTCCCTGAGGGCAAAGAAAAGGGAACATCTGCACTGACTGAAAAACAGCAGAGACAACAGCATGATTTGGTTAAGAGCGCTCTTGCAAGTAAGAGCAGAAATGCTGGTGGCACATCCTTCTTCTCACTGGCAGCAGGAACGAAGCTCAATAGTATTTCGCTGGATGTTTCTTTGCTTGATGAGAAAAACGAGAACTCCATTGTGGATTCTGTAAATAAGGATATTGGCGTGAGCGCAAGTGCGCTGGATGGCAGCAGCACTGGCAACTACTCCACTGCAAACTTGAACTTGGAGCTTGTTGCAGCCAATATCTATACCTGGATCGAAGATATTGTTGAAGAACTGAATAAGTGCATCAACAAGAACATTATCAACGATTCCAGTTGTCGGGTTGAGTTCTATGTTTTGCCTGTAACTATGGTCAACAAGGACAAGATGGTTGGATACATGTCCGATCTGTACGCTCGTGGTAAGGGTAGTCTGTACGCATGGATTGCATCTACGGGCTTTAATCCAGACAATTACATTGCGCTTATGGAATATGAGCTTCAGGAGGATTTTGAGAATCGCTATCCTGTGCATAGAACATCGTTTACTGTTACGGGCAAAGATGATCCAGAGCATGAGGATCACAATCAGGGTGGTGGAAGACCAACATCTGATAGTGACAATCCTGCGGCGGTTCAGCAAAAGACGAATGGAGCAAATCAGCAGCCCAAGCCATCAACTGGATAAGGGGGTGAGAGAATGAGCAAGGAAATTATGGGGCGCATTTTTGAACTCTCGAACGACAGACAGATTGCAGGCCGAAGAAAGATCAAGCTTATTTTGCACGAGATCTATCCAAGCCGTGATATCTGGCAAACAAACGGTATCTCATGGGATGAAACCTATACAGCGCAGAACCTTGAATCTGTATCTAACATGTCCTTGTGCGTTGAGTTTTTGAGCGAAGAACGCAGACTGCCATATGGACACGGACTGACAGAGATTAGGGATAATATGCCGTATTTGGAAGATGCAACTGTGGTAGGTCATTGCGAAAAGGGTTACATCGCAGATGTTGAAATCGACGGCGAAACAAAGAAGGTTCTTGTTGCTGAAGGCTATATCGATGAGATGCGATATCCGAAGTTTGTTGCGTGGTTGCAAGAGAAGATGAAAACGGACGGCGTTAAGGGCAGCGTTGAAATTGTTGGTCGTCCGGAATACGAAAATCGTATTATTTACGATGGCGGTTGGAAAGAGAAGGGTAGAGTACCACAAATCTACGATTATAGTGGATATGCCATTCTTGGTATCAGACCGGCAGATGATACCGCAATCGTCATGGAGTTAAATAATAAATTGGAAGAAAACAAGGAGGACACAATTATGGACGAAAAGATTATGGGTCAGTTCGTCGAGCTTGTGAAAACTTCCGTCAATCAGACCATTACTGAGCTTAACAATAAAAGCGAAGAGTATGAGGGTAAGATTTCTGAGTTGAACGGCCAGTTGGCCGCTAAGGATGCAGAAATCGCTGAGTTGAATGAGAAGCTTTCTGCAGCACAGGCGGATGTGGCGGCTAAGGATCAGACCATCGAAGCACAGAATACTGAGCTGAATAGTCTGAAGGATACCAATGCCGCTCTGGAGAAGGAGAAGAAGCTGGCAGAGCTGAATTCTGCACTGTCTGAGTTCAGTGCTGAGGAACAGGCTCTTGCACAGGCAGAGATCGACGCATTCAAGGCAGACCCCAACTCTGTCGAGTTGAATAGCATCACCAGCAAGATTTGCGTAGAAATGGTACGCAAGAACAAAGAAGCACACACCAATGAACAGAACAGCGCACCTGATATTTTCGGCGGGGTAAGCTCTCCCGAAGACAAGGGCGAAGTTGACATTTTCGGTTAATCGAAGGAGGACAACAGAATGAAATACAAGACTATTGGTGCATTTAAGAATGTACAGAATGTGCCTTACTGCAAGGCAACAGTAGATCTTCATGTTGGCATGGGCGTTATTCTTGACCGCGTAGCCAAGACCGCTGCTCTGCCTGCATCTGAGGACGAGGCTAAGACCGCAGTTTATATCGTAACCAACATCAACGACAAGCCTGAGCTGCATAACAGCCCTGAGACTTATGTTGTGAATGCTGGCGAGTATGTACGCGCAGATGATCTGAGAACCGTGAACGGTCTTGAGATCGAGTTCGCCGCATTTGAGATCGTTGGCGGCACTGCTGATATCGCTGTTGGCGATACTCTGGTGTTTGACACTACTGGCCTTGTAAAGAAGGCTGACGACGCAACTGGTTATGCAGTTTCCTTCAAGGTAATTGCTAAGACCGCATATATGGATGATGGAATCCTTGCTGAGATCGTATCTCTGTAAGGGTTTTGTTGTATAAGGAGGATAGACGATAATGGATAACATTTTTGAAATGAATACCGTCAACAATGTTAAAGATACTGTTGGCGCATCTAAGGTAAAGGCAACATCCCCCGTTGTCGAAGTGTTCTCTGCTCTGGTTCAGGGTAAGAGTCTGAACGGTATTGACGGCAAGGTTGTTGACAAGTCCGTTGAGCATATCAAGGATCTGGCTGGCCGTGCAATCGACGGCGATCATCAGGCAATTTCCGAGCTGAACGCCATTCAGCGTTTCACTATCGAGCCTAAGCTGATCGAGGCTATCAAGATCTTCAATTTCATGGGTACATATAAGTCCCTGCCATATGACACCGTTCCTATGATGAAGACCTACAAGTACGAGAGCATTGATTCTCGTTTCCAGGCTTCAAGCGGTGACGTACCTTTTGCAACTCACAGCTTCCGTGAGTATCCAATCGGCACACAGACCATCTCTGCCGGTTATGCTTGCGACTACCGTGAGCTGCAGAGCGGTAACTTTGACGGCACTATTGCCGAGGGTATTGCTCAGGTTCAGACTGACATGCAGAACAAGGCTGTTTACTATGTAATCGCCAAGCTGTATGACGCTCTGAAGAACGCCAAGGGCGTGAAGCATTTTGCTGAGTCTCAGGGTATTACTCAGACTGCCGTTGACGACATGCTGAAGGCAATGCGTCGTTATGGCCGTGTGAACATCTGCGGTGATTATTCCGTGGTTTCTCAGCTCAACGAGTTCGCTGGTCACAAGACCTTCGGCGCAAACACCATTCCTTTCGGTGCTGATGTTGTTGCAGAAGAGATCCGCAAGACTGGCCTGCTGAGCTACTACAACGGCTCTCACATCGTAGAGCTGCCTAACGCTCTGGACTTTACCCGCATGAATGCGGACAAGACTTCCTATGAGCTGTATATGCCTCAGGGTCTGCTCTTCTTCATTCCTCAGGGCAATGTTGCACCTCTCCAGATCTTCCGTCGTGGCGGCCTGACCACTATGACTGGTGATGATATCGTAACTCGTCAGCACATGACCCGTTTCGATATGGAGATCGGCGCAGGCGTGGCCGAGGGTATGGAGGATCAGATTGGTCTTCTGTCTGACACTAATTTCGAGGTTCCTTCTCTGTAAGAAATTAGTTAAACAATCTTAAAAGGAGGGAGATAATATTCTCCCTCCTAATTTATCATAAGGAGCGATAAGCAAATGGAACTGACCGATAAGGTTTTAATCAATAATTTGTGCGATTGGGCGCTGTACTTCCGTCGTTTGAACGGTGTTGGTGATATCCGTGTTCCCGCAAGAGTAAAGAACTTTGCCATGCTGGATGTTGCTGAGGTGCAGATGCAGATCCAATCTGGAAATAAATTGTTCATCGGCAATGACGAGATGCGTCCTGGCGATCATGCAAGACTGTTCATCGTAGACGATAAGCAGCGTAAAGAGTTGCTGGGATACGGTGAGGAAACCGGCGACGATGCTCTTGTTTTGAATGCCGAAAGCGTTACAAAGCTGCTGGCTGTCAAGAAGAAGGAAGACTTCAATCGTCAGCTTGAAGAGCTGGTGAAGACCGACGCTGAGAAGAAGATGGTCGTGCAGCTTGCTAAGGAAGCTGGCGGAGATGATGTAGCGGCCTGGAAGATGGAAGCTATCAATAAGCTGGCTGAAACAACTGTACTGTAAGTAAGGAGGATGAGGTATGGATCAGCCTACTACTTTCACGGAGATCGAGACAAGCTTTCACTCCATGCCTCTTACCAAGTATGTAATCGCACAGGAGTTGGAGCAAGAATGGCTGAAAACTGCTGTTGCTGATTATGAGCTTGAATTGAGCTGCGATCTGAAATATGACACGCAGAGCAAAGCATTTGCGGAAAAGCTTGATCGCCCCACCGTGCGTATTCTCGCACTCATGATGTATGTGTCTTATCTACAAAGAGAACTGAGCAGGGTTATGGCCTTGAATGGTATCTATGGTAAGGATATTCAGATTACGGGTGGGGATGCGACCAAGCGAGTAACAAAGCAAGAGCTGGAGCATGAAATTAGTCGTGTAAATCAGATGCTTCACAAGATGAAGACGCATTGTTTTGAATAAGGAGGTGTGCCATGCCTGTTGAATGGTATTTGATGACACGCCCTTTATACAACAGTGGGTTTGAAGGCGACGAGTTTGCTGCATTCGCACAGGACGGTTTTGAGGAAGTGCTTGAATCTTTTCTTGCTGAGGATGTCGAGATATACGAAAAGCGAATGAGTGTAGAGCCTGTTATTACAAGAGCGGTTATTCAAGGTACGACAAGCGACACCTATAACAATAGTGTGCTTCGCCAATTTCTTTGCCGTATCGGTACGCTTCGTAGTGGACAGTACATCAAGGCAAGAGATCAGATTTGGATGATTTATTCTAAGCCTGATAATAACAAGATGTACGAAAAAGCCGTTGCTTGGCAGTGCAAATACTCCATTCGATTCATCTCCCCGTTGACTGGAAAAGTTGTGGAGTATCCAGTGTATGACATCAATAGCACTCAGTACGGATCTGGTGAAACTGCTAAGGAGTACATGACGATTGGTTCTGCTCAGCACTTGGTATATATCCCCTACAACGAAGAAACCATTCGACTTGATAGCGGGTTTCGGTTTTTGATTGATAAAAACCATGAGAAACCAACTGCTTATCGCTTGGCGCAAGTTGACCCAGGTTCGTATGCCTGCGGTGAACATGATGGCGTAATCCAATGGACGGTTGTAGAGAGCCAGTTTGACGAAGAAACAGACAGCCGAGAACTTATGGTTGCCGACTACTATGGCGTATCTGAGCATTCAAAGCCAGATGAGCCGGCAGTTGGTTATAGTGTGACTATAACCACAGACGATCAAAACGGCGAAGTCGTGTTTGGTGAAGAATGTCGTGTTGCAATCGCATTCATGAATAATGGTGTTGTTGCTGATGCTATTCCTCTGAATATTTCAATTACAGATGGATTAGAGTACGGCACACTCAAGGAGATCGGGGAGGACTATTTTATAGTTCGGGCGCTTGATAACCGAGACTATATTGGACAGGAAATTACCGTTGCTGTTGAGAATGCAGAACACGGTATTTCCGAGCAAGTAATTCTGAGAGTAAAGGGGTGGTATTGATGTATTTTGAAGAGATCCCTAATTACAGAGATACCATCATGGAGAGTATCTGTAAGTGTGATGCAATTATTGATCTGTTGCGCCCAGAAGAACAGCCAACAATGAAAACGTCGGAGATGCCTTACAAGTATATTTTTCCGTATGGACATATCATCGACAAAACAACGGAAGTTGGTACTTACATTTGTTTCGATGTTGTTGCTCCGAGGGTTATAGACCGCAACTTTACTGATTTCAGAATTGATTTTTGGATCATATCACACGAGAGACGAATGAAAACGCCAAAGGGGTTGGTAACGGATCTTCTGACAATCGAGTTAGACAAGCTTATCAACGGAAGCCGAGGTTTTGGCCTTGGCAGAGTTGAGCTAATGACTTGGGATAGATTCACACCGGCAGAGGATTTTCACGGAAGATCTCTTGTTTATCGAACGGTAGATTTCAATAGGGAGTAAAGGAATGGACACAAAAGATCTTGGTTTGCAGCTTTGCTCGAAAGATCCAGTTTATGTGGATGGCGTTCCAGTATTCCCGATTACATTGAAGACTATTGCGAAGATAGGATATAAACGCTTTAACGCTGAGATGCGGCTTTTATGTTTGACAGAAAGCGACATTCAGGCGTTGACCGGCAAGGATATTTCCAAGGTCGGTATATATGCGTATTTAGTCGGAAGCGCTTTAAGCGATTCTGAGTTCATGAATGCTCTGGTGTTTTGGCTGTCGCAGGTAACGCGCAGCCGTATTTCTTTTTCTCAGAAAAGAATGTGCTTTTCTGGTGGTGCTTTTGAAATCACAAAGGACAACTTTGAAGATGTACAGGCCGTAATTCGGCTTCGGAACGGATTGCAAGATATTAACGAGGAAGAGGAAAATCCAGACAATGAAGCGGCGCGAAGAGTGCTGCAACGCAGAAAAGAAGAGCGTATGAAGCGCAGAAAGGCTAAAGAGCCTGATGAGGAATCGGCAATCACGCTGGCCGATCTGGTAAGCATCCTTGCGAGTGGACTTGGTATGTCTATGGACGCAGTAATGGAGTACGATCTTTATCAGTTCAACGACCAATTTAACCGCTTGAAAATCATGGATGATTATGAGGTCAGCGTACAGGCGCTGTTGCACGGCGCTAAGAAAGAGGATGTCAATTTGACACATTGGATCACGAAGATAAAGCGTGATGCAGAATAAATGAACGGCAGTCTGGATTTGTCCCAGGCTGTTATTTTTATAAGGAGGTACATAAATGGCTAACGCAAAATTTGGCGCAAAGGAAGTCATGGACGTTGTTCTCTACGATATGGAGACAGACAAGCCCGTTATTCAGTTTGACAGCTTGAAGACTTCCAGCATTAGCGTAACTTCTGAGAAGGTTTACGCACGAGGCGGTAAGGGCAATCCTAAGCTCATCACTTGGGAAATCAATAAGGAAGCTACTTTGACTATCGAGGACGCTCTGATTTCTCCTAAGTCTCTGGAGCTTGTTTCCGGTATTGCTCGTAAGGTCGGCGTACAGACCATCCGCATGAGACAGGTAACTGAGTACGAGAACGGCGAGAACAAGGGTAAGCTGTATCCGCTGAAGGCTGATGCAGACGGCAAGATCAACCTGGCTTTCGCTCCTAACACCACTGCCGATAAGGTGCTTGTGTATCCTTACGACTCTGACTGCGAGGAAGAGGCTCTGTTCGATATGACCGGCGCTACTCTGTCTGGCACTGAGCTTACTATCGCTGCTGCTGCAGATCAGCGTGTGGTTGTTTACTATGATTACGACAGTGAGGCAACTGCCGAGACTTATGTAATCGATGCTGAGCATTTCAGTGGCACTTACAAGCTGGTTGGCGACACCGTGCTTCGTAACCAGAAGACCGGTAAGGACGAGGCATTCCAGGTCACAATTCCTAACCTGAAGTTTACTTCTAACCTGGAGCTGGGCTTTGCTGCCGAAGGCGATCCTTCCACCACTACTTTCGAGTGCGAGGTCATGAGAGATTCTGACACTGGCGCTATGATCCAGATGGTGAAGTATTGATCGCTAATGCGAGATAAAACGGGGAGGGTGTAAAATCCCTCCCCTCAACTTTTTTGAGGCAAGGTGACGAACAATGGGTAAAAAGAAGATTTTTGTGAGCGAAGTTCTGCCTTGTGCTGGCGAGTTGTGCGTTGTTATGGCGCTGATGGAGGTCGGCAATGAACTGAAAGAAGTTCAGGTTTGCCTCCCAAAGTCCTGCGGCATTGAAAAGTGCGTGGGAGAGGAAATCTATTATGAAATGAAGAATGGCAGGGTTCGCATTTCAGAGGTGCGCCAGCCAAAACCAGAGGTAGAAATCCCTTCACATGATGTAGAAAGCGGAGAGGAATAACCTCTCCCTTTCTTTTTCTTATGACGGAGGATGATAGTATTAAGATTTTGGCAATAGATCAAGCAAGAAATGGCGCATGGGCTGTATTTGACTATGAGAGCAAAAAGCTTGAGACATATGGAACCTTTTCTTTTGGAAGTAAGGATTATACATATGCCAAGGCTATTCTTGCGATTGAAAGTCTTGTAGACACAATTATCAAGGCTTATGGTATTTCGGCTGTTTTCATTGAAGATATCCAGCTTCGTATGAATGTGCAGTCGTTCAAGAAACTTGCGCAATTACAGGGTGTCCTCGTGAATCTTTTTGAGAAGAACGAATACTTGTACGATTTTGTGGCTCCGACACAATGGCAGAACTACTGCAAGGCAAGAGGTCGGAGTTCAAAAGAAATCAAAGAAAAAATTAAAGCCCTGGAAGCGTCTGGAAAGAAGGAGTCGAAGATCCTCTCGATCCAGTTTGTAAAAGAGAAATTTAATGTTGATACGGATAATGACAACTTATCTGATGCGATTTGTCTTGGGCATTATGCGGTCAACCATTTTAACTTAGAAGGGAAGACACTTCATGGCAAAGAAAAAGAGTAATGTTTCCATCAATGCGTTGGAAAAGTTCTGCAAGCATGTGTGGCCTGAAAACGTAGTTACAATGACCTTCTCTATCGGAGAAGATGACGAAATTACCTGCGAGGTAAAGAAGCGTCTTTCTCTTGAGGAAACCATGCGTTTTATTGAGGATGTCGTAAGTGCAACAATCATGGAAGATGACATGCTGATTGTCCCTATGGCGAAGGAGTATATTTGTGGCAAGAACATTCTGACATACTACGGCAACTTTACAATGCCTTCTGACACCAACAAGGCGTATGACCTTGTTATGGGTGCAAGTGAAATCATCGGTGCAATTATGAACACGATTGATATGCACCAGTACAACATGATTCAGGGTTGTATTCATGAGCGTATTGAATTTGAAAAGCAGAAAATGCTTTTCGGTCAAGAGGCTCAGATCCGTAAGCTTACATCTGAGATTGAGCGTGTCACAAATAATATGGCATCTCTTTTTGATGGTGTAAGTGGTGAACAAATGTCCGAGTTTATTACCGGTATGGCTGGAATGGCGAAGAATACCGAAGTGACCGCTCAGGATATGGCGAGAGCGATTGTGGAGAAAAGCACAAAGCAGTAACAATGGAGGGCGCATTATGAACAGAGCATTGTTTGAAGAGGATTTTGAAGATATTGGTACGCTGATGGACACCACATTACCCCCCCCTGAACTGGTAGAATTCTATCGCAGATTACGGGATAGGGAGATTGTTTGGAACGATATCATTAACGACTGTATGATTGATATTCCGTTGTACATTTTCAAATGGAACAAAGAAGACAGCGGAGTTCCTGTTGAGAAAAGAAAGCCGATCAAAATCTTTATCAATTCTAACGGCGGCGATGTTAATGTTACGCTGTTTACTGCCAACGTGATTGCTCTTTCAAAAACTCCGGTTATCACGATTGGTATGGGACGAGCATACAGCAGCGGCGGATTACTGCTGATGGCCGGTCATAAGCGACTTATCTTTGACACGACTTCTATTCTGATCCACGACGGTTCTACTGGAGCTATCGGTGATACTGGCAAGGTTTTGGATAATTTGGAATTCACCAAGGAATCAGAAGAGCGTGTGTGCAATTTCATTTTGGAGCATACCAAAATCCCAAAGGATCTTCTGGAAAAGAACTATCGTAGGGATTGGTTTATGTTCAGCGAAGATGCGATCAAGTATGGCATCGCAGATAGAATTATTTCAGATATCGACGAAATTATGTAAGGAGGCCGGTTTATGGCGCGAAAGAATACACCGGACGACATGCTGAAGAAGAATGCTCCGCAGTCACTTGCGGGGCTTCCTTTTTATGGGCTGACATTGGATGAAGACCAGGCTCGTTTTCGTGATGCAATTTGGAACCCAGAAAAGCTGATCGTGTTTTGCGATGCAAAGGCTGGTACTGGAAAAACCACAATCGCAACAGGAACCGCAGACCTCTTGTGTCAGTACGGTTTCTATGAGGGAATTGTGTATATTGCGTCTCCAACGCAGGAGCAGAAACAAGGTTATTTGGCTGGATCTATCGAGGAAAAGTCAGAACCTTATTTCGAGCCGTTTTATCAGGCGTTGGATAAGATTGGTGTTAATCGGAATACGGCGTTTTTCGATAATGGCATCAATGAAAAATATCAGACAGCCTATATTAAGTGCATGACGCACACCTTCTTGCGCGGTACAAATTTTGAGAATAAGGTCGTTATTATTGATGAAGCGCAAAACTTCTATTTTGACGAGCTTATGAAAGTGTTGACCAGAATTCATGATAGCTGCAAGGTTGTTGTGATTGGTCATTGCGGACAAATCGATCTGTACAAAAACCCTGAGAGATCGGGGTTTTCTCGTTATTTGGACTGGTTTTCCGAGGATAATCGTTGTGCAGTATGTGAACTGCGTACCAACTATCGAGGATGGATCAGCCAACACGCAGATAATTTGAGATATATGTGATGCGTTGACTGGATGGCGAGATTACTGTAAAATGGAGATAATTCTATTTATGGGGTGATCCTATGAAAAAGAGATCTCGTCCAAGTCAAGCTCAAACGAATAGTAAGGGGTGGGTTGTACTCATTGTGGTAGCAACTGTGTTACTACCCCTTTCGCCTGTGCTTGCTTTTGCCACAATATTTATCGGTGCGTTTTTGTATGATAAAATCGGCAGAGCGTATGCAGAATGGTATGTGAAAACGCATAAGAGTTATCGTGAGGTACTTGAAGAAGAATTGCAAAAGCGAAAACAGGAACAAAATGATTTAGAGAGGACAGAGTAAATTTGTCCTCTCTGTTTTTTTTGAGGTGATTGTATGCCACAATTCAAAAGCACCGCCGATCTTATGGCCTACATTAGAAAGTCTGTTGATCGTGCTTTGACTGAAGATGTGTATCCAGTTGTACAAGAGACTGAGGCAGATACAATCGTAGATGTGGTGTATAGTCAGCCGACATCTGGATATTATCGTCGTCGTGGTGAGTATGACGGTTTCGGAGATTCATACAATATTGTAATCAAGGGCGGTGTGGCTAAAAATGGAATTTTGTCTGTTGTAAATGTAACTGTGCCAAATCCATATTTGAACGGAGCGAGTGGAGAGTTTGCGACAACAAATAAAAACTTGCAATATCTGATTGAGTTTGGCCGTAGCATGTCTGGAGATCCAGGATATGATTATTGGCCTAAGCCAAAGGCAAGACCATTTACCGCAAAGACGATTGAGCGTCTTGAAGCGTCTGGAGCTTGTACAACCGCATTGAAAAATGGACTTAAAAGACAAGGCATAGCTGTGAAATAACGGCTATGCTTTTTCTATTCTACAAGGAATTAACAAAACAATTTGAAAGTGAGGTGATTGCGTGGACGAACTGCAAATTCTTGTAAAAGCGATTGTTGATGATAGCAGCGAACAAAGTATGGATTCGCAGTTGGGCAGCTTGGCAAAGAAGCTTGGCGAGGCGCACAAGATCAATTTGAAGGTTGCGCTTGAAGAAAGCTCTGTTAAGTCAGTCCAGAGTCAGTTGCAGGCAATCGCCAAACAGGTAAATACAAGTGGAGCTGGCAAGGGTGCGCAGATCAAGGTATTTGACAGTGTGCAACTTCAGGCCGATGGTCAGAAGTATTTCAGTGGTGTCAAAGATATCGTTTCTCGTGTGCAGACTGAGTTCAGCAAAATGGGTAAGGTTGATGTTACCAACGTGTTTAAGGATGCGAAGGGTAACATTCAGAGTTTTACCGCAAGTGTCACCAAGGCAGATGGCGTTGTTGAGAAGTTCAATTTTGAGCTTGCAAAGATCAAAGAAGGGGCGAAGTCTTTCAATGGCTTTGTTCAGAGCAACTCTATCCTGTCAGATAAAAATGCTGGCAGTGGTCTTGAGCAGACGCTTAATTACCTGAATAGAATTGACACTAAAATTGCTGATATCACCAGCAGAACTTTGGTAAATACATCGAAGCCTCTGCTTGGAGATATGGAGCAATATAACCAATATCAAACCAAGCTTAGCGAGGTTAAGGCGAGAATCGAAGAGATCAAGAGCGCAAACACAACGCTTTCAGCAGATCATAAACGCGAGATCGATTCGATGGTTGCAGATCTCCAACGCTACGCTAAGGAGCTGCAGTCTACTGCTTATGCCGCAACAGATTTGAATGCTGCCACCTTCTCTAACAAGAAGGCTGAGCTTCAAGCGGCATTGCAAACAGATATCAAGAAGTGGACTAACGCAGGATTGTTCGGCGGAGATTTTGAAGCTGCTGTTAATAAGGCTAAGACCACACTTGATAACGCATTAGATCCAACAGATCTTGACGCATATCGTCATCAGCTTTCTCTCATTTCCCAGCAGTTTAAGCAGATGAAGCTTGATAGTTCTGCATCCGGAAAGATTTTGGATGCAGAAAGATTGAACTCTAATATTCAGACAGCACAGCTCAGAATTCAGAATTTGAAGAATACTTACAGTGGATTTGTAAGCGATCCGAATCTTCTGGGTAAATGGCAGGCGTTGTTTGATGAGTCTCAGGTTATAAGTTCACAAAAAGAACTGACTAATCTGAATGCAAAAATTCGCCTGTTTGAGCAGGAGCTTATCAGTGCTGGAAAGCATAGTCGTTCTCTGTTTGATGAGCTGAAGGCTAATGCTGTAAAGATGGGAACATGGATGGTTCTTGGCGGTGTTATCGCCGGTGTCATGCGTGGTGTAACTGGTCTTTACGATGCGGTTGTTGATCTGGATACCGCAATGACCGAATTGAAAAAGGTCACAAATGAAACTGACGCTGCTTACGATGCGTTCCTTTCAACCGCTGCTGACAAAGCAGTTCAGATCGGTGCTTCTTATGCTGACTTTGTAACCGCCACTTCCGATTTTGCTCGTCTTGGTTATACAATGGACGATGCTGCATCTCTGGCTGAGGTAGCTACAATTTACAGCGTGGTTGGCGACGAAATCAATGGTGTTGAGGACGCTACCAGCTCTATCATTTCCACCATGAAGGCATTTAACATCCAGACTGAGGATGCAATGCTGATCGTTGACAAGTTCAATGAGGTGGGCAACAACTTCGCCATCAGTTCTGGCGGTATTGGCGAAGCTATGCAACGAAGCGCTTCTGCTCTGGCCGCTGCAAACAACACCATCGACGAGTCTATCGCTTTGATGGTTGCCGCAAACAATGTTATCCAAGATCCAACAATGGTTGGTACGATGTGGAAGACTGTTTCCATGCGTATTCGCGGCGCTACAACCGAACTGGAAGCCGCTGGACTTGAAACCGAGTACATGGCAGAGAGTACAGCTTCTTTGCAGAAGAAGGTTAAGGCGCTGACCAATGTAGATGGTCTTGGTGGTTTTGATATCATGCTCGATGCCGACAACTTCAAGAGTACCTACGATATTATTCTTGGTATTAGTGAAGTATGGGAAAAGATGAGCGATATTGACCAGGCCGCTTTGCTGGAGCTTTTGGCTGGCAAGCGACAGGGTAATGCTCTTGCTGCTGCACTTACCAACATGAAGGACGCAGTTAAGGTCATGGAAACTTCTATGGATGCAGAAGGTTCCGCACTGGAAGAGCATGAAAAGTGGATGGATAGTATTCAGGCCAAGCAGCAGACCTTCCAGGCTCAGTATGAGGCACTTGCAAATGCTATTCTTGATAGTGAACTTATCAAGGGCGTTTTTGATGCTGGTACTGGATTGCTTGGTTGGCTGACAGAGCTTGTTGAGACGCTTGGTGCGTTCCCAACACTGCTTGCAACAATCACACCATTCTTTGATAAGATGCAGCTTCTCAAGAGTACAACTTCAAAGAACTGGCTTGGAACTGGCACTGGTATCTCATTTGCATGGAATACTGGAAAGGCAGAGCTTGAAAATGATATCCGTTTGCTGGAAGAGTATAATACCAAGATTTCTGGCCTCGGAAAATCAACAAACGATTTAACACAAAGACAGATTATCTGGAACGATACGATTGGTCGTGGTAGTAATAATCTGAAGACAGCGGTTCGTGTCACCGATGATGCCGCCGCTTCAACAACAACATATAAGAGCGCCATGCAAGGCGCTTCTGCTTCAACTACAGCAATGGGCGTTGCTTCTAAGGCGGCTGCTGTTGGTGTGCAGGTGTTGAAGACAGCATTGAATATGCTCATCAACCTTGGTATCGGACTTGCTATCAATGCAATCGTATCTGGTATCACAGCACTTATCAATAAGCAAAAAGAAGCAAAAGAGGCGGCGCTGGAAGCTGGAAACGCTGCTGTAGAGAATGCAAACACACTGTATGATCTTGCTACATCTTATCTGGAACTCAGCTACGCTGTAGAAAATGGGACTGGATCACAAGAAGATCTTATCAGCATTCAAGATGAGCTGATTGCTTATTTGGAAGAGCAAGGAGTTGCAGTCCAGAATTTGTCTGGCGACTATGTTGATTTGCGTGACTCAATCATTGACGCGGCAAGACAGCAGTTGCAAACAGACATTTCACAAGGTATTCGCGCTGCTGATATTGCTAAGGAAGATGCCGTAGATGAACTTGACGGATATTTTGATGGCAATAATATGTTCTCCGCAATCGGAGAAGAGGCCGGCAAAGCAATGGCATACCTCAAAGAGCTTGGTTTCACTGGAATTGATGATACTGGCTCTAAGGGTGGCGGCACGATTTTCCTGCCAAGTGTGTACAGCACAGGTGGCGGATTGGAAGATGTCGAGTTCTCCGATTTGATGGAAAACTATGAGTATCTGCGCGATACTATGAATGCTGTCGGAGACAAGTTTGGCAGCGAAAACCCTGTATTTGAAGTTCTTGCGGACGCATATAACGAATACGATGCTGCTCTTTCTGACGCTATCAAGAAGATTGATGCGGAAAATCAGATGATTGCACAAGATGCGCTTCTTGCCGCACAAAAGCTTGCAAATCCTGAGACTTTGGACGAGTTTGAACAGTTCCGCGCAGACATGATTAAGAATGTCAGAAACAGCGTGAACTTTGATGAGGATGGGACTTATTCCGCTGAAGAACTCGTTGACAATGCTCTTGGTTCTGTAAGTCAGTATGCAGAATTGCTTAACCAGCTTGAAGAGCGTGAATACGCCGCAAAGCAAGTAAGTCAGAAGATGCAGACGATTGCAGAGGCGCTTGTTCCAAAGGATTATGAAGATCTGACACCAGGAACAGCGGCTCATTTCCATGCTATTGATAATTGGGGTATCAAAATTGAAGAGGTCAAAGATAAACTGAGAGATCTTTCCGATGAAGATTTTGAGATTGCCTATAATGCAGTTATCAATGAAGGTGCGACGACATGGGAAGAGATTACTGCTGCGATTGAGAATTATAGCAGTGAGGAAGAGGTCGCACGGAGACATACTGAGCAACTTAGAAAGAGTATTCAGGGATTGTGGGAGTCTGAGGACTTTGCAGATGCCAAGGAAGATCTTGTTGCTATGTTTCAAACCCTCGATGGAATTACACCGCAGGCCATTGAAGAGCTTGCAGGCGAAAGCGAAATTCTTGCTGGAATTCTTGAAGAGGATGGTATGAATGCCGCATTCCTCGCCAATGTACTTCAGTCTATGGCTGAGGGCGGTGATGGTCTTGCGCTGATTACCGACGATGCGTTGAAGCTTAATGATGCTCTCGAAGGAATGGTCGGAAAGTTCGATCAGGTAACAGAAGCTAAGGCTCGTTATGATGCCGCAATGTCTGTTGAAGAGAAGGACACCGATTTTAGATCTTACGCAGAAGCATTTGAAGAGTTGAACGCTCAGTTTGAAGCCGGCACAACAAACTCTAACGCTTTCTGGGCTGCTGCTGAATTCTTATTCGGTAGCGAACAGCTTGCGGTATGGGGATGGAGCGATGGTCTTGATGAGATCTACACTGCTATGCAGAACAACAAGACCGTGTTTGGCGATGCTGAAAGTGCTGGCGCTGGATTTATCGAGCGACTGTACGAAATGGCTGAGGCTGGCAAGCTTGTCAACGAAGAGGGCGAAAAGCTTTTGGAGATTGGCAAGGATGCAACCGGCGCTTACTTCTTTGATATTGATCCAGATAACCTGGAAGAGATCGCAGAGAAGATGGGCATTACCGAAGAGGCTGCACTGGCCTGTTTGGAAGCGTTGTCCATGTGGGGCGACATTGACTTCTATGATCTGACAGAGGTTATTGAGGTCATTGACAAAATCGGGCTTTCTTGTGAGACAACTGGTGATAAGGCAATCAATGTTGAGCGTCTGACAGAGCAGTTGCTGACGCTTGGAAAGAACGAGAAGGATGTTCACGATATTCTGCAAGCTTTGCAGGATTTGGATGGCGTAAGCCTCTTTACGATTACGGGCGATGTTGATACTTTGATTACCAGTTTGACCAATCTTGGATTGGCTGCTGATAATGGCATTACCATCACAGTGGATTATGAAGGCTTGGCAAATTTGATGGCAAATCTGGGCTATACATATGATGAGACACAAGAGCTTATCACAAAGCTTGGAGAAACCGACAACATCACTCTTGCAAATGCAAATGGCGAAGTCAAAGATGTAAGCGACGCTTTGGAATACATTGACACCATTACTTTTACCGAGGTAACGGCTGGTGTTGATGGCGTGACTGATGCTGTAGGGGAACTTGATGAATCATCTACTGATAATGCGGTTTCTGAAATCGAAGCCATTGGAAGTGCTGCCGATGTTGCAGTCACTAAGGTTTACGATATTGGAACTGCTATTGACAGTGTGGATGGTAAAGAGTGTACCGTTTATTACAGTGTAAAGCAAAAGAACGGTATTCTTGGTGGCTTGGCTGGTATCCTTGGATTTGCTAAGGGTACTGATTCTGCACCTGCTGGCAAGGCGCTGGTTGGTGAAGAGGGTGCTGAGCTTGTCAAGTCCGGCAATCGTGCGTATCTTGTTGGTACGGATGGCGCTGAAATCGTTCATCTGAACGAGGGCGACCAAGTATATCCTGCCGACGAAACAAAGAGAATTCTCAACGGCTCAGGCCGTGGAATTCGAGGTGTAATTCCTGCCTACGCAGAAGGTCGTGTTGTTACATCTGGTCTTCGTATTGAAGATAATAAGACCGGTACAACGGGAGATCCGTATCATGTGCAGGTTGAGGCTGAGATCGAAGCCACACTTGACGACACAGAGCTTGAAGATCAGCTTGAAGATACGCTGCAAAAGATGGAAGAGGATATCAACGAAATCCTTGGAAACTTTGAACATGATATCTTCTTGTTGGAAAAGAACGGTGGAACTCCGGAGCAGATCATTGAGATCTATAAGGCTATGCAGAGGGAAGTCCACAACCAGGCAGAAGCGTATCGCGCTCTTGGTTTGGATGAGAATTCTGATTATATCCAAGAACTCCAGAAAAAATGGTGGGACTATCAGGACACCATCGAAGACATGCTTCACGACATCTATAAAACGACTGTTGAAGAGCATGAAAATACGATCAGTTATTTAGAGAGTCAGTATGACGCTCTTGACAGCAATCGCTCTGGCGATGCAATGACGGAAAATCTCAACAAGCAGCTTGAAGCGCAACGAGCTATTCAAAGAGCTGCGGTTGAAGAGGCAGACCGTCTTCGTGCAATGGGACTGGAAGAGAATGACGATGCAATCCAAGAATGTATTGATACATGGTGGGATGCTGAAAGCGCCATTCGAGATATTAACGGTCAGATTGCCGAAAATGTTTTGGGGGTCTTTGATGACTTTATTGAGTATGCGGACAGCTTTGAGCTTTGGGGAGATCTTGATTTCACCAAGGTTGACTATTTGAAGCAGAAGATCGCGGCAATCAATAAGCTGTTTAAGGATGGCGTATTGACTTTGAAAGAGTACAATAGCCTCCTGCGTGAAACTCAAATCGAAATCTACACCGAGCAGAAAGAAGCACTGACAGAAATTATCGAAATGACAATGGAGTTGGTGCGTCAGGAAGCCGAAGATAAGGTTGAGGCGCTTGAACAGCAGATCGAGGACTACCAGAAAATTATCGAGCTGAAAAAGAAATCTCTCGCTACCTCTGAGGAAGAGGAAGACTACGAAAAAGAGGTTGCAAAGCGAGTTGCTGAAATCGCAGAGATCCAAGCAAAAATCGCTCAGCTTGATCGTGACGACAGCCGAGAAGCAAATGCTGAAAAACAGCAGCTTGCTCAGGAGTTGGCACAACTTCAAGAGGAATTGGCTGATTACCAGGCCGACTATGCGTATAATGCGCAAGTGGACGCTTTGGATAAGGAAGCTGAGACTTTTGAAGACACAAAGAATGAAGAGATCGCTAAGGTAAAAGAAACTGTTGATTCTGAAGAAGAAATCTATAATGCGGCTATTGATCGAATCGATAGTAACTGGCAACAATTATATCGAGATCTTATCACTTGGAATAAGCAGTACGGCGATATGATTGACGGCGAGGATTCCATCGCGTCTGCGTGGATGACGGCAAGAGGCGCTGCGCAAGAATATGGAAATGTCGTTTCTGCGTTGAGTGGAATTAGTTCAAGTATTGCTTATGAGGAAGAGCAAATCAGGAATCAGCAGTACACAGAAGAAGTCATTCATCAGATCATCAAAGAGATGTACGCTAATAGTCGTGCGCATGGGGCGGCAGATGCTGATGGAAAAGCACGATTGAACAAGAGAAATCTTGAGCTTGGTGCTATGTTGGCGCAGTATGGCATTACCGCAATTCGTGGCAATGATGGCGTGTGGTATGTAGATCGAGTTGGCGGTGAACAGCTCTATGACAAATATCGTCAATATACCTATCATACTGGCGGCATTGTAGGAGAAGACCCAGCTTTGAAACCAAACGAGGTTCTTGCTAAGCTTGAAATTGGAGAAGCAGTGCTTACCAAGGAAGAGTTTAGTGGATTGTTTGATAAGATGAAGGCTGGAATAATCGGTGTTGTAGACGCTTTGGTAGGTGGATTGACTGCATCGGAGCCAGTGGTTTCCGAGGTTATGAAATCCGTTACAAACAACAATGGAGATACCGATAACTCTGTAAGTGAGCAAGGTATTGAGATCCACAATGAGTTCCATATGCAAAATGTGACTGAGGAAAATATGAAGCGGTTTGCGGATTATTATTCCGACTACACTATTGGTCAGCTCCTGTCTGCTGCAAAGCGCAAGGGGGTAAAGAATACAATAGGAAGTCATATGTTGCGATAATTTTATGCGGCCACTCTTAACGGGGTGGCCGCTTTATCTATCAAAAAAAAGGAGGTATTGGATAATGGTAATTGATTTTGCGAAGGTTAATGTCAAGGAAGCGCCTTTACTTATTTTGCAAAATCTGGACGATACTCCTGTTGGAGTATTGAAATATGCCTTCAATGTGGAGGCTGATCTTTGCTATAACGAAATCTCCACACTGACGTTCGATCTTCCTGGTTATGTTGATGGAGAATTGACACCAAATTACAACCGTGTTATTGGTATGCGTATTATCGACCTGAAAGGGTATGGGCGCTTTCTGCTACAAAATCCAAAGGAAAATGATGATGGTGTGAAACTGGTAAAAGCTTGTACAGCCTATTCATTGGAGTATGAGTTTACACTGAAGAAGCTTGCTTTGACCGCTGGAACATACAATTTGTGGAATCCCATTGCACCAAGCGGAACTATTCTTGGCATGATTTTAGATTGTATGCCGTCTTGGAAGGTCGGCAGTGTGGATGCTTCACTGATTGACAAATACCGCACATTTGATGACAGTGGCGATCAGAATATTTACAACTTCATGAAGTCTGATTTGCAGGAAAGCTATGGATGTGTTTTTGACTTTGATACATACAATCGTGTGATTTATGTGCGCGATATTGTCAATGAGCCAGCTATTTCGCCGGTTTTGTTTTCAATGAATAACTTGGTTAAGGATGTCGAAATTGCCGAGGATACTGAAAGCATTGTTACAAGTCTTGGTATATATGGCGCAGAAGGTGTGGATATCCGAAGTGTAAACCCAATGGGTACAACCAACATTATTAACCTCGATTATTTCATGACGCTTGAAAATTTCAGCCAAGAAATGATCGATAAGTATAAAAGCTGGAAACAAACCTTCCAATCATATCAGCGGCAATATTTTAACCTTACCGTTGAGGAAGCTTTGAAAACTGCGCAGCTTGTTACAGAGCAGGCGGCGCTCACTACTTTGCAAGGAGAACTTGCGAGTTTGGAAAATATTCAGGCCGTAATTATCCAAGGCATTGCCCAGGGATTGAAAAAGCAAAGCGACTTGAATGCCGCAAACAGCAACATCAAAGCAAAGAAACGAGAAATTACTACAAAACAGAGTGAAATTGAAACGATTTCAGCCGCAGTAGCCAGCCTGAATGTAACAATGCAAAGTATCAATCAGAAGACAAAGCTGAGCGCATTTTTTACAGAAGATGAGTATAAAATCGTTGATCGATATTTGAAAGAAGATTCTATTTCGGAGGACTCCTTTGTTGCAATCGAGGTTGACGCTTTTGACAGCGCTGGCGAGAGTACAAAGGTATCTGGAACCATCTTCAATTTGACAAATAGTATCATTACAATGTCAGAGAATGAGCTTGGTAAGGATATCTACTCTGCATCCGGTGGACGAATTGAATGTTCAACATCTGGGTTTGTGCTGAGTGCAAATCTCATCCGTGCTTCTCTCGATTACGACACGGACAAAAATCTTTTGTTTACGGCACGACTTAGCGGAGGCAAATTAAATGGGCAATCGTTCCCAAGCGGTTGCGTATCTATTTCTGGCACGGCAAGCTCTGTTACATCCAATGTGAAAGAAGACACTACGGTTGGTGGTGCAATTTCCGATGGAACAGACATGTCTTTCAAGGTTGGTACGGCTGATTTGTATTTCACAAGAAGCACAACAGAGTATGAGCAGCGTTCCGTTGAATGGGATTTGTTTGACTATGGTGTTGAGTTGTTGGAAAAGTTGGCGTACCCAGCCTACTCTTGTTCACTTGATTTGGCGAACTTTTTGGCAATGTCAGAGTTCGAGGCATTTAAGAACAAGCTTGAACTTGGCAGCCGATTGTATTGGCAAAAGAGAGACGGAACAGTTATGAAACCATATCTTGTCGCGGTTCATATTTCATTTGAGAATTTTGAAGATTTTTCTGCTGAATTGTCAAGCAAATATTCAAGTAACGGGTTTAAGTTCCTTTATACTGATTTGTTTGATGACTCTAAGACTGCTGGATCGACACTTGATGCTGGCAAGTGGACATATAGCCAGTTTGTCAACAGTGGTGCAGAAACTTCACTAAGCAAGTTTATGAAGTCTGCGTTGGACATTGCCAAGAACAATATCATGTCAACCAGTGGGCAGGCGATTTCATGGGGCGAGTCTGGTTTGCGTTTTCGCAAATGGAAAGATGGCTCTGCGACTGAGTATGAACCTTATGAGATATGGATGAACAACGGATCAATCATGTTTACAACCGATAGCTGGAACACTGCAAATCTGGCAATCGGACAAATGGTGTCTGAGGACGGCGCTTTGCTTAGTGGCGTTATTGCAGATAGCTTGATTGGTAAGCTGTTGGCCGGCAACAGTCTGATTATCGAAAGCACAAAAAAGGATGGAGATACTGCTGTATTTCGTGTGGATGGAAATGGTGCGTCTCTTCATAACGCGGTTTTCGATATTTATGACGGCAACAAGGTACATATTACGCTCAATCCACATTCCGGTATTGCAATCGGTGAATACCCATTGTACACCGATGATGAGTACACCATTGATGAAACCAGAGCTAAGTTTTGGGTTGATACCAATGGCAATGTGCATATTAAGGGGATACTGGAAGGATGCGATGGTAAGTTCAGTGGAGTGGTACAGGCGCAAGATTTTCTTGACAGCAATGGAGATTCTATGTTGGTTGCTGGTACAAATAGATTTAACAGCGATTACCTTGATCTTGGAAACATCCAGATCGACGGAGAAACGGGAAATATTACTATGACCGGAAGTATCAATTTGGCTGGCGATATTACGTGGAGCAATACGAGCAGTCCGGTACAAGTGCTATACTCAACAATATACTTATCTGCGCCATCTGGTAATTACTCTTCGTTCCCATCTATTGGTAGCAGTAGTTGGCATCGATCTATGAGCGATTCTGATTATTTTGCATCGTACACATATGACGGTGGTATCAGTTGGACTGCAGCGGTAAGAATTCGCGGCGAAAATGGCAGCAATGCGTCTGTTACACGAAGAAGCATTTATACTGCCTTGTTAAATGCTTATGAAGACGATGGCATTTACAGTTATAACGGAGACATTTTAATCAATGCGTCTGCCATTAAAACTGGCCTAATTGATGCTGATCTCGTTACACTTGGAAGCTATTGGGGCGGATTTTGCTGCGCAGTAGGAAATGATGGAGTAAGTGATACATATGGTGCAAAGATGTATGGCTCAGATCCTGATTTCTACTTTATCGCAACGAACGCTGGAGTTAGAATGCAAAGTCCCAATATTGGGTTTACCATCGGAAAAACAAGAATTGTAGCTGACACAGAAATTGAGACAACTTCAGATCAAAGAATGAAGCATGATATTTCTTATGAAATGAGCAAGTATGACGAATTCTTTTTTGGGTTGAAACCGAGTTATTATAAATTTAATGCGGGGACAAGTGATAGATACCACATTGGATATATAGCGCAGGATGTGGAATCCGCATTGAAGAATGCTTGTATTTCAACACAAGATTTTGCGGGACTTGTTCAAGCGTCTGGCGTAGAAGATGTTCACAAGGCTTATGAGGACGAGTATTCACTTCGTTATTCAGAGTTTATTGCATTAAATACACATATGATTCAAAAGTTGTATCAACGTGTCGATGAGTTGGAAAAGAAAATAAATTCCGTAGAGGTGTAAAATGAAGAATGATATTCTTGGCCGTTTGAGTGCTGTGTTGTCCGCACTCAATAGTATTAGTGTATGTGGTAAGGCAAATTTGGCTAATTTGAGCGGAAGTATTGCTGTATTAGAAGAAGTGAAGGAAATTGTCGCTTCTTCTGAAATCCAAAAAGCAGAGTCTACATAAAATAGGAGCAATAACATGGCGTTTTGGGGAAATTATTTTGTTTATGATGGAATTCCATGTACAGAATATGGCCTCCGACTGTATGAAGTGAATGGGGTGGCACCAGGCAATAAATCATTTTCGATTCCATCTGATATATCTGAAGACCGTATTCTGCGAAGATACAAGTCTTTTTTTTATGGAGTTTCACATAATAAGCCTCTAACATTCAATATGGTTTTTGGAGCAGATCAATCAATCGCAAATCGTGGTGAATATTTTGATGCGTGGGATCTTGAAGTTATAAGCGCATGGCTTTCCCCGATTGATGGATATAAATGGTTAGAAATTGAACAGTCTGATATGGAGCATGTTCGATTCAAATGCAGAATCACAAAATTATCTGTAGTAGAACTTGGAAACCTTCCTATCGCTTTTTCTTGTGATGTTGTTTGTGATTCCCCGTTCGCTTATAGATATCCAATTTCTTACTCATATGAAATCGATGGCGAAACAGAATTTATAATTCAGAATCTGAGTAGTTATAGAGGTGAGTATTTTCCAAAGATCAAAATTACATTTGAGAATAGCAATTTTGTTCAGATTATAAATTATTCAGATAATGAAAATGTATTTGAGTTTTCTGAATTGCCAAGTGAAAACTTAGAGGTTGAGATTGATAATGAAAACGGAATCATAACTAACAATGAGAATCTAAATCTATATCCATATTTCAATTTTAACTTTTTGAAACTTGTTCGAGGCGATAATCGGTTGAAGATCGTTGGAAAGTGTGTAGTGGAAATTATATGTGAATTTCCAGTTAGTGTTGGTGGATAAATATTGGATTAGAGGTGGAATTATGTCAAAGGGTACACTTGGTAGTTTTAATGGAACTACCGTAGCCAATGTGAATATGTTGGATATTTTTAAGAAAGAGGAAATGGAAAAGCATAAAAATAGTACGCTTGCATTTTCTCCACATATGATTGTAAGGAAGATTGGCATTCAATGTCCAGCGGGGACAGAAGTATCTATCAATGGGTGTGATATTCCTATCGTGTCTGGTGTGTTTGAACTTGGGTTCGGGCAAATTGATGTATCGAGCCTTGTATTTAAGGAAGCTGTAGCGGCGAATATTTATTATATGTATTGATAGGAGGATCATATGTCTGATATGCCTTTCTTTGTGGGTATGGTTTCTGCTGGAGGTATTGGCGGTTCATCTGATTATGATGAGTTGTCAAATAAACCAGTTGTAAATCTGATCGGATCTCCCGTTGTGATTTGTGAGTTGGAAACTGGTGTTTATAACATTGAAGGTTCTTGGGTAATGACAGAAGATGGCATTGCGATGGAAACTTTGAAAGACGACCTGTTTTATGTGTCCAATGATAATAATGAGTGCAAGCTTACTTGGATCAGCGCAGGAGAGATCCGTACATATCATGTGCCGAAAAATGGCACAGCAGGCGATGTTGTTGAAGATAGCGTCGCAACAAAGGATGAAGTCATTTCATCTTTGGTAGGTTCTTTCTAATTTTCCATATAGGAATTAGTTGAACAATATATGTGATGAAGAACATGTAGTTTTTATCACAAAGTACACATTATCATTTTGATTGTCGTTATTACGACGGAAAGGAAGTAAACATTATGGCTAATTTGATTTATAAGGGTTCCAAGGCATCTCTGCCCGCCGAGCGTAACGCCACATCCTTCTATCTGTGTGAGGATACCCGTGAGCTGTACTTTGGTGCAAATCTGTACACTGAGGCTGTCCGTTTCTACACCACAGAAGAGGGGAAACCAACATCTCCAGCACAGGGCGTTCTTTATGTAAACACCAATACAGGAACTGGCGATGTTTGGAATGGTACAGCATGGGTAAATGTCATCAAGGGTTATACAACTGTTATTGATGAGAATGCTGACGACAGCACTGTTCCTACTTCTAAGGCTGCCAAGGACTACATTGACCAGAAGGTTGAGGATGTAGTCGCTGGTTCTATCGACGGTTTGGGCGCTCTGGCCTCTAAGGACGAAGTGACTGAGGCTGAGCTTGGTACTGATCTGACTAACAAGATCAACGGTAAGGCTGAGCAGTCTGCTTTGACTGAGGAAATCAATCGTGCAAAGGCTGCTGAGGAAGCCAACGCCACTGCCGCCGCTGCTGCTAAGTCTGCAGCTGACAAGGCTCAGGGTGAGGTTGATGCTGTTGAAGAGCGTGTGACTGTTGTTGAGGGCGATGTTTCCACTCTGAAGGCTGACTCTGCTACCGAGGGTTCAGTTGACTACAAGATCGCTCAGGCTGTTGCTGCTATCATGGAGAATCCCGATGAAACCATGAATTCCATCAATGAGCTGGTCACTTGGATCAACGATCACGCCGCTGACGCTCTTGAACTGAGCAACAAGGTTTCTGCAAACGAGGCTGACATTGCCGCTCTGGAAGAGTTGGTAGGTACTACTGGCGTTGCCGACCAGATCACCGCCGCTATTGAGGCTGCGCTGAAGGTTGACAGCGTTGACAAGTATGCTCTGGCTTCTGACCTGACTGCCGCAATCGCTCGTATTGCCGCTCTGGAGGCTAAGGCTCACGAACATGCTAACAAGGCTGAGTTGGACAAGATCGCTGACGGCGATGTTGCCAAGTGGAACGCTGCTGAGCAGAATGCCAAGGATTATGCTGATGGTCTGGCATCTAACTACGATGCTGCTGGTTCCGCTGAGCAGGCTCTGACCGATGCTAAGGCTTACGCTGACCAGGCTGAGGCTGATGCTGTTTCTGCCGCTCAGACTTACACTGACGGAAAGAACACTGCTATGGACACTCGTGTAACTGCTGTTGAGGCGGCTATCACTGTTGGTACATTTTAATAGAGGATATTACATCTCTTTTAACTTGTAAAAGTAGCCGCACCACAAAAGTGGTGCGGCTTTATATATGAAAAGAAGGGAGTATTGATATGAATATTCCAAATCCATATACATTGCCTATTATCAGTTTTGTCGGCGGATCAACACAGGAATTGTTATTTCATATATTTTATTATGAGAATAATGAACGATTTGATTTGACATATTGTGAAGCAAATTTTGCGATAGTCAATTATGTTAATAAATATGGAGTGCCTGTATTGACGAAGAAGATGGAAGTTTATTCAGATGAAGGCACAACCGATCAAGCTCCTAATACTTTGCGTGTTGTACTTAATCCGTCAGATACTGTGGCATTGAATGGAAAATATGTTTATCAGATTTCTTTACGAGATAAATCTGGTCGTGTTGAAATCCCGAATCAAGGAATCATGTTAATCACAAATAATATTGACAAATCTTATGTTCAATAAGGAGGGTTTATGAATACAACATACTTTTTGAATCAAATTATGGGGAATGTGTTTGGTACAAAAAAGACTCCGACCCTTCCTGACGAGTTGTATTTAGGCGTGAGTACAACAACTCCGTCTGTAGATGGCACTGGAGTGACCGAACCAACATCTGGTGGATATTCTCGTGTGAAACTTAGTGTTTTATCTGAACCCAACAATGGAGTAATTACAAATGATGATATTGTTGCATTACCAGAAAGCACGGGGAATTGGGGAGTTATTACGCACTATGTTGTGTATGATGCAATAACTGGCGGCAATCTGCTGGTTTTTACAAAATTGGCGACCTCAAGAACTGTTGAAGCGAGTACAACAGTAATGTTTAGAACCGGAGATATCCAGTTTGTTCTTGAAAATATGAGTTAATAGATTGTGGTGGTTGGCTTTGAAGAACTACTCAATTAAGATTCATAAGCGGCATGAAATAAATGTTATTTTAAGAGAGCTGCCATTGCGCGTTTATTCTGGCACATCAATTATGCGTCTTTCTGCCGCAGCAGCAAATACAATAAAAACAATATCAGCAGGAACAGGCCAGATATTTCGTGTGTGTTTGGATTTTGCGGATAGTGTGGTCAAGCATGTGCTGCCTGGTGAAAAGAATAGGAAGAGATTAAGTTCTGATGGTGATGTTCTATATACATATTGGAGGCCGCTTAAAGAATTTGATGAATGCACATTAGCTGAAATGGATGATATCTCATTAGCTGATATTGATTATATAGTTTTAGAGTAATGGAGGTATAACAATGAGTAAATCTCCAAATATTGGATTAACGCTTACTCCGTCATCTGATAATGAGAAGAAGTTTCTTGCGTTTAGAACGGAAATCGCTGGAGATTCAGACGAATCAAACATGATGATTCTGGATAAAGAGATTGCCGCATTAAAAGCGCAATATGGCGTTCTTGTTACTCAGATTACATGGGGACATTTGAAAAATGGTTTGAGTAGCGATGCAACATAAATAAGTGAGGTGATTATATTGGCATTTTCCAAAGCGAACTATGGAAATGAAACTAATTTGCCGTCTCAGAAGATTGAAGGGTACATTTATTACTGCACAAACACAGGCAATGTGTTTTTCGATTTTATTGATGTAGATGGACTCCCTGCGCGAGTGCAGATCAACTCAAATAAGGCCAATAGGTTGCGTTATTATGAAGATAATACTGAGAAGGAATTGCTTCCTACTGATATCGCTCGAAAAGATGATGTTGATACAAAAGTGTCAATTTCTCAAGGAGTAAGTAATAAAGGCAAGATCCTTATGGTCGGAGAAGACGGTATGGTATCACCATCTGCATCGTCCAGTGTATCTGGCATTTTGCGCTGGGGAGATGTAAATGGTGTAAATGGATTGCCAAGCAGTGTCGTATATTGTTGGGGCGATCTTTGTGGAGCATAAAGAAAAGATGAAAAGGAGTTTGGCATGAAATACACAACAAATAAAAATTTGAAGTTGCCAGAGTACACAGATGTCATTGATATTGAAAATCTGAATGAAAACTTTTCTGCTATTGATGAATTTATGGGCAGTGATGTGTCGGACGAAAGTGGTATTCACGGCCTGAGATACAATAAGGAGACAGAGCAGTTTGAAGTATATAATACATCGACATCTGAGTGGGAGCCAGTGACTACATCAGGAGGCTCTACTGATACAAGTGGCTTTGCTACTACTGAGTATGTGGATTCTCAGATTGGAGATATTGCTACTATTCTTGATAATATCAACGGAGAAGAGGTATAACAATGAGCGATATTGGAACAAAATTGAATTATTTGCTGGAGACAAAGACCCAGATCGGTAATGCAATCGTGAGCAAGGGTGTGGAATTGCCAGACGATGCAACATTCCGCGAATATGCTGACTTGATTCGTGATATTCCTACTGGAACTGGAGAGGATGTATTGCTTCAGCTTGGAGAGATTGAGCCTACTGGTAAATCATTTATTCAGTATCCAGATGATGGATATGATGGTTTTAGCCGAGTCATTGTTGCGGGAGATAAAAACCTTGCACCCCAGAATATCGCTGAAGGAGTTACAATCTACGGTGTGACTGGTACACTTGAAATTGCACCAACAGCGTCCTTGCCAGAAGTATATGAGTCTTATGTTGAACACGCAAAGACCATGTACACAGGTGATTACGATCACATGGCAATTTTGGAAAGTTCAAACCATGTGTCTGTTATGTTTATGACATCTGATTTCGCCATCCAGACATATGATACTGCGTCCAGCGAATTTACCGCTATTGGATGGGTGTCATGTACATATGTTAAATCTGAGGATACATGGAAACTGACCGATTGGAGCGAGACATGCTCTGAAGGACAGAATTATGTAAATAATATCCGATATTCTTCTACATATTGGGTTTATAATGGGTTGATTTTGTATCCAACAAATGCTTATGTTGATTGTGTTGGTGATGGAACAAAGGCCGTTGCATATGTGTCCGTGAAGTTGCCTGCTCCATATCCCGCAGGTATTACTCCATATACACTTACTTTGACTTGTGGCAGTAATGTGTTGACTGGCTCTTATACCAAGGCAGGACAGACTATTACATATGCACTCCCAACCACTGGTACATGGAAGGGGCAGTTTACAGATTATGAAGATGCGATTATCGCGGAGGTTTCTTTTGATGTTACACCGTTTATGTACACAAAAACAGCAGATTTGAGCGATAAACATATTCTTGCAGAGGATTCCTGGGAGACGATCAGTGCGTTGGCTCAGAGCGGTAGCCCTGAAATGTATTATACGCTTGGAGACGAAAAGGATGTAGAGCTGACAACAGGAGAGACGGTGACATTGCAGATCATCGGATTTACTCACGATGTACTTGCTGATGGTACTGGCTATGCCGGAATTACATTCTGTATGAAGAATAGTATGGCATCAACCAACACCATGAATTCGTCCAGCACCAATGTTGGCGGATGGGCAAGCTGTGCAATGCGTACAAGACTGCAGCCAGGAGGTGCGATTTATGACACACTCCCAGATGATGTAAAGGCTGTGATTCGCCCCGTACAGAAGGTTACGAGTGTCGGCAATACTGGTACGGCACTTGAAACAACGAACGATTATTGTTTCTTGCTGTCTGAGGTAGAGATTTTTGGTTCAACAACTTATTCTGTTGCTGGTGAAGGCAAGCAGTACGATTATTACAGCAGCTATGCTACCACGTCTGCAAAAAGAGTCAAGTATCTTTCTAATGGTTCTGGTTCAGCCAGTCCCTGGTGGGAGCGTTCTCCTTGTTCCAGCATCTCCACGTATTTCTGTTGTGTTAGCAGCGGCGGCTCCGCCGACTATTACAGCGCCGACATCAGTTATGGCGTGTCCTTCGGCTTCTGTGTTTAACCTAATAACCGAATGAGTGACAACCCGTTAAGCTTTTTGAGCTGGCGGGTGTTTTTGTTGGGACTACACACGCTCCCCGTTCAGGGGAGATGTGTATGTCCATACAGTATGTGAGAAGAAAATATGTCAGTTTATAAATCAAAACGTGGTACAAGTGCGGTTCAATATGTAGAAACTGCGAGACAATTACAGATTTATACAATCAGCAACTGTGTGAAGTTTCCAAAACGATACACATATCTGGTTGTAAATAAAATTGCATCTCTTGCAGAAGATATTGATACGCATGTGCGCTTGGCAGAAGCTATTTTGCCAACAAATGAACACGAGTTTCAAACTCGCCGTGACCTTTTGAACACGGCGTTTGGTCTACTTAACAGTTTGGATGATAAATTGCAACTTATGTATGACATTGTAAAGAAAAATCCAAATTGGAGTATAGAATTCAAATGGCTTTCAAATGCAATGCTTGAATGGGGAAGGCTGATCCAAAAGGAAAAGACATTGATCGTTGGAGTAAAGAAAGCCGATAGAAGAAGATTTAGCAGATTTTCTGATGAAGAGGATGAAATCAGTCATGTAACAGAATAAGCATTTGGCTTTTTCTTGGGTCAAACCTCGTTCCTGTTTCGTTGTGTCTTGGGGCTGCGTTGCGTGGTTCAGCCAATAACTGGTGGGAGCGTTCTCCTAATTCCAGCAACTCCACGAATTTCTGTAATGTTAACAGCAACGGCAACGCCAACAATAACAACGCCAACAACAGTAATGGCGTGTCCTTCGGATTCTGCGGGATATAGTCAATCAAAGTAACCTATAAGGCGAAATTCGTACTTCCGCTGAAGGGAGGTTTGTTCCCGTGGCTTTATAAAGCCCAAAACTGTGTGCCGATAATCTACACCGGACGCTGCTTGCATGGTCGGTGATGGCGTGATAACCGATTTCATGGTGGCAGGTTTAAGCAGTTAGAACACACGCTCTATAATTTTACTGTACGGCACACCATTTTATATTCAAAGAAAAGAGTGATAGTGACGACAAGCGAAGAACGCAAGGAAGCACGATACCACAGAAGAAGATTGGCACGACAAGCAAAACGAGACGCACTAAGTTCAAAATGTGGGGATTTTGAAAGTGTGTTTTCTTTTGAGCATTTGTATAATTCTGCAAAGAATTGCGCCAAAGGGGTGTCATGGAAAAATAGTGTACAGAACTATATGAGTCGTTTGAATGCCAATATTGCAGATACGCACGATAAATTGATGACTGATAAGTTTCGTACAAAGGGATTTCACGAATTCGATCTCATTGAGCGTGGAAAGTTACGACATATTAAGAGTGTGCATATATCAGAACGTGTTGTGCAACGATGTTTATGTGATTATATTTTAGTAGAAGTGTTTTCAAATTCTTTCATTTATGATAATGCTGCAAGTCTGAAAGGCAAAGGAATAGACTTTGCGATGGATCGTGTAGATGCACATTTGCATCGTTATTACCATAAGTACGGAACTAAAGGCGTTAATTCTGGAGCTGTCTTACTTGCTGATTTTTCTGACTTCTTCAACAGCTCTCCGCATAGCGTAATTTATTATGAGGGAGAGCGCAGAATAAAAGACGCTCGTATCAGAAAGTTAGCCAATGGTTTTATGGAGGATTTTGGCGACACTGGATTTGGTCTTGGTAGTCAGGTTTCTCAAATTGATGCGTTAATGGTGGCAAGTCCACTTGACCACTTTATAAAAGAGAAACTTAGAATCAAGTATTATGGACGTTACATGGACGATCTGTACTTAATTCATCAAGACCCAGATTATTTGCGATATTGTATGTCAGAGATTGAAAATAAATGCAGAGAACTTGGCTTAAATCTCAATAAGAAGAAAACCCGTATAGTACCATTGAGAACTGGATTCAAATTCCTAAAAACAAAGTTTACATTGACGGATAGCGGTAAGGTTATTAGAAAGATGAACAGAAGCTCTCCGACAAGAATGAAACGCAAGTTGATAAAATTTAGGAAATGGGTGGATAGTGGGCGATTTACATATGAAGATGTGAACACGGCTTATCAAAGTTGGTGTGGACATATGAAAAGAGGCAATAGCACTATGGTATTGAGAAGAATGAACAAGATATACAATAATTTGTTTCAGGATGTAAGAAATGCGAAAGTGTAATCGCAAGGTATAGAATAATTGGATGTAGTGTTATGAACGAAAGAAAAATATGGAATTATTTTCATGATAAAGGATTGAATGATTATGGCATTGCAGGACTGATGGGCAATTTGTATGCGGAATCTGGCCTAATGCCAAACAACCTCCAGAACACCGGCAATAAGAAACTTGGCATGACGGACGATGCGTATGTATCTGCTGTTGATAGCGGAAAGTACACAAACTTTGTCTTTGACAAACAAGGATTTGGCCTTGTACAATGGACATTTTGGAGCAGAAAAGAAAATCTTTTAACATTTGCACGGGCTGCTGGCAAGTCGATTGGTGACTTGGATATGCAGCTCGATTTTTTATGGAAAGAGCTTTCGGAAAGCTACAAATCTGTTTTGCAAACGCTGAAAACCGCGTCATCCGTTTTGGAAGCGTCCAATGCCGTGCTGTTGAAGTTCGAGCGGCCTGCGGATCAAAGCGAGGCCGTACAGAGGAAACGTGCTGGGTTCGGTCAGAAATATTATGACCAGTTTGCCCAGACAGTGCAGAAAGGAGGGAGTGTTGTTATGAGCAACAGCCCACTTATAAGCTACACGAAGATCTCACCAAATAAAACAAGTCCGCGAAACCATGAGATCGACACAATCTCCATTCATTGTGTAGTAGGCCAATGTACGGTTGAAACACTTGGAGACATTTTCGCACCATCTTCCAAACAAGCATCGTCAAACTACGGTGTTGGTAAGGATGGCCGTATTGGTATGTATGTAGAAGAGAAAGATCAATCATGGTGTACTTCTTCAGATTCAAACGACCATCGAGCAATTACTATTGAGGTTGCAAGTGATACCACACATCCATATGCAGTGACTGAGGCGGCATATGAAGGTTTGATTAAACTGCTTGTTGATATTTGTCAGCGGAACCCAGGCATTAAACATCTGAAATGGGAAGGCGACAAAAACCTGATTGGTCAGGTAGACAAGCAGAATATGACCGTACACCGTTGGTTTGCAAACAAGGCTTGCCCAGGCGATTACCTTTACAATCGTCATGGCGAGATTGCTGCAGAAGTAAATAGAAGAATTGATGCTTTGGAAGGAACGGAGGTTGAAGATTTCATGACAGATCCAAAGAAATTTGAAGAGGCTTGGTTGGAGTACAGAAAGACCTTGCAAGATAACGATGCAGGCCAATATAGCGAGGAAGCAAGAAAATGGGCTGTCAATGTTGGTCTGATTGCTGGTAACGGCACAACCATCAATGGACAACCCAACTGTATGTGGCAAGATTTTCTGTCACGCGAACAGTTTGTGACCGTTTTGTATCGTTTTGCACAAATGATGGGCAAGGCGTGATGAAATTGTTCGGCACACAGGGAACACGAGTTGCGAAAAAGCCGCAGAAGCGCAAGAAGAAATCTCGCGTACTGAAGCACATGAAAAGTTTGGGCTTCACAAATCGGCTTGCGGTATATATTCTGCTGTTTTTAGCTGCTGGTCTTGCCGGCGGCTTTTATCTTGCTCTGAAAAGTATTTCCTACGGTTATACTGGCGCTCTGATGTGCTGGACAGTTGTATTTACGCCCATCGGAACCGCTGTGAGCATTGCAATCAGCAGAGTTGTTGAAAAGAACAGAGACGAAAATACAAGCGCCTCTGGGGACGGGATTACCTATGCCTCCGCTATGGCAAAGGGATTTGTCCAGGAGGAAGAAAATGACGAGGGTGAAGAAAGCCCCGCAATTTAATTGAAAGTAACAGTAGTCTGCCGGCTGCTGTTCTTTTTTTTGAACATAAGGAGGAAATAGGTATGGAAATGGAATGGGTAAAACTTGCACTTGCCATCATTTCTGGCTTAGCCACCGCTATTCCGCTGGTCATTAAGCTGGTCGAGTATGTCCAGAAAGCCACAAAGGAAAAGAACTGGAACAAGATGCTTGATCTGGTAATTGACCTTATGGAAGAGGCAGAAGCTAAGTTTGCAGAAGGTGCAGATCGTAAAGAGTGGGTACTTGCTATGGTTAAGGCTTCAGCAGATACAATCAACTACGATGTTGATATCGAGGCTGTAGGTGCTATGATCGATAGCTTGTGCGATATGAGTAAGGTTGTAAACGCAACCGATTCCAACACCTAACTTAGTACAAAGGTCGGGTGTTGAGGAATGCTTAACTACATTGAATACTTGAATGTACCAACTACGGTAGCGATTGCGATTGTTGCTGCATTTCTCATCATGCAGATTGTTGGAGAGATGTTAGAATTTAAGGGTAAGGTTGTGCCTGAATTTCTGAAAGTCCGCAAGTATTTTTCTCGCAAAAAGGCTGAGAAGGCTGAGAACATGCAGACCTTGAAAGAGGTAAGACAGCTTCTTATGGAGCGGGAGGAAAATGCAGAAACGCTAAAAGAAGTCAAACAGCTTCTTAGTGAAGTCAATGGGCATTACTCTGAGGACAATATCACAAAACGAAATAACTGGATGACTTGGGTAAATGACAGAGCAGAGATATACGATAAGTCAATCATTGAGATCAGTAAGAACCTACGTGATGTTACACAGGCTTTAAGGGACAATACGAAACTGACAGAAGAAATGTTTATCCAGAACAGCAGAGATAGGATTATTGACTTTGCTACCAAGGTGGCAGACGACGAAGCTGTGGTGTCAAGAGAAGAGTTCAATAGGATCTTCAAAGTATATGACAAGTATGAAAAATATCTTGATGAGCATGATCTGACCAATGGCGAAGTCGATGTTGCTATCCGTATTATTCGGGAAGCATACGAGCATCGTATAAGAAAGCATTTGTTCATTGAAGATGTTCGTGGCTATGAAAGCTTAATAGCTTAGGGAGAGGTGTATTTGCGCTTCTCCCTATTTTTTCGTTATAAGAAATTTGACAAGCGAATATCGGTGATATATAATAAAGTGTCTTTTAATGTTTTTGGGGCGATTATGGCGAAGTCGATGCTGCTGAGCTTTGCTATTATGATTTTACCACAAATCTTACCACATTTGCCCCTCATGTGACAGAGCTTGACGGAGCATGACGGAGAATAAAAGTTATGAAAAGTGTTGGAAATACTGCTGGACAGAACATAACAGAAGCAGACAGAACTCATCGAGTAAAGTTCCCCACCATGAAGCCTCTGGAAAACTAATCTCTAAAAATATTAAAAACACCGCTATTCTTGATGAAATGGCGGTGTTTTTACACAAAAAAGTTGATAAAAAATAAGCGGTGTTTTGTGTTACCACAAATTCTACCACATTTCAATTTCGTATATATTGTGTACAAACAAAGAAGACTACAATATATTGTGGGATGCTTTTCTTGTGAATCAGAGATGTGATCTGTTGGCAATAGCCTTCTGAGGCATGTCTACAGGAAGGGATAGAAAATTGAGTTGTGGTTATTGCAAAGAGAGTGTTGCAATTATATAATTAAGTATTACCACATTTAGTATTTTGGTTGAGGTTTAAGTGATTGGTAATTTTGAAATGGAGGTTTATTATGGCAACATTTGTCGGGGCGGAGTATATTATTGCAAATCTTTTGATAGCAATGAAAAAGAATCATAAGAAAGAGTTCATTTCTTTAGAAGAACTAAGCAGTGCGGGTGTCTACATTCAGAAGTTATCCATTGAAAAAGGTATTGATGCGATTTTTCTGTCTTCCTCAGATCAATTGTCAATGGCACTGTTCGATTTCACGGATTATTTTGAATTTGATGCAGAGGCGCAAGAGATTCGTGTTGTTAAAACCAAGAAAATCTCGGATTTGGAAAGTCGATTTATTGGATACCTGCCATTTAATGTGTTAACATTCTTGGTAGATGCTGCAAGCAAAGCTGTTTGTCAGCAAATGTAACCCAATATCTACAAACTTACGATAGAAGATGTGGAGGGATATTGAGTGAAGCAATTTAAGGATCCTCTTTATGGATACATTGACATTGATGAAATATTTCTTCCTTTGATTGATACTGCGGAATTTCAGAGATTGAGAAATATTAGGCAGACTGGATACCAGGCGTTATATCCGTCTGCGTTGCATAATAGGTTTGTCCACTCAATTGGCGTTTTTCATCTGGGAATAAAAGCATTTACTTGTTTTAAAGAAAATGTTGAGAAGGCGAAGTTCCCGGAGTACGCGCATGTTAACTGGAATAAGATGGAACGGTCTTTTCTTCTTGCGTGTTTGCTTCACGATGTTGGCCACTCTCCTTTCTCTCATACAGGAGAGGGATATTACAGTAAAAGTACAAATTTTGTTAGCGAATTTGAAAAAACTCTTCCTAACAGTATCAGTCTCCATTCAGATATTAAAAAGAGTGGGACTGGGAAGCCACATGAGGCAATGAGTGCATTAGTCGGTTTGGACATGATAAGGGAAGAGAGTATTTCTGATGTTGACGAAGAACTGTTTGTGCGTTCCATAATTGGAGTTGCTTATAAGGATCAAAATAACGACAGACTGATAGAGAATACTATTATTGGGATGCTGAATGGATCCTTGATTGATGTTGATAAGCTTGATTATTTGCTGCGTGATGCATATGTAACAGGCTTTAATACTATGGCACTGGATGTAGATCGCTTGTTTGCGGGATATACAATTGTGAAGTATACCGATGCATCGTCTAATTCGAGAAATGTTGCGGCCTATAAAAAGGGTTCTTTGAGTGTCATCGAAAATGTTACATTTGCCAACGATTTGGAGCGGCATTGGATTCAGAACAATCCGACAATCTGGTATGATGTAAAGTTGGTTCAAAATGCCATTGAAATGTATAATAAGTGTATGGTGGACCAATATAGCGCACAATTAGGAGCAGAGCGCAGTATTTTTACGAGAACAGCATTATCCCCAGAGGGATATAAAGAAAAGGGTATTCCTTTGAGATTGCTGTGTGATGATGATATCATTTGTTTCTTAAAGAATAATCCAGACAGCCGGGAAATTGGAGAACAATTTTTTGATCGTTCTTCGAGGCTTAAACCCCTTTGGAAAAGTGAGACTGAATTCCGCCATTTGGAAAGCGAACTGATTGGCAAAGGGGTTCGGCGTTCATTTAAGAATGAATTAAAAGCCATAAAGGATAATGTCTTCTTTATAAATCAGGAAACGCTGGAGGCAGCGGAGAAGGAAAAAGAGGTGCAGGAAGAAGCTTGCAGATCTGAAAATCCTCAAATTAAAGAAGTGGCTCAGAGTGCTTTAAGTGCCCAAAATCGAGTTCTGAAAATTTTTCATCTGTTTGAGCAATTCAAGGCTGAGGAAAACTTGGATTTTGAGTTTGCGTTTATCTATATGGATAACCATTATGAGAGCAATTATGTGAAACTGGAAAATGCTGATATTTACATTAGCTTTGCACCTAATCGGGTTATCCCCCTTAGAACAGCACTAACGATCAAGGGTGTAAAGCCTGAGGATGACGAAAAGAATGGATATTATTTCTTCTATACATCCAAAAAGAATATAAAACAACTGGAAGCAAAAGGTAAAAATCCGGCAGAAGAAATCATGATGTACATTTCGAAGCACTGGAATGTGGTATAATCAAGCTTGATAATGGCACCTCTTCTTGAGTACATGGTACTTAGAAGGGGTGCCATTTATGGTTCTGTAATGAAAAATGCGGGTACCGTCAAGAGTTATGCGCAAATGAGAGATTCAATTTTTATAAGTTCAGGGATGTCGTTCATGTTGTGGAATTATGCGGATAAGGGCATCCAAAGAATCGTATCCAAAGTATAATGCTTGCAATTCATCTTCGCCGTGTGTTTGATAGTACAGTACAATATACCGTGTGTCGAGGATTTTTGGTAATATAAGTGCAGGAGTGGTCTTCACTTCTCCAAAGCTGATACCATTAACGGAGATTCCACTGTAAGAAGTGTTTTCGTGGACTGCTGTTCTTTGAGAGCGAATAATGTCGCCTTTTGCTTTGTAATAATGGATGGCATCCAGAGGAATGGAGATATGTTTAATTTGATCTTGTGCCATTTCCAAAGTAGCATATAAATCTGGAGAAAGTTTGGCCTTTGATACACATGAGTCAAAAGTTTCAAGAATATAGAGAGTGCTACTGTTGACCCAGCAAGAGCAGGTCACAGGCCATGCGCACCATTGTTCCGGAAGCTGTTGCTGAAGAAACTGTAATTCTTTTTCGCTGGTTACGTTCAATATATCCACCGTTAAGAAATGATCTGGCTGTTGAAAATTCTGGCAAAGAGTTTGATAGGCTTGTGCCAAGATTGGCTCAATTGTTTTTACGTACTGCAATTCTCGTTGAGTATTAAAAGTATCAATTTCTTTTCTATACGACTCTAATTTGCTTTGAGAGCGTTTTATGGAAGTTCCGCTTACAAAAATTAAAAGCAGAGAACCAGCAATTACGAAGGCAAAAACAAGTAACAGAGTTACAACAGCGTCCATATCCGAGATCCTCCAATCAATAGAAGCTTACAAAATCATTGTTAGAGTTATTTTAACATTGGAACACCGAAAACTCAACTATATTATATATAAAATATTTCTTTGAGAAAACATGGACTGTGTACACTATAAGCAAGGAGGAGTATGGCTTATGGTTGATTTTTCTCAAAGACTAAAACAGTTAAGAAACGATAAGCATCTCACGCAAGCTCAAGTGGCAGAACGTGTGGGTGTCACTGCGTCTATGGTGTCGAGCTATGAGACTGATATTCGCCTACCTTCCTTTGAAGTGATGGTGCGCATTGCAGACCTGTTTGGAGTGACTGTAGACTATTTGTTGTGCCGGGAGGATAAGCGTTTTTTGGATATTTCGGAACTTACCGATGAGGAAGCTTCTGTTGTATGCAGCATGGTTAAAGTTCTCAAAAATCGATGA